TGTATACAATATTTTGTATACATAAACAACGAAAGTACACCTATGAAAAAAACTTAAAGAATATTTTGTTTTCGATTCTCTCCTCAATATTAATGTGAGAAAAAAATTTTGGCCGTTCTTCTCAGATTTTCCGGGATGAAGAAGTTTTTGAGAATATTTATGAAGGTTTCCTGAAATTTTGGCAAAAGCTTAACATTTTCTATTTTTCTCAAGATTTCTTCATTTTTATTAAGTTTTTCTCAAGATTTCTTCATTTTTATTAAGTTTTTCTCAAGATTTCTTCATTTTTATTAAGTTTTTCTTAGATTTTTACAATTTCTTTAAGTTTTTCTTAGATTTTTACAATTTCTTTAAGTTTTTCTTAGATTTTTACAATTTCTTTAAGTTTTTCTTAGATTTTTACAATTTCTTTAAGTTTTTCTCAAGATTTCTTCATTTTATTATATTTTTCTCATATTCAAATAACCAGTTTCAAAGTGAATTCTGGAAAGTACTGGAATTTTAATACAAGAGAATCGTAAAATTCAGTACTTTCAAAAGTACTTATAGGGGGGGGGTCGGGAACTTTGATAAGAATATGTCCATTTTTTACTGAATGCCGCAGGCATTCTTGTCTTTTCTCCCAGTAGTTTTCGACTGATTACTAGAATATCCTGAGAAATCCAGCCGCATATTCCATTAATATTGAGGAGAGAATCGAAAACAAAATATTCTTTAAGTTTTTTTCATAGGTGTACTTTCGGTCTAAATGTTAACATTATATTGTATACATTATAATGTAAACAATATTTTGTATACATAAACAACGAAAGTACATTAATATACTTAAAGGTTCTCTGATTTATATTAATGTACCAATAATGCCCATTTGTCATCGCTGCGGTAAGAATTTATCTACTCAACAAGCTTTAGACTATCATATTCATTCCGCAAATTGTCTCAAGTCCACCACCAAACCATTTTTGCGAAATGATTTTCAATATGACTATTATTTTGTTTTCGATTTTTTCGGTAATATTCAATCAGTTTCTAACAATATTTCTAACTATTTCGGTTATTCGTATAATCAAATGATCGGACATTCAGGTTATGATTTCATTTATGAAAATGACAAAATATATATGTATCAACATCATATTAGAAATGTAGTTTCTAATATAGCTTCCATTGTTAATTTTCGTCGTATTGACAAAGATTCAATAGTTTTCCCAGTTCAATGCATGGGAATTATGAATAAAGATTTAAACGAAATTCATACTTTCGAAAAAACAATTGATTTTCCAGATCCTCATAAAATAAATTTCATTTTGAATTCTGATTTCACTTTTTCTTCTATTTCACCACTTTTCACTCAAATTTATGGATACACTTTCGTTCAACTTACAGGTATAAAATATTTTGATTTATGTATTGATGTGGATCGAATGCAATTATTAGAAAATTTGCATAATTTTTTTCATTCCAATGAATTTACATGCAATCATACTATTATTTCCAAATCAGGTGCACATATTCACGTTAAAAGCATTTCAATTAATAAAGGTAATTTTTATATGATTTCCAATGATTTTTTTTAATTTTTATTTGATTTCCAATGAAATTATTTTACCAATACTCACCAACCATTTGTGGCTCAGTAACCATATCAATTTCATTCTGTTCTTGTTTCTCTAGATAAGTATTTATGATTTTCTCCAGTTTTGGACCTGCATGTGCTACTGCATTTTCGGTCCCCCAGATTTCCACCACTTTATTTTCCTTATTCCACCACAGATATTTCAGATTGTATTTATCCGTCCACCTTTTGAAATTACATCCTTCTTTTCCAATCATTCTCAGCATTGTTGATACTGTAGCTTCATTCACTTTAATGTGGGCATAATGCGCATTAGGCGGATCATACACTCCCATCTTCACTTTTATTATACCTTTTATTGTCCTTTAAGTGATTTTTTGGGTGTGTATTGCTTTTTAAAAAATCATTTGGTTTTAATTACTACCCTTGTTTTATTAGGTTCTTGGTTCACCTCAAATGCTTCACTGTACAATCGTGCCTTAGGTTTCATATTAGGGTCCATTATATTCCCTTCTTTTTATTTAATGAATATATGTTCTTTAAGTGTATTATATATTTACACATAGGGTCACAACCCTTTCATTCCGGGCACCGTCACACGTGAACGTGCCCAACTCTGATTATATGCCCAACTTAGACAGGGTTTAGGGTTTAATAGGATAAATCGGCATTACAAATCAATAATACGGGCAATGAATGTGTCTACTGGTCCTCCTCGCCTCGGTCTACTGGTCCTCCTCGCCTCGGTCTACTGGTCCTCCTCGCCTCGGTCTACTGATGGTCCTCCTCGGTCTACTGGTGGTCCTCCTCGGTCTACTGATGGTCCTCCTCGGTCTACTGGTGGTCCTACTGGTCCTCCTCGGGGTCCTCTTCGTCCTCCTGGTGGTCATCCTCGTCCTCCTGGTGGTCCTCCTGGTGGTCCTCCTCGTCCTCCTGGTGGTCCTCCTGGTGGTCCTCCTGGTGGTCCTCCTGGTGGTCCTCCTGGTGGTCCTCCTCGTCCTCCTGGTGGTCCTCCTGGTCTTCATCAGGCATGATTTTGCTGTCAAGAATAGACAATGCTTTCTGTTTGGTCGCCAATTCTTTCTGCTTCTTTGAGATTGCTTTCTGAAGAGAAATGATACTTTTGACCAACTTGGACGCCTTGACATTGTAACGATCATAGAGCTTGTAGTAAGAGTTAGAATGCATATGCTTCCGCCAGACATTAGAGGAGTTCAGATAACTATAGATTGCCTTGTTAAGATAGGTATGATAGAAGGGGGTGACATGAAGCAGGCAATTTTTCTTAATCATAGAGAAAGTAACCTTGTTGGAATTGCGATTGTGCCAAGCAGCGTCCGAAGCGTAAACAACAGCGTCTTTGAGAACATCAGAATGAGAAGGAGCCATCTGGGAGGGCGTACCATTGATTTGTTGGTAGGGGTAGGGTTGTATAACATGCAAAATTAGGGTTGGGTTTAACATGGTTAGAACATGATCGAACATGCAAGAGACATGGTCAGTGCAGAGTTATACATGAATACACACACACTGATATATGGGTATGCATACAATAGAGGTGGTATGATATGCCAAGAACCTGTGTAGGGTTGTATACCATGCAAAATTAGGGTTGGGGTTAACATGGTTAGAACATGCACGAACATGCAAGAGACATGGTCAGTGCAGAGTTATACATGAATACACACACACTGATATATGGGTATGCATACAATAGAGGTGGTATGATACAGCTAGAACCTGAGTAGGGTTGAACTTACCTTAGGGTTCAGGGTTTGAGAGTGATAGGTGGGTTTTAGGGTCTGGTTTTTTCGAAAAGTGACGAAATCTATAGCACAACTATATATACTCTATCTCAACCCTAACCCTAAATTTTGATGGCGTACGCCATAAATGTTGGCTATCAAACATGAGATAAATGAAATAAGATAGTAGACTTCTATAACAAAAAAGATGCATATTGAATTCAAGCAAATGTTGATGTTATGATGAATTGCTGGGCAATGTTGTTAAATTGAAATAGACTTTATAATAAGATTAGATTCTAGAAATTCGATATCTCCTTTCCCATGGTCTAGTGGTATTGAGTTTTAAAGCAGTCCAAGTTCGAATCTTTTGCTGTATTTTTTACTGCATCTGACTGTGTTGACTCTGACTGTGTTGACTCTGACTGGACTGTTGACTCTGACTGGACTGTTGACTCTGACTGGACTGTTGACTCTGACTGGACTGTGTTGACTCTGACTGGACTGTTGACTCTGACTGGACTGTTGACTCTGACTGGACTGTTGACTCTGACTGGACTGTGTTGACTCTGACTTTGGATATGGTTGCTCAATTTCAATATATATCAATATTCACAGAGTGCGTCAGACTACGGGAAGGGGTCGTTCGTGATACATTTGACCGGCGGCGACACACAGGACAAGAATCATTCACTTCAAGCCATTTGTTCAAACATTCTTTATGAAACACATGATCGCAATTCGTTTTAATCATGTCATTTGTACCAAGATTAGTAAAACATATAGGACAATCATCTGTAACATTGATTTCATGTTCCACACCACGTCCCACCAATGGACATATATTAGGAACATTCTGTACTAATCCAATAGGACAATGTCCACTCGATTTGCAATAATTTACCCCATTAACAACCAACGATCCAGCACGTTTACAAGGTGTTCCTCGTTTTGTAACTGCACTACATAATGGAAACCCAACATAATTCTGCACACGACGAGGATTAGCACGAATAATGTTTATCCGATTGTGAAAAAGACATATCGGTGCACCTGTTAAAAAATTAAGCGTTTTGCTTGGATAAGAACACCGAATTCCATTCTTCATTATAGCACTACAACATTCAATACGTGAAACAACACGATCTGCTGATAACATTTCATCATCAAACTCTGCACCATCCATAGGCATATTTGTGAAAATGTGAAAATGTGAAAATGTGAAAATGTGAAAATGTGAAAATGTGAAAATGCAAAATGGGAAATGCGAAAATGGGAAAATGGGAAAATGCAAAATGCAAAATGGGAAAATGGGAAAATGGGAAAATGGGAAAATGGGAAAATGTGAAAATGGGAAAATGTGAAAATGTGAAAATGGGAAAATGGGAAAATGGGAAAATGGGAAAATGGGAAAATGGGAAAATGTGAAAATGGGAAAATGGGAAAATGGGAAAATGCAAAATGCAAAATGGGAAAATATGAAATTTTCTTCTCTTATATACTCAATAGGGTTGAAACCCTAACCCCAAATATGATCGTATTAAACCCTAAAACCTAATCTTAAATCCCATATTCGCTCTAAACCCTAATCTTACATCCTATATTCGCTCTAAACCCTAAACCCTTATTTTTTATTTTTTTTATTTTGTATTTTTTGTTTTGTTTTCTTATGTTATCCCTCAAAAATGCCACTTCTTTTCAATGGTCTAAAAATTCTTATGATGCTCTTTTCCATTATTTATCTTTCAATAAATTCAAAAATGGTACCCAGAGTAGTATTAAATCCTCCACACTTAGAAAATCCAAATATTTCTTTTTAGATAACAATAAACTCAAAATTCACCTTTTAACTCCTTTTGACTCCCAACCTTTACTCTTCCAATTAGCACCACCAGATAATGTTCAAACTATTATTCAATCCTTCCTTAACTCTGAACTCACTCAAGCTCTCAATTATCGCCAACTTTATCATAAAATTATTAATGCACGTTGGTTAGGTATTTCCAGACGTGATGTTCTCCAATTTTTAAAAGAAAAACCACTTCCTTTACAAGAAGTTAGAGTAGCTAATGATAAACCTTTCATTCAAAGTTTCAGGCCTATGTACCCTTTCGAATATTGGCAAATTGACCTTATTGATTTCAGAAAATTACGTGAACAAAATAGATTCCCTAACGATAATTCCAGAATGTATAGTTGGATCCTGGTTGTTATCGATATTTTCAGCAAATTCATTTATTTATTTCCCATTGAAGGTAATGTTGAATCTTTAGATCAACATATGATGCAAGAAATCTGTAATCACCTTCAAAAACTCTTTCTTTCCGGTGATGTCCCTAAAAAAATCGGCAGTGATAACCAATTTGATACCAAATATTACCATTTCCTTTGTAACAAATTCCATATTAATCCCATCTTCGGTCTTCCTCACCATCCTCAAACTCAAGGCTTCGTTGAAAATAAAATTAAACATATTAAATCCTTCATCTATTTACATTTTAATACTTATAAAACTTTGCGCTATTTTGACACCCTTGATCAAATCTCCTTCGCTATTAACACCTGCAAACATAGTGTTACCAATAAAACTCCCCTTGAAATTCACAGAGGCAGACTTATTCAAACACCTTCCACTGACTCTATTATTCCCAAATTACCTCAATCCTTTGACCTTCAATTCCCCACTTTCTCCGATTATACCAAACCACAGTCTAAATCCAAAAATGTTTCTTTCAATTTAGATGACTCTGATCCTAATGTTGTTGATTACGATACTCATTATCAACAAATTTATAAACAAAATGTTGATTCCATTCGCTCTCGTTTACACCTTGAAGCTCAAAAACGTGAACAAAAACAACGCTCTTTATCTATTAAATTCTCCCCAGGCTCTTTCGTCAAAGTTCGCACTTTTATTGAACTCAGCAAAACCGCCATTCAACCCATCCAATTACGTCTTCAGGAAAAAAATAAACAAGATCACTTTTTACCCATTAAAAACCCCCTCTTCCGTAGTTCACTTGCAGACCCCGTCGCCCCTCTTAAACGCAAAAAAGTCTTCATTGATGATATTAAAGAATACCAAAAATCCCAATTTTCCAAATCCATCCTCAAATCCACCTTCGATTGGGTTCTCCCACTTAATCTACCTGGCATTTTCAGAATCACTAGTATCAATATCTCCCAATCTTCTAACAAATCTTACCAATTATCCTCCACTGATGGCCTCTATATCTTACAATTTATGACTCACAACAAACAAAACCTCTGGTCTTCCGATTTTAGACTTTATATGTTACACCATACCACTTATGATATCAATACCTCCATCAAATACAGACCCCATTACAATTTCATTCAGACCCCTATCGGCAATTCCGATCTCGATCATCTTAAACAAACTCATAATCAAACTATTAAAAATCTTAAATCAAATCTGAAACAATCTCATTTAAAATCTTCTGCACTCCTTATTGACCATTTTGACCGCCGTTCCGTTTTCGGTCTCACTGATACTGAAGTCCTCTCTTTGCTTCAAACACCCATCCGCATTCTTGAAGATTCCCTCATTTATTATTCCTTTACTTCCACTAACCTCCTTTCAGACCTTTCTGTTTTGAAATTAAAAAAAGTATCGCCCGTTAAAGGCTCCCGTTCTCAATTTAAAGTCACTAATGCTAAATATCAATTCATGAATCCTCATCTTCGCCATTACGAATCCTCCGACACCGCTAACACCTTCATCCTCGATTTTCAATCCTTCCTTGTTTCTAGTACTAAAGACCTTCAACCTGACAGCCCTGGTGAATGGGTCTTCGTTTATCCCAATAAAATTCGTGACCTCCTTAAACTACCCCTTGTTTATCCCTGATTTCTTCTTTGATTTTTTATTTTTCATGGATTTTTTCATGGGGTTTTACATTTTTTTCATGGTTTTTTACATTTTTTTCATGGATTTTTTATATCCTTCTTCGAGTCTTCATGGGTATATTTTATTTTTCTTTCGTTCTTTTTCATGTTTTTTTCATGTTTTTTTCATGCATTTTTATTTTTACATGCATTTTTTATTTTTTCATGGTTTTAATTTTTTTCATGTATTTTTCATGAATTTTTATTGATTTTTATTGATTTTTATTGATTTTTCATCCTGGTTCACGGTTCACGGTTCACGGTTTAAAATGAACCTCTTTCCCAAATATATTTTTTCTTTTTCCCCTTCTAAAAAACTTTCATACCAACCGTGAACCGTGAACCGTGAACCGTGAACCTCAAAATTCTTCGTCATTTTCAATCTTTTTTTCATGATTTTTCCCCGGTTGACGGTTGACGGTTGACGGTTTAAAATGAACCTCTTTCCCAAATATATTTTTTCTTTTTCCCCTTCTAAAAAACTTTTATACCAACCGTCAACCGTCAACCGTCAACCTCAAAATTCTTCGTCATTTTCAATCTTTTTAATATGTGTATATACACGATGCACCTTTTGTTCAATCTTCTTATCTTTCTTCCTGAAGCCCAGCTTGTTCATCAGCTTTCCTAGTTTCGTTTCACTTATTTCCACTCCTGCATGTTTCACAATATTGTATACACTCCGTGCCTTTATCACATCTTCTTCATTCTCTGTACCAATAAATAGTTCCGATATCTTTCCCGTAACGTCGTCCGCCTCCGTCCATTCTTCGATATTTTTTATAACTTCTTCCGGTGCATATGGCATCATTGGTTTATAATTTTGACATATCATTATCGCATATGTCTTCAACACTTTCGGATCCGTACAAAATTGATCTTTGATGTTTTTGTCAGCCTGTCTCACATTTGGACAATGCTTTTGTTGTTCGTACAATGTACCATCCAAATAACTGTATTGCGTCTCAATGAATTTCAAACGATTTTTCAATTCCTGTGTCATTGGCTTCATCGGTGGAACGTCATTCACAAAGTAAAATGGTGTACATTGCATTTTGAAATTAATCTCATCCTTGAAATTTGTTCTTGCACACATTGTATCTCCTCCTCCACTAAACTCCTTGATTTTGTTTCCATCCAATGGCATCCCCATTTCCACTTCATTTGCAATCGCCATTCGTGCATATTGTAACGCAACCATCCATGAACGTGCCTTTGCATTGTCACCCTGCGTCTTGTTTATTGCCATGTTTTTTGCATTGAATGTCATACAAAAGTTGCCAAATGCATTTTCATTTATTGTACTGTTTACTCCTTTCCCACTGTTCCCATCTCCTACAACAATGTTGAACGTTTTGTCATTCACTTCCCCTGCAATACTTCTACTTACAAGATTCATAAAGTATTCACCCCGACGTTTATCAAATACATCATAAAACAACTTCTGTTTTATTTCTTCTACAAGATTGGTGTCAATTTTTTCCTCGTAGTCCCATTGCAATTTATTAAAAAATATATACTTGTTTGAGAATTGTAATAATGTATTCCTTTCAAAATCATATATTCCATTATTGAATGCAAGTTTTCTTAGAGTCGTTTGATACGCTTTTTTATGAAATTCTGGATCGTTTTTTATACGATCCTTGAATTGTACCAACATGTCATTCTGTTTTCGCGTTGATGTTTGATATTGGCCTAACGTTTCACACTTCTCAATCAGTTTTCTTATGTCTTCAAGTCCAACCTTCCATATCCCATCCGTGTCATTGTACCAGTATATCTCACCTCCACACTTTGCAAAGTGATTTCCTTGTGACTTTACAAATTTTGTAAATTCATGACACGCACTTACATCCGTATGTTCTTCTTCCTCTTGCGTATTTGTCTCTTTTATTATTTCATTAAACACTTTCTTATTGTCCTCCTTCAAGTAATGACACACCGTACCAAACGTTGGCGCACGATCATGTTTATAATATTTTTTTATTACATTGTCCAAATATTCTTTATCGTATTTTTCATTCTTCATCGACCATAGATGGGCTAACGTCTCCGCTTTTGTTCTGTATCCATTAGCTTCTCCAGTGTGGATAATTGCAAATATTACATTCAACCACATGTCATATTCATCGCATCGATACATATTTAACCCTTTTATACCCTTTTCTAGTGTACTAAACACTATTTTCCCTCGTATTTTTATTTTATCTGCGATTTTTTCCACATTTATCATCCTACTCACGTCCACTACAGGTATTTCTTTTTCCATATTGTACATCTTTGCGTTTTTATTGCAGTATGCCCATCCTTCCGCCAATATTTCCACTCCATCATGTACAGTTTGTGTTCTTCCGGATATCTTTTTCCCACTTTTGAACAAAAAATGCGGTAATTTTTTCGTTACACTTTCATAATATGGCAATTGTTCCTTCATCGCTTCCACTATCTTGGATGTAAACATCTTCGGCTCCTTGTCCACATCTATGTGATAATATTCACTCGTATCCAATGCTATGTATTCATATTCTCCTACACACGTTTGCCGTTCTTTCAATTCTCTTTCACTTAAATTTTGGAAATCATTGCATTTCGGTTGATACCCATTTTTCTTCGTATTCACATATTTTAGTTCTTTTGTATACTTTTGTTTTTGTTCATTCCATTCTATGTCTATGTTTATCGGCATCCATTTACATTTCCCACTTATGTATTCCAATGCACTCATACTTTTCTCAATTTCCATACGTTTAAGTGATTCCATTATTATCTACTTAGATAATAACTTCACCCAAACTGGCGAGTTTATAAATAATAAAAAAACGTTCTTTATTTAAAAATATATACTTAAATTAGAATATGCCCCGAACGGCAGGCTCATTGAATTCTACCTCCAAATATAAAGTACTCCTCTACGACCATCTTGGCAATTGCACATTTGATAAATGTTTCAGTAGTGTTGCACAAATATCGAAATATTTACCCTATTGGAGCGATAAAACTATCGAACGAGTTATAAAAGGTACTTCTTCCCAACCTTTTCTTAAAATTATTAAAATTTGACAATTATTTACACGTCAAATAGAAATCATAAAAATACAAATTTCAAATTATACATTTTCACTTAAAGAACATTAATTCATATATTAAAACAAGCACTCATAATGGACGCTCTTGCTGTTATGAATTCTATGGCTGACACATGGATCAATCTTCTTGAAGAATATTATGATAACATCTCCGACGCCCATATCAATAGTCTCAGCACCACTTTCACCCTCGACAAAGATGAACTCCTTTCTTCCATCAAAGATCTTAAATCTCAAATCCTTGACGGCGCTAAAGAAAAATTCCTCCTTGTCAATTCCTCTTCCGTTTCCACCAAAACCTCCAAGCCCAAAACCATCAAAAAACCCTCCTCCACCGATAACGTCGATAACGGCGAATTCAATAACCTCTCTCGTTCCGAAATTATCGAGTTGTGCAAATCTCGTGGTCTCCCTGTTCGCCGCAAGAACCAAGATATGATCGATAACCTTAAAAATTCCTCTTCAGGTTCCTCCGCACCTTCTACTACACCTTCTACTACACCTTCTACTACACCTACTCCTGAACCTTCTCCTGAACCTTCTACTACACCTTCTACTACACCTTCTACTACACCTTCTACTGAACCTTCTACTACACCTACTCCTGAACCTTCTCCTGAACCTTCTCCTGAACCTTCTACTACACCTTCTACTACACCTACTCCACCTTCCAGTACCAAGAAATCTTCCGCTAAGAAATATCAACCGAAGAAAACAAATGTTCCCAAACCCGACCCCACTCCTGTTCTCCCTCTCGACTCCGATGATGAACTTGACGAAGAATCCTATATCTAAACTTTATTTAAACTATATTCCCACATACATTATCCCCATACTCACATATATATGCATTAAACAATGATATTGCACCTTTTTCACATAAATATTTCGAATATCCCTTACTTTTGTAAGGCACCATTTTAACAATGTAACCTTTCGGTACTCGATGATACCTTCTAAAACAATGTTGTAATATTTTTTTGGATTTCTAGGATTTTCCTCATAATGATACAATTCTATTGTATTTTTTGGATTTACATTTTTCCTATCAAACTATTCTTTATACAATTTTGTAAATTCCTTTAGAAGTTCAAAACTTCTTATAACCAGTCTTATTTTTTGACATTTTATTATATTCACATAAAAATTATTTTATTATCGATAAATCATGTCTTTTATTCGAAAATAAATGTCTTTCATAATTTTCGTTTTTCGGAACTTTTTTACCTTCAATTGCGTTTATAACAAATCCAGGAACACAATAACCATACCCTCCAGCATTTATCACACTCACAGGTCCTGAATGTTGGACATATGGAGCAACAGAATAATAACACTCAATATGTCTATAATCACTATATTTTAATCCTAAATGTTTTTTCACAAAATTACTTTTTTGTTTACGATATTCATTTAAATTTTCTATACTCATTTCCCATTTATTATTCACAAATGATGTATCACACGCAACCTTCAATATTTCCGGATTCTCCATCATCACATAAAATCCCAATCTGTCTTTATATACTTCTTTTGTATTATAGTTTTCAGTACCCCATGTCCATATTCCATCATGACTATACAATGTATGTATTGTAAAATACGTAAATTCATTCCATACAGCTATCGGTTTCGTAATTTCCATATTTGTTTCAATATTTTTGATTTCATTTCCAATACTAATTACACATCTATCACAATCCAATTCATAAATATAATCATCACTGTCTTGTAAATTCAAATATATACAATCATCTGTGTGCTTTAATATGTTCAAATGAACAGGTGTTATCACAACACCTCGTGCATGCGCAATCTTTTTTAATTCCACTACAATCTCCTGTATTCTATATATACCCGTGTCCTCTAGTACAGTATTTTCATTCAATTGTTTTGATTCTCTTTTCCTAAATTTTGGACTGATTCTATCCAAAATTTCCAATAATTTATTATGTTTCTCTGTAATTTTATATTCTACATTTTCTGCACTTCTATGAATTATAGCTTCATGGATCAAATCACACCTTAATCCAATACTTTCCCAGTATTCCCACCCAGTTATTACTATATCCATCAATTCCTCTTCCAAATTAAACGTCCGCAATCCACGTGACTCTCCATTATTTCCACTTTCTTTGTAATTATTAAATCCTGTACAACAATATACAGTATCATATATTTCCGCCAATTTTATAGCCGCAGTTAATCCACCAATTGATCCTCCAATAGCAACTGCCACAGACATAATATATTACGTTTATTCTAATATTTAAATATATACTTAAAATTTTAATTCGTATATATCTCATATTATAATGCTTTCCATTCACACCACAACTCTCGTTACAATGCGCTCTCAACTTAATTCAAAACTCAAAACAGCGAGATCAAACGGTTGTATTCAAAATCCTCATGATTGTAAAATCCTATGGAACGATATAGAAGAACTCAGTTCCACTATTTCTCACAAACAATCAAAGTTCTCCTTTGAAAGACACCAAAAAACAGATCTTGACGCATTTTGCGAAGAATATCCTTGGGAAGACCAATGTAGTTCAGAGCTTTTCATTTAAGGATCATAAATTCACATCATCTTGCAACAATTCTCCTTTTCATTTTCGACAATTACTTCCTTCTTTTCTGCGGGAATTATATTTTTTATCAAATATTCAAATGGCTGACTCACATTCTCATTATTTTTTGCACTTGTTTCAAAATATTTTATATCTAAATATTTCACCATTTCATCTATTTCTTCTTTACTAATAACATTCATCTTATCAGCCTTTGTACCTACTAATACACATATGGCATTTTGATTTGCTTCTTTAAATTCATTAAACCAGTTTTTAACATTTATGAATGATTTCGCATTTGACAGATCAAATATAATTAATACACCTTGTGCACCTCTATAATAACTTCTTGATATTGATCTAAATGATTCTTGTCCAGCTGTATCCCATATTTGCACTTTACTTCCATCCTCAAATTTCTTAATCGCAAAATCCACTCCAATTGTCATTTCAGTATTTCCATAAAATCCATTTGCATATCTCATGGTTAACGCAGTTTTCCCACATCCAGCATCTCCTATTGTTACTAATTTATACGAAAACATAATATATAAATCATCAATTTAATTATATCTAAAAAAAATCTTGACCACCATGTATTTCACCATCTAAATATCCTTTATTTTCTATATTGGATCTAGATTTTACTGTGTGCCACCACCAATCTTTATTCTTCATATAAATCAGAACTTCATCACTAAATCTTATTTTATTTATTTTGTATTGAATATTTTCAGGAAGATCACAATAATCCATTCTACATATCTATACAATTCTTTTATACTCTTGTTGCATTATATGTATTCAACCATCATCGGTATAATACCCGATCCTATATATAACACATTTATCACATTTTCTAGCTTTTTCCTGTCAAATTTATTATACAATTTGTCCCAAGACATCCATTCATTTTCAATTGCATTTCTCACATTCCTTTCAAATATATCACAAGTATTGCACACTAAACCCCTTACATTTTCATTGTAACAGTTTACTGTACATTTCATCAATCTGTATTCTCTTATCATATCCATATTTTCACATATTAAACATTTTTCCTGTTTTATTAATTTCTCTAAATCATTTTCATTTATATATTCACATTTCTTTTTTAATTCATATTTAAGATTCTCCATGTATATTATTAAATTTTTCCCCTTAAATTTTTTATATGGTTAGTATTATGTTTGAATCGATGAAAAACAAAACAGTTGGATCTTCTCCCGAAGATTCACAAATCAAATCACCTCCAATAACCACACCTGAACCAATATCGCAACCACCAGATACTTACGATGATATTGCCCTTGATAAAATCTGCTAAATTTCACTTAAAGAACATTCATATATATTATATACAATGTCTCTTCACCGTTTCACTAAATCTGAAACTGGGAAATTTTTTGCCGTCGCCAAGACTTTGAAACATATGAGTCCTCGTCTCAACAACATGATGAATCGATGGAAAGCTTTGGCAATTCTCAAGCAAACCGAACCTCATGTTCACATGAAAACCCCTAACCTTTCCCTCAAAATTACCAACATTGTAAATTCATTCGAGTCTTGATTACATAAGCTACAAATCCAATAATGTAAAACCCACCATAAAAATAAATATTTCTGTTTGTATTCTCAATCACCTTCTCGAAATTACGTGTTTTCTTTTCCAATTCCGTTCGTGTATTAATCTCTTCATTCAATTCAATATTCAACTCATTATTTTCATTTTCAAGTCTGTCAATCTCTCTTGTACATTCATTTATCCTTTCCCACAATTTTGTATTATCTTCATATAACTTTATTGTCATTGGAGAATCATCTGAGTCTTCACTTTCACTGCTACTTTTCAATACTTGTTCCGCCACACCTTCAGCAACACTTTCACACTGTTCTTCCATTACTTTAATTCATATCAAAATTTTTAAATCTATTAATTTATATAATGGTATTTAATGATTTTTTTCGATGGCTCATTCATGAAAAAGCTATGTTTTCCATGATTATTGCATATTTTATTGGCTCCGCCACAAATCAATTATCTACATCCTTTAATACATCTATTATTATTCCCGGTATAGACCGACTCATTTCTAACAGAAAAACACCATTTGATTATTCAGTTCTTGTATCATCATTCATTTTATTTATCGTTAATCTCATATTAGCCTACTTTTTGTCTCGTTTCGTTATGAAATTTATCAAAAATAATAAATTGAAAAATTTCTAATATAAATAATTTCATGTACTTAAAACAATAAAATACATTCTACATATCATATGCAGTACAAATCCCTCTGTGAATATTTTCCTGCTGAAAATCCCAAAATTTGTACATCTGGAAAAGTACCTAATGCTTTCAAAACCTTTTTCAAACATAAATATCCGCAAAAATTAGCAGTAAGTTTAAGCGGAGGTGTTGATAGTATGGTATCATTATGGATTTTGTCCCAACTATATTCCAAATGTGAATTGCATGCTATACATGTAAACTACCAAAATAGAGATACTTGCGAATATGAAGTACAATTTTTACAGTGGTGGTGCAATAAGATTAATGTTCATTTTCATATATGTAAAATAAATATAGTTAGAGAAACATATATGAAAATAAACAGAAACTTTTATGAACAAGAAACAAGAAAACTTCGCTTTAAAGCATATAGAAATTTACAGTGTCCTATAATTCTTGGGCACAATTATGATGATATGATAGAAAATGTAATAACAAATATAGCTTCAAATATTCACAATGATAATTTATGCGGAATGACAAATATTACTATTATAAATGATATACCAATTTACAGACCAATTCTAAATATATCAAAAAAAGACATCGTTTCTTATGCTAAATATTCAAACATTCCATATTTGAAAGATTCTACACCAGAATGGAGTAGACGAGGAAAACTACGTGACATTCTCATTCCAACACTAAACTCCGTTGAACCATCCTTTATTAAAAATTTAATGAAACTCATGAAAACTTAATTTATACAACATCTACCATTAAAATAATAAACCTTTTTATATTCATTTCTTCTCCAATTTGTATAAAAACCCACCTCCATGATGCGCACCAACCATCTCCCCCTCCAAATTCGCCACATCCTGTGATATCATCTCCCCCAATTTAATATTGGTTTTCTTTAAATAGTATTCTTGTAATCCACCTGGTTTTATTTTCATTATATCAGTTTCATTCACTATTGCATTGAACGGTAGTGTTATATTCACATATACCCGTGTTCTTTCAATCACTTTTTCATATTTTCCACCAATTTTAGTCCGTATAATTCTGTAGAACCGCCTTGTTGAATCATTCACCAATCGCAGGAAATCCTCAATAAATACATGTGTTTTCACTTCGTTATAGTGAATTATTAACATTTTCTTTATATTCTCATATTTTGGCTCTTCTTGCGTTATTGGATTCATAGCACCCATCATACCCAATCTTACACTATGACTCGGATCATTCAATGATTGTGGATTTAATACATTCAATCGGCGCCGTTCTGGTTTTCTAACAGCCATAAATATACGAGCCACCATCAATTCCTTGTCTTTCGTATACTTCAAATCCATAGTCTTGGCAATAGACTGCAATTGAGATTCCGATTTTTTCATAAGATTACTTCGGGTATACATAATATACCTCATTTATTTTTTCTTATATAGGTATACTTCTTAAAATTCCAGCTGTCTCCTAAATCCCTCACTACTTTCATGTCCATATTCATCCTTGTATTTCTCAAATAATTCAAAAGCAACCTTACGTGTACTACCATTTTTCATTATCTTATGTATCATTAATGCCATTGTGTTATCATCAATTTCATTATTGAATCTTCTTCTGTATTCATATTCTATTGTACTGTATAATTTCATATAAAATATCATACATTGGATATCAGTCCAATCTTTGAAATACGTATCGTAAAATTTTGCAAATTCCACATTTTTCATTAAACTACACAAATCCCTGAAAAACTCATTTTCTAATAAAATATTCTTTTTATTTTCCTTTGAAAATTGAATTATCTGATCCATAAGATACTATTAATAAATCTTTTTTATATACCTATTATATTATGGAATCACCCAAAATTATGGCAGTTCATGGAATCTTCATCGGCATCATTGCATATTTCCTTATGATTTTTCTTTTGAAACAATCCAAATCTGTAGCAGAATACAGATCAGTCTTACTTGCATCTTTGTCTGTATTATATATGATTCATTTTGGTCATTCATTACCAAATAAACTCATTTAAACGTTTTCCTGGAAATAAAATAAATGTACAGACTCATCCCACTGAGAACACTTCGACGCACCGCAGGTGTCATTTTTGAAGAAGTTGTTCCCAGTGATATCCCCAAAATCCATGGCATTGATAAAGTTATCCATAAAGCAAATGGAATCAGCCCAGGTCCCATTAATGGCATTAATCGCCCTTGGTATAAACATGACTTTCAAGATGATAATCTATTAGTCCTTCAAGGAGAACGTTTCATTGACATCTATTGCCCAGAACGCAAACAAAAAGCATCCTTCATTGTAACCCCCGATAAAGTTTACAAAAATGGCAAACTGTATTGCGACCAACCATCAATGATTGTTTGGCCTTCCGGTATTTTTCATAGAATTATTAGTGGAGCCGAAGGATCTATTTCCATCAATTTTTCTACTAGGAATACTGGATTTGACCTCAAAGATAATTTCAATATTTATGACCTCAATACAGAAACTGGAGAATTCAAAATTATACGTCAAGGAATTCACGACCAACCTGATCTCACTTATAAAGTAACAGACCCTCACACTTTAGCTCTTCTCAATAAAGATTAAAATTTCTTCCACAATATATTAAACATACACGATTGTATACAATTTAACACTATCTTCGAATATATACCATTTGTCAAATAATTGTACCCTTTTACTTTCACCCCTTCTTGAACACATGTTCTCATAACCCGTAGTGGATTTGTTACTATTTCACAACATCCTCCAGACACAAATCCTACTACTCCATTTTTCAAATTTTTCTTTTTTATTTTCACACTTTCATTTAATTTATTATAGCTCTTTGTCCACACATAATTTCCAACTACATTTAACAAATACTGATATTGAAACCCTTGAAATAAACCCAATTTCCTACCTTTTTGTCTCATCCTTTCCATCATCTGCAACGGATATAATACCAATTTGCATAATGCACTCATATTTGCTACATAAATATTAGTTTTATCATGATTTCTATTCCATATTTCGATATCAATAACTCTGCATGCAGTTGAATACCCACATTGATACATCACACCTTTATACAATTTCTTCTTCTTTACTAATTTAACTACTGCGTTAATCACACTACCCCCCTGTATATGCTGATATAATACAGCCCGATGCATTGGATATGTTGCAAAGACAGTAATTCCTTTTGCAGCAATTACATTTAGCATAAAATATTATTATTTAATAATATATGTTCCTTAAACCAAACCCATTTGTTCCATTCAAACCCAGACAAATTCGAACTCGTAAAACAGTCAAGTCCAGAATAGCTATTCCCAAATTAAAACTCGATCAAGCTTTTCAAATATATCGCACAGTTTACAATTCACTCAAACTATCAACCAATGTTTCTTCATTCAGAATTCCCAATGAATCTTTTTATATTCAATTGCACACATTTGCATCTCAAACCAGTGGCGGTGGCGGTAAATTTATTGATAATTCTGTTCAGACAACTTTTAATAACAATAATTCTCCTACCAAAGTCTCTTCAAATTTCACATCAAGTTTGAGCTGGCAATCCAAAATCACTATTGACCTTATTGTATCTATTGCAATTATCCTAAGTTGTGTTTCAGATCAATTAACTCCTCAATTTTCACTTCCCATTTCACAAGCTTTAGCCAATACCATGAAAAATGGTGTACCTTTAACCAAAAATAATTTCAAAATGACTGTTCTTCGTTCTTTTCTAAAAAATTTATCTGGTCTAACAAATAAAAAAAATAATTTTAACAAAATGTTGAAATTTATTGATTTTCTCACCATTTTTGTATCAAATTTTTATAAATCACCTTTGTTTTCCACCTATGGATTCTTCGCCAAACCCCTTATTACAGCTTTTGTCAAAAAAGAAATTGACTGCGATTCTTCTCGTTGATTTTATTATATTTTCTATTATGTCTTACAAAACAGCCCTTGTTACATTTTCCAACTCAAAGTGCTATAAAGGTCAATCAAAACTTATCAAATCCGCTCAAGATCATAAACTTTTTGATCACTATTTCACTTGGAAATATGAAGACTATCTTCATACAGAATTCTATAAAGAAAATCTTAACATTACCAGTGAACAACGCGGTGTCGGCTACTGGGTATGGAAACCATTCGTTATTCTCGAAGCTATGAAAAAAATTAATGACGGTGATCTCATTTTATATCATGACTCTGGCCGCCCCTGTTATGACTGGAAATTCACCAAGAGTTTGTCTCCTCTTTTCGACAAAATTAAAAGTGTTCATAAAGGGTTGGGTATATGTTTCGGTCCTTTTACCCATGGAGAATATTGCAAAATCGACTGTTTGCTAAAAATGAATTGTAATACTCCTCAGTTTAGAAACCATAAGCAATTGTCCGCAACATGGAGCATCTGGGAAAAAAACACCTTTTGTATTGAAATTCTCAATGAATGGTGTTTCTGGAATCTCCATAGCAGCCGTATTGTCACAGATGACGCAAGCAAAAACACCGAACACAAAGTCTACGACAGCCACCGCCACGACCAAGCCATCCTTACCAATGTTATACTAAAACGCGTCTTTGAAAATAAATATAAACCCTTTTTTGCACCAACTGGTATCTATGAAAAAAATATAAATCATTTTGTTCACCTTCCTTTCATTTTTGTTAGCATACCCAAAAACGCCTCTCAAAGTGTTCACAAAACTTTCGGTATTAAACTTCACGATCATTCCAGTCCCAAAGAAATGGCCGTTTGTGATAACCATTGTCGTGGTGTTGTATTAAAACAACGCTATAAAGACTTCAATCGCCGTTTTAAATTCTGTATTGTACGCAATCCACACGAACGCACTAAATCTTGGTACGTTTATCATAAAAATATACTCAAACTTGAACCCTACACAAAAATGGAATTCAATACTTGGGTTTTAGCAGGTTGCCCTCACCACTGGAAAATACAAAATGGCACCGATTATGTCAAATCAGGCCTCAGTCCCCTCAGTCAACACATTTTTGTATACGAAAATGATACTCTTCTTGTTGATTATGTATGCAAATTTGAAACACTTAGCGACGACTTTTCACACGTTTGTTCCAAAATTAACTACAACCTTAAAGAAATCCTTAAAATTAATGCGTCTAATGATGATACAGTTAAATACACAACTCCTGCATTTGAACACGTACGCAAACTTTTTGCTAAGGATTTTGAATTATTCAATTATTAATTTATTTTTATATTATAATTAAACAATGGCGCGTACGAAAAGACAAATAGCAGCAGAAAAAGCAGCAGCAGCAGCAGAATCATCATCATCAGAAGAACAAGAACAAGAACAAGAACAAGAATCAGAATCAGAAGAAGCACCACAAACAGAAGAACCTGCACCCAAACCTGCACCTGCACCCAAACCTGCACCTGCACCTCGAGCCAAATCTAAATATAAAAAAGTCAAAAGGCAAATGTCAGAATCGAGTAGTAACATTTATTCTGAACTTAAATCACGTCTCGCTAATTTAGGTATTAAAAATAATTTATTATCAAAAAATAATTCTCTTGCAGAAGATATCGATAAATTTATTGAGACATTGCTCACCAAGTTAAAAACAAATTCTTCCCAAGCGTCAACATCATCAGGAGCATCAACATCATCAGGAGCATCATTATCGTCAGTAAACGCTAACTCTTTAGCAAAAGACTTAGAATATTTTACAATGGCTACATATCTGAAATATTCTCGTTTATCAGAAAACTCAGTTAATCAAGAGAAAAATACAATAGAAACAAAAATAAGTAAGGCAATTAATAAAAGCTCAGGTAATTCTCCTATGCAAGGTGTAGAAGCAAGTCCTGTTGAAATAAGCAATAATGTTATAACAGCTGTATTCAATAACGTATTCGCACAACAACAAGAAGAGTTTAAAAGAATTAAACTTTTGCGGAATGAACGTAAAAACGAACAAGAAGCTGCTGCAACGAAATTACTTGAATTACTTGATGTTGTTAAAAACACAATTGTAGCAAAATTAGTGTCAAATATAGAAAAAATGAATGAAAAAATGACGAAACCTAATAATCAATCACAAAAATCAACTAGTGAAAGGATACAAGCTAAAATTCAGCACGCTTTAATCGTACAGTTTTTGACGCCCAAACTAGCATTGAATGAAGAATTATTGAAACTTATTCAAAGTATTACCTTTCATTCTTCATTAGAAAATATAAAAAACCACGTTAAGATAAAATACGAAAATGTTTATGAAAATAGTAAAGAATTGGGCCGACAATTGGACTTTATGAAACAATCGTTCCTAAAAAAAAACGGCGCTATCGATCAGATTGTTGCACTACAAAAAGAAATAAAAAAACTTACCTCCAATATTGGAAACTTTGAACGTGTGAGAAATTTATTAACATCACAATTACATATGAAAAACAAAAATACGATAAATATGAAAATCAATCAACTTACTTTAAATCTTGAAAATGCCCAACTTAATGCTGCTAATAAAGTAGAGAAAGAAAGGGAACTATTGCTTTTACAATTAGCAAAACTACAAATTAAGAATCCCGATAATTTTCAGCAAAAATTAATTGAAATGGACAAAGAACTTTTGGAAAGTATTAAGGAAGAATTGCAAACAACAATAGCTAAATATACCCCCCCTAAAATGCCACTAGCTGCACAAAATCCATCAAAATTTGGCGGGTTTTCTTTGGCCCCCCCAGAACAACAATTACCCAATCCTACCGTTCAGACACATACTAATAGTGTTGCAGTAAGCCGTGCAGCAGGACAGACTCGTCTAAATATACAGGCAGGTAAATTCGTCGGATTTCCACCTGCTAAAAACCCAAATGAACAAAATGCTAAAAGGAGAAAAATCTCTGAATACAATTATCGAAATCCTCCATCATCAAATGAAGAGATGTAAATCTTGACTTGTAAATAATCCTTAATTTAATTCTTTTTTGTTTTAATGAAGCTCATACATTTTATCCCAAATGTCGGACAATATGGAAATAAACTCTTCCCTACCATATTAGCCGCTATTATTTGTATCAAAGGAAATTATTCAATGAATGTCCCAGAAATTCCTTTAGTACATTTTAAACAATCCTTTTTAGACAAATATAATACAAGTACAACTGTAGAAAAATCCGGTACAAAAATTGTAAGTGTGAATGAAAAACTATTTGACATAAACAACCTTTTTTTACCACGCAATTACTATCAAGATTACAATATATTTCTTCCATATTTAGATCTCATTAAATCCCATATACTTGATTTGAAATCAGGTCCTAAAAACAAAACGGATATTGTACTCCATTTACGTCTTGACGGCTTCAATCATAACGGCCATGATAGCCACATTCTCTCACCAGAATTCTACACAAATATTCTCAAAAATGAAACTTTCGATAAAATTTATATTGTTATGGCCACCAAATCAGGGCGCATCTGGAAAAAACAACAACAACACAAAGAACGCTACCTTTCATATTTTTCAGAATTCAACAACGTGGTGGTTTCTAACGACGAATACACAGATTTTGAATTTATACGCTCTTTCGATAAAATTATCTGCAGCAATAGCACATTCTCTTGGTGGGCATCTTTCTTAAGCGACGCATCCATTGTTTACATTCCCGAATTCTTCGAAGGCAAACATGCAAATTTAAATTTATCATCAAATCCGAAATTCCACGTTACCAAACAGACCTATGTTAATATTGAAACAATGGAAAATGTTGATTTCTCATTTAGTTAAAATTTTTACATTAATTTATTAACTATATAATGCCAATTAGTTATGAACATAGATGTATATATATACATATTCCAAAATGCGCAGGTTCTGCAATAGAATCTGTTTTAAATATAAAAAAACGAAACAAATTACAATTACATGGACCAGATGGTAATGGAGATTTTCTTCAACATTATACATTATCCCAAATAGAATCACATTATGAATCTAGTGATACCAATCTAAGGGACTTTTACATATTCACAATTGTAAGAAATCCTTATTCCAAACTTGTATCAGACTATTCTTGGTGTAAACGATGGTTTAAACACAAATGGCTTATGAAAGATTCGACTAGTGTTGGATTCAAATCATTTGCAGAATACATACTCTTCATTAAAGCAGTTGGTGTAGAAAGTTGGAGTCACTTCCGCCCACAGTATCAGTTTATTCAATGTGGTACAAAATGCACAGTTTTCAAAATTGAATCACTCAAAAAATCATATCCTATCATCAAAGCAGAACTCAGACTTGACTCAGACCTTCCTATTGTTAATAAAAGCTCACATAAACATTGGTCAAAGTATTATTCCAAAGAACTGTATGAAATTGTAAATGATATGTATTCAAATGATTTTTCTGCATTTGGTTATACCAAAATAACCACTTAAAAAACGTAAACATATACTTCAACAATATGGAACTTATCAATGAACTTCCTGATAATGTCATTCACAAAATCCATAAGATCATCTACAATGATGTAATTAATAATATATCAAGACTTCCCAAAGACCAAGGAAATTTTGATGTATTTGACCATCTTGAAGAATATGAAAAGAATTCTTTACAACATATGTATAACGCTATTACTAATAATAATCTATGGGAATTTATGAAATTAGATCCACCTAGAAATATAGGATATGCATTTTGGAATACACCAGAAATTGGCATAATGTCCCGTGATATCAATGTTCAATTGGATGGTCATAGCGGTGCATCTTTTGCATGGGTAATGCGCAATATGCAATATATTGCACAACATGGATGGGATGAATATGTAGTTATGATGTCAAATAATTAACCATTTATCTGTTTTCGGAGGATTCTACTAGCCTGTGTCTCTACAAATATTGTATTTCTCTTTTCTTCTATTTTACTGATAACATCCGTAGGAAATGAATGAAAATTAATATGTGTTGTATCCATATTTACCAATGTAGGTTGGTCTCCTTCATACCATCTCCCCCTATTAATTTTTCTTTTATTATATTGTACATCTTTTTTACATTGATTTCCAAATCTTTCCAAAAATTCAATCATTTTAGAATTATATTTACAGTATACAATTGCTAAAAAAGGTTTCGGCCGAGCCAAATAAGCCAACTCTATTTCTGTATTTTCATAATCAAATAAAAACTTCGGATATTCATTTATTATTGTATCAACATCTATCCACACAATATTCTTTTTATGTTTTTCCATCATTTTTTTCATAAATAATGGTTTATAAATTACCAAATTTATCCAATTATTTTTTGATATCTCCTTATTTTCAATTTCTTCTATATCATATTCCATATCATATTTCTTCAATTGTTCAATTAATTGTAATCCCAATGGTTTGTATATTTCGTCATCTGTATAAAACGATACAACAATCATTTATAATTCCAAATTTTTATAAATTCTAGAATTATACATGAAATATTTAACTTTAAAAATTCATTGTCCTAATAAAAATTATAAACAATGTTTTAGAAATCATATACCTTCCATTAAATCAAAGGTAAATTCATTACACAACTTTCAACTTCGCAAAATCCATGTATCTAATTTAGATTGCGACTTTACAGAATATGACCAATATGGATGTCACAGCTGTATAACTGTAAACGACGATCTTTATTTTATTAATATCACATCTGGAGAATAATTATTACATTATTTGTTTTATATACTTTTCAAATTGATTCATAAACTTTTTTATGTCTTCATCAATCCTTTTTTTATTTTCATTTGACAATTTAGGATCTTGAAATAAGAACTGCTTTGAATTTGGAATATTGTTCAAAACTGTGAATTGACCATTTCCATAATTCTTATTACTATTCATGTATGATGATAAAAACTCAAATAGTAAACATATATTTTCTTTAATAACTTTAATTTTTTTAAGTCGATCCACAGTCTCTTTTAACAATGGAATACCTTTCATATTTGAATTTTTATGCACAAAACGCGAATATTCATCCATTGTTCCCAATGTAGAAAACTTGCCATTGGGTTTCAACATAATTACTTTATCTATCCACATGAATGGTTTTCTTTCTTTTGGTTTCATATCTTTTACTGTTTTTGTATATATTTCCCCATTTTGTTCAAATTGGACTACAACATTTGCAAGACCCAATGGCACACCAATTATTCTGTCAATCTCTTGAGAAAATCCCATTAGATTATATATATGTTTTTTAAGTCTTTAAAAAAAAAAAATTAAACATTTCTATTTTTGATCAAAACATCAACCATGGTATCACCTGATTTATTTGTTTTGAAAACAATTCTGTAATCTGGAAATGAATTTTGGAGTTGTATTATGTATGACCTGATGTTATTTTGCTCAAAGTATTTGAACCCACCAATATTGTTATTTAAATACATAGGTCCACGTGTTAAAAAGATTAATTGAAACCCTTGAAACATTTCTCCCTTTTTGAATTCATACAATGTACATCTGTGGATTCCTTTCATTGCAGCATCTTTTATTTTCTCTTCCGAGTTATTCATTATATGTTTATATAATTGATCCATTGCATCATTAATTTCAATCATCTTCGGTAAATTCTTATTTTCCTTATTTAAGTGAAAACATTACATTGGCAAACTTATTACTATTTGACATTTGTGCATTTTAGGAATAGGTTTGGTTGTTACTTTTACATTCTTTTTTGACACATTTCCCTTTTTTCCTTTGGACGCATTGCCTTTTTTCGCTTTGCCCTTTGCTTTCTTTGGAGGACTTGTTTTATTCTTGTTATTGTTGTTTGATCCCATTAATATAACTAATATATTTTTGCAGATTATCATTTTCTATTTTACATATTTTATATCTTTTATATTCTCCTTGTGGTTCATTACTGGTGTCTCTTATTTCCTTCATCTGAAATGAATCTATGAGTTTTTCATTGTTACAACAAAATATTGGAACTATTATTATATCTTCCAATTCAATATCGTCTGGAAAATTTCTTAGATTTTTTAATTTTTTGTAAAAATCGTCCTTATACCAAAAATTATCTCCATTTAATCTTAAATGGCATTCAGTTATATGGCCCTTTATTACTTCTAAATTTAATGCCCCGGTATAGTTTTCCAAATTTTCTTTTATCCATTTTTTTAGATTGATATCCAATGTCTGACATTCACACCTTTTGTGATATATAAACGCCCCGGGTCTGTGTTTATCGGTATATGATTCCAATATATTATGAAATCGAATTTCCCCTTCATACATTATTAAGTCTACATTTTTCTGTAGTCCACTAAAATACGGTTGCCAAAACAACCCCACTTGTGTTTTACACACTTTTTTATATTCTTTTTCGTTTTTTATTATACTAAACCCTTTGCTCATTCCATACAAATTTATTATTGGTTTTACTACTATAGGATATTTATTTGGCATAACGCCTAATGGCGCACATATTATCTCTTGACTCAATGTTACCCACATACGATCATACAAATGACTGTATTTAGGATATCTTATGTATGCATCTAAATCTGATGACGGCAAATTTATATTGTATTTTTTATATTTCTGCTGAAGTGTCATTTCTTTTTATCAATCTCATTCCTATAAACTGTATTCTGTTTTCCGGCATCTGTGCATTTCTATAATAACTTGTCGCCAACTGACTCGGACAACACCAAGATCCTCCTTTTATTATATATTTAAATCCAAAAAATGGATAACTCATCTCCTTATACAATTTATCAATCCTAAATCCATCATATGGATATATACGTGTGTCACACCATTCCCATACATTCCCAAACATCTGCAATCCATCATTTACATTTTCCATAGGATGATAATCCATTGTCCCTGTATGCGGTTTCAAATGTTTACACATATATTCCCATTCACTCTCATTAGGTATATTATACACTACTCCATCTTTTTCCGATAACCATTTTGCATACGCTTTCGCCTCAAATAATGATATATGACACACAGGGCGCATAGGAAATTTCAATTGATCCTCCCAATATAATGGTGTTGTAATATTATTCTCTTTTATGAATCTAAATCCATAATAGTCCCAATATTCCTTGTTTGAATAATTCTCTGAATTGACAAATTCCTTGTATTCATAAACACTTACACAATATTTTGATACACTGAATCCATTTATGTATACATTAAAATGCGGTTTTTCATTATCCCAGGAGAATTGAGTGAAAGTATTACATCCTTGCAAAAATGCACCTGACGGTATATTTAAGTAATCGTTCAGTTTTTCTACTTTTACCTTTTTTGTTGGATTTTGTAATAAATCATACCCTATATATTTCAATGTAAAATAAAATGATTCCAAGTGCATATGCATATGCATTATATTCACCCATGTTATATATTCATCCTTTGTATGTGTTCTTGTTACAATTCTCTTAATTCGTTCGAAAGCTTTCAAAATTTCTCCAAATGAACACAATTCATCAAATCTGTATTTTATATCACAAACTAATGAATCATATTTATAATCATATTTTCCCAAGTCTGTATATTCCAAATCCAAAGGCTCTATATAATGCTTCTGAAAAAACCACAACACATGTCCCAGTTCCCATAATAACGGATTTGTAAATGCGTTTTTTTCCAAAAGTGGAATTTTTTTCTCAGTTATATAATTCAACAAAAGCTCAAAATGTTCAAATGAATACATGACAAAATCTGTAGTCAACATATTTTATATTTTATTAAAGTTTTTAAGACTTAAACAACTTATGTCTTATTTAGTATATAAACCTTATGGGTGACATTGAAGATTTCTTTACCGACTTACGCACTATGGAATTGGCCAAGTGCAGAATCAAACACAAACTCCATACAAATAAACGCAGTCTCATAAAAATTGCCGCAGAAAAAGGATACGATGATATCATCCCTTTTCTCCGTCATAAAAGCATCCGTTCCGACAGCGGCGTTGTTGTAATCACCGTTGTTATGCGTCCTGATAAATTCTCTTGTCCTAATGACTGTCACTATTGCCCCAATGAACCAGGACAACCTCGCAGCTATCTCTCTAATGAACCCGCCGTAGCTCGTGCTAATGAAAGTCAATTTGACTGTGTTTCCCAAGTTCACAGCCGTATTAATACTCTCCGTCGCAATGGACACCCTATTGATAAACTTGAAATTATTGTTCTCGGAGGAACTTTCAGCAGTTATCCACGTGATTACCAATACGAATTCATGCGCGATCTTTATTATGCAGCTAATATTATCAAGAATGATTCTGTTCATCATCGTATGTCACTCGAAATTGAACAATCGATGAATGAAGTAGCAGATGTAAAAATTATAGGCATTAGTCTAGAAACTCGCCCAGATCATATTACCAAAGGAGAAATCCGCCGTTTTCGCACTTATGGCTGCACTCGTGTTCAACTCGGCGTTCAACATACAGATAATGCAATTCTTGATGGCGTTAATCGTGGACACACTGTAGAATCATCCATTAAAGCCATACGTCTATTACGCGACAATGGTTTCAAAGTAGATCTACACATTATGCCTGATCTTCCAGGAAGCACTCCTGAAAAAGACAAAGTAATGATTACAACCATTCTTGAATCACCAGACTTCATTCCTGATTATCTTAAAATTTACCCTTGTCTTGATGTAGACTTCACAGAAATACGCAAATGGAAACTTGATGGCCGTTGGAAACCTTATGCAGATTCAGATGATGGTACACTTATCACTGAAGTTGTACTTCACGCCAAAAAACTAAGCAAAGAATATATTCGTTATAACCGTATTCAACGAGATTTTTGTGAAGAAGCACCAGGTATTCTTGGATATGAATCCAAAAATATTCGCAGCAATTTTAGACAACTCCTTGAACTCGAAATGAAAAAACGTGGTATGTCTTGCCGTTGTATTAGATGCAGAGAAATTCGCAACGCAAAGTTTTTAGTATCAGATATTTATTACAAATACGAAACATACAACACAAATGGTGGACTTGAATATTTTGTTTCAGCAACCGTTAATGATAATCTCATTGGGTTCATTCGTGTTCGTATCCCAAATGAAAATTCACAAATGGCTTTCCAATCTTTGCACAATTGCGCACTTGTCCGCGAACTCCACGTTTACGGAATGATGACCCCTGTAAGCAAAAACAAAACTCATGCTCAACACTTTGGAGTTGGTACACAACTCCTGAAATACGCTGACACAATCGCAATCATGCATACCAAAACAAGTCTCGCCGTTATTTCTGGCGTTGGTGTCAGAAATTATTATCGCAAATTCAATTATGTACTTGACTCCGATGGAAATTATCTCATTAAATCACTTAATGTATTTAATGTTTTTATTGCTGTTTTGACACTCATTCATTTCATCTTCCATCAACTGCGTTTTTGTAATGTACTTTTATAAACCCCAATAATATTAATGGTTTAAGAAACAAATGATATGGTAAATCCATACCTTTACGTTTAAATTGTACTGGATAACGATGATGTATTTCATGATAAGCTTCACCAAATAAATTAGATAGGACATCTAATGGTATGTTACTTGCATTACATCCATGATGATGTTGTTTATTAGAGTGAAATAAGACATTGAAATAGAGTGTTAGTAGTTGACATAAAATACTTGACCACATAGATATAAAAATCATTTCACCAATTCCCAACAATCTTAGGAACATAAAGTGTAATGATACTATTGGAACCCAATAAAAATTCTCCATTATGACTAATTCCGGAAATATTATTAAATCCTTAATATATTCACGATCAATCTTTTGATCAGGTCCAGGTAAATATACCCATCCGATCCAAGCATAAAGTTTTGAATGCACTATTGGAGAATGCGGATCTTGTAACGTATCACAATATTTATGATGTTTTCTGTGTTTGCTAGCCCACCATAATGGCCCTTTTTGAGAAGCAAGACAAGCTATCACATATAAAATAAATTGAAACATTCTCGAACATTTAAATGCTTTATGACTAAAATACCGATGTAAACATATACTCATTGGTACACATTCTTTCCATAAATACAACAAAATCATAGGAAGTATCATCCTACTATGAAAAAGAGATCTGTATTTCACTGTTAAATAAATACATAAAGGTAATTCAATCAATCCAATTGTCATATATTAAGATTTGATTTTGTTTTCTTTTATTTTGAAGAAAAACTCTTTTGGTTTCTTATGAAATGATTCAACTAATGATGATACTGGACTTAAATCAAGACTTTCCCTTCTGGTTTTGAGTGGTAAATGCAATAACATTATAATAAATATTATAAAACTTATATTTAAGTATTTTTATCGATACCAGCAGGATTCGAACCTACGAGTGCATTGCACAATCGCTTAGCAGGCGATCGCCTTAACCTCTCGGCCATGGTACCGATAGAAAATACTACAAATGTATTTATCTTTATTTCTTTAAATCTATTTTTATATAAGACATTTCAATAATATAATTTCACTTTATTTTACTTCTTTCAGTACAGTGTAAGCTAAGTTCTTCATCAATTTTATACTATCTTTTGTCAATCTTTTCAATAAAATCGGACTATCATATGTAAAATGTTCCATCTTAACTCCATGTTTTTCAGCAGTTTTAATGTAATTATCTACTATGTGTCTATATCTGGTTTCTTGCTTTTTATAATGGTCGTATTTTGTACACCACTGACCTTCAAATTTTTCAAATATTTCTTTTATTTGAAATTCATCCATAGTTTTTATTGGATATATATACCATATTCCATATCTTGTTGCTATAATATGTTTATTGATATCAAAATCTCTCGTTGAAACATATACCATATCTCTCCAACTTGGGACTGCAGCACACGTGTACGTCTGTGGATGTACATGAAACGCAATACCTTTCTTACACAATTTATCATCTGCATGTCCTGGTTTCCAATACATTATCTTCCGGTCTTTAATAAGTCCTGCATACGATTCCATAACTTCTACATTTATTATATTTTTTTTAATATCCAATTTTTTATTTAAAGAAACAAATGAACATTTACAACTCGAAAAAAATAGATTCGCAAATAAATCGTTACAATGGATTATTTCAAAACAATTCCACTTTCCAACAAGTGAAACTTGAAAATTCAGAAAATATTAAAAAATCGAAATCTGCAATTATTAAAAAACTTCTCAAAATAGCCACCTTGGTTATTACTTCATTTATTATTCTTACTCCTGGTACTAAATCGCGATTTTCAGGTTCCAATATGAGAATTTATGCATTTCAATGTTTATGTTTCTTTATACCTTTAATTTACAATTTGAGTAGCGCATTTTTAGGACTACATTGTTCAGCTGTACTATATTCTGTAGCGTTTATGTACATGAAATCAGTTGCTGAAAAAACTTCCAATTTATCCAATTTTACCTCAATGAAACGTATTATGTCAAAACTCTTTTTACCAACCCCAGCAAATATCGCAAAGATGTCTGTTGCCGGATTTTTAGGACATTCCGCTGGCACTATCATGGAATCTTTTATAGAAACCACTGGTATCTCATCTGCAGCAGATGAACTTATGGTTCAAATGTACAACGTTTCTCTCGATTTCGATCAAACAAAAGTTTTATTAAATAAAATAGATTCGCCAAGTTTTATACTTGGTCAGATGCAAGGCAGTATTGCCTTACAAAATTTACTCATTGGTGTTTTATCCCGCATTTCCAGTATGTGCTGGACATTAGCAGCTTATGAATCAAAAAATATATTTGTTCATCGTTCATGGAATTCCTTATTAATGAATAACTCCATCAACAAATACAAAAAACTCAAAAATAGAAAATATTTACAAAATGTTCCCAACAGTTATAACCGCCTTATTCAGTAATTTCACTCATAGTTAACGTTTCCCGTTTAATTAACAGTTCAGCAAGTAAATCCAATCGTTTCTTATTTTCACTCAACAATTGTAATGCTTGTGCATACGCACGAGATACCACTAGTTTCACTTCATCATCTATTTCAGATTGCATATCTGGACTTGGATTTTCTAAATTCCAAGTACCTAATTTATCACTAAAACCATATTTCATTACCATACTCCGTGCAACATTTGTTACATTAATAAGATCACCACTTGCCCCAGTTGTTACATGCATAGATCCATACACCAGCTCTTCTGCAGCTCGTCCTCCTAATGCAACTATTAATTTATTTTCGAGGTATTCACGCGTAAACATCCCCAGTTCATTTTCATCTTCTGGCAAAAATTGCGTAAACCCCCCAGCACCTCCTCGTGGCAATATAGTAATTTTCTCTAGTCTATCAAAATTCTTCAGTAATAGTCCCACTAATGCATGTCCAGCTTCATGATACGCTACTAATCGTTTTGTATCTTTATTGTACGATCGTTCTTTTGGTAATCCAATTGTAATTTTCTCATATGCATCATATATATGATTTTCATTGATTACCTTCGTATTTTCTCGTGCAGCAAAAATAGCAGCTTCATTCATTATATTCATTAATTCTGCCCCACTACATCCAATCGTCTTTTTTGCCAGATTTTCCAAATTCACTCCAGAATCTATATTCTTATTTTTTGAATGAACTTTCAATATCTTTACACGTCCTTCTGCATCAGGAAGTGATACCTGGATTTTTCTATCAAATCTTCCAGGTCTCAATAATGCAGGATCTAACACGTCTTCCCTATTTGTAGCACCAAGTAATATAACCCCAGAATTGTCCTCAAACCCATCCATCTCCGTCAATAACTGATTCAACGTCTGTTCTCGTTCATCATTACCTCCTCCACCAGCAGATACAGCTCCGCCACGCTGTTTTGCTATAGCATCTATTTCATCTATAAATATTATACATGGTGCATTCTTCCGAGCAGTCTCAAATAAACCACGAATACGTGAAGCACCAAGTCCCACAAATAATTCAATAAATTGACTTGCACTACAAGAAATAAATGGTACACCAGCCTCTCCAGCAATAGCCTTCGCTAACAGAGTCTTCCCTGTACCAGGAGCACCACTTAGTAAACATCCTTTTGGTACACTTGCACCAGCATCCTTATATCTTTGCGGCGTTTTTAAGAAGTCCACTATTTCCGCTATTTCACGTTTTTCAGAATCAATTCCAGCTACATCTTCAAATTTTACACCAGTGTTTTGTGATATTTCCAAATCATAATTTGACTTCCCAAATGGCATCGGCATTCCACGTCCACCATTTCTCAACGACGAAAATATAGCATACAAAAACACAAATGGAAATAACATTGATATAAAATTCAATGCTGCATTTATTGGATTTTCCAATTTTGTAACAATATTTAATTCAACATCTTTTTCTCTGAGTTTTTCTATTAGTTTCTCATTCACAATCACATTAGCAATTTCCATATCTCCTTGTGTTGTAATATATTCCACTGTTGGACTATTAGGCAAAATATTCACCGATAAAATTTCGTCCATTTCCACTTCATCCAAAAATTCAGAATATTTTTTCAATTTTAATGGCTTTTTCCTCACTATTTCAGCTACGGGTCCAGGTTCCACCATATCAGGACGATTTACATGATTTACTCTCGTCCTAATTAATCTTCTTTCATCTTTTTTAATCCAATTATTTCTATAACAAATTTTCATTGAAATAATTAAATTACGTTTTCTTTAATTCTCTTTTTTAATAATTTTTTCAATATTTTTTCCACTATTTGATTATCCATCATTATGTATTCACCATTACTAAAAGGTGTTGTCAAAAATCTCACACAACTTAATAAATCATTCGATTTCATTCTATTTATTCTCATTTGTATCATCGCTCGTTGACTTGGCTTCCATACCGACTGTAATATATATTCCAATGTATCCTTGTTTTCATGTAAATCTATATAAAATTTTTTAAACCTTGCATGTAATGCAATTGATACTAATAATATATATATATCCATTACATTCACACCTTTAATATAACAACTTGCCACTACTTTTTCCGCATCATTCTTTTTAATTTTTTCAGCACCTTGTATTGTTACATAATTTCCATTTTTTATTACTTTGTATTCATCATTATAAACATTTGTTATATATTTCTTCCCAGTTTTCACAACTCCATTTGAGAAATTCAACATTTTGTAATTATTTTTTTGCACATGTATATTCTTCAATGTCAAATTTCCATGCAATACGTCACTAACAGCATATAAAACCCCCACTATTTGTACCAATAAATTACGTATATATTCCCTATCTGAAACATACATTTTACTTAACGCTACATTTGCGTTCCCATACACATTTGCTTCCGTATGTATATATGCAACATTGTCACAAGAAAACGCTCCATAATAATTCATAACACCCTTTTTCAATATATTCCTTTTACTTATCATCTTTTTAAAATGCAAATATGTACAAATTTCATTAGTCAATTTCTCAACAGTATGTATATTTTTTACCACATTTATATATATACCTCTTGTTTTAAACGCACGAATCTGTGTTTTGTCTCTTTTGTTTGAACATTTGTATATATTGTACCTTTTGTTTAGCGGAAATTTAAATTTTGTAAATGGGATTCCATTATTACATATATTACCCGCTGCATTCAACACATTACAACTTTTTTCAGCATATAAAAAATTTGGTTTCTTTTTAAGAATCACATTTCGTATATTTTTGTCATCTCTGTTTTTCAAATTGTTCATACTATAATTAAATATTAAAGATTCAAATATATTTAATATTATGGAACAGTCATTCGAAAAATTATGTAGTACAAGCCCCGATCAACTACAACGAAAAAAATTCCTCGAACCCCTAGCAGAAAAACTTAATATAAATCACAAAAACTACAAAAATAGACAATCATTATGTAAAGTTCTCATACATACCTATCATGACAATCAAGAAACATCTTTATCAAATTTATCAAATTCTTCCGATTTTGCTACATTGGATCCCCTTTCAACCATTGAATCTTCACGTCTTGTCTACTGGAAACAAGATTCACGCGTTTATGCATCAGATATTGAAAGTATGAAAACTTGGATAGATAAAAAAAACTTTATTTCCCCTTATGCCTTAGACTCAGCTTCAGGAATCCTTCTGCAAGATAACCCAGATGAATACATTCACAGATTTGATTTACGTTCAATACCAGGATTTATTGATTATATCCATATTAAATGGGAATCTTTAAAATTGCAAAAAACTTCTATTGATGAAAACATTTCTGAATGTCATAAACTCAGATTCAAAATAGAAGAATATTCTGACGGATATATAACACCTCTTCTTAACAGAATTGAAAATATGCCACCCTTTATTGTTGTGAAGTTTTGTTTATTTTCATTAGAAAGTTTGAAATCTTATTTCATTGAATCTGATCTAGGATCCACAGAAGATGTCTTCATTTTTGATCAGCTATATATTGGTCTGATTTCCATTGGAGTGAAACATCCTTTTTTATACATTATTTTTCTATGTGAAAATATTGACTCCTTGTTTGATTCATGTATGACGTTCAAATTATTTGAATACCTTTCGCATTATTTTCTAATTGAATAAAATAATATATAATTTATATTATGACTGCAATACCTAAAGTAGAAGCAAGTACTCTATTTAGAGTGTTCATGGGACTCTTCTTAATGACAATAGCTGCACTTATCATTATGGACTTTGTCTTTATGAATGATATTGTTAAGGTACTAAAGAAAACAGAAATGCAAGATTTAAACGAAACTGATGATGCCAAAAAACAACGTGCTGGTGACGCAATATTGGAGATATATGTAAAAAGTGATTTTATTGATACAACATTGCTTGAATATTTTAACATTAATCTAGACGAAGATGATGATAACCCAGACGATAATACAGATCCAACACTTACAACTTCTTTAGGAGTCATACGTCATTTTTTCGCCACAACAGAATATGAAACAGGAAAATCAATAAGAGAAGGTGATAACACTGGAAACAAATATATGAAAGATATCACTTATTATAAATCAGATGGAAAATCAAATTATTTTATCCTCTCAAACAGAGATAAATTCAAATCCATAATCAATAATAAAAAATTGAACAAAAGTTTCGCAAAACTTTTTACAAATAATGATAAAATAGGCAACACAGATAAGAAATTTATCGACAAAGGTGATGAAGATAACAGAGATAATACAGCAAAAAAAATAAACGACTGGGGTAAAGATAATTTTCACAAGATGTTTGAAATAAACATTTACAAAGATCTTAAGTGCGAAAAAAGTCTCAGTTATCATAAAAATAACAAAATGCCATGGGTTTTCAATGGCATTTACACTTTATTGATGTTATGTTTTATTGGACTCCTCATCTGGAAAAATTTAGGAGCAGATTCACGATTATACGCTACTATAAGCATTTTATCAGTTGGAGTATTGGGAATTTCATTGACTGAAACCATCTTTAGGTTTACAGAATATGAAAGATTAAAACCACGGTGCAAACAACAAATTGCTAACTGGAAATGGAAATTTCTTCAAGGCATTGCCCCTATCAAATCAGTACTAGCTCTGATAGTTACCACTTTCATTTTCGCTGGTATTTTTTTCAATACAAAAAATCTTCAAGACACAATTCAAAAATTTGTTGGAGAATGTACAAAAAATAATTCCGCTAAATAGCAAAAATATTATATATATTTAAAATTTTCATTCTATGTTTAATTATTTATGAATAAACTTCAAGAAATTCCTTATAAAATAAATTTACATCCCAGTATGTTGAAAAGAAATATATCTTCTACATTAAATTCTTTAATCATAGAAAAAATGAAACACAAAATTTTCAACAGTTCTTACATTGTTGATATTTTGTCTTTCAAACATTCTAATACAGGTGCAATCAATAATGACGCCTCAGTGTCATATAACGTTATTGTATGCTGTAATACAATTTGTCCTCAAGTTGATCAACAATACTCCATAAAAATTACACATATTAACAAAATGGGCATTCTTCATAAATTTGAACATGTAACCATATTTATACCATTACATCACCTTATTAATCAGTCCCATGCAATTGATGATACAATTAATGTAAAAATTTTAGGCAAACGCATTGAAGAAAACCTTGTATGTGTTGCAAAAGAGATTTAAACTTTTTTTTCTATTATTAATTAATGAAATCTATTGTTTCGACTTTTAGACTGTCAGTTTCACGACTGTTCAAAAGAGATAATAATACCCTTTTGGGACGATGGAATCTCAAACACAACTCAAAGAGTGAATGTATTACTGTAAATAATGCAAATATGGACCATTGTGGTGATACACTTTGTGGAACTCCAGAATCCTTTGCTAAATCCACAAATTTTACATTAAGAAAGTGATTTTAATTGTTTACAAATTATTGCTCGTTTTTTCTCTTTGATACCATATTTTTCTGCTATTTTTCTTAGTTCCTTTATATTGTACCCGCCTTTTGCCTCAGACATTGTACATTTAGTCATATTCTTTTTATATTTATCAACTTTATCAGTCTTTTTATTCAATTTCATCTTCAGTTTTTTGCAAATTTCGGATCTTTTTATCTCTTTGATTCCATATTTTTCTCCTATTTTTCTTAGTTCCTTTATATTATATCCTCCTTTTGTCTCAGTCATTGTACATTTTGTTATATTCTTTTTATAATTTCCTTTTGTAGGTTCAACTGGAGAATGTACTGGTTTGATATTTATTTTTGAAGTTTTAATATTTATTAAATATTTTCTTAATAATGTACAAATTTCTCCTTTCTTTTTTGTCGGTGATATTGCATACGACTTTGCAATTTCTTTTAGACTCTTTGAATTATAACCACCATTCTTAGGAAAATTTTCACATTTTGTTATATTTTTTTCATATTGTTTTGGTATTTCTGGATACATTTTCGAAACTTTGGATTTAGGTTCTTTGATACTTTTTGGCTTTTGTTTCACTGTAATATTTTCCATGACCTGTTTTATTTCGTTTGGGGTTTTTGCTTTATTTAATTTCAATTTAAATAAATTAAATTCATTGTAAAATCCACGAATTAAATATGGTATATTTTTCTTTCTTCTTAATAATTTTTGTTGCATTCGATAAATACTTTTATTTGGATTTGTGATTTTCAAAAATACTATATACATTGACCAAGCGGCACAATATCCTCCAATGCTATGAAACTTATTGAATCTCTTTAATTTCTTTGTTGTTTCAGAATCCTTTACTGCGCTATTTTGAGTCATATTAAAAGCCTGTAATCCAAATAATGGGCATGTTTCAATTGGTAGTAATATCTGTTTAATTTTGATTTTTGTTATTTGTTCGATCATATCCTTAATTCTTGGACCAGCCATTTCAGATATATGTGTAAACGCTGCTCCGTTAGGTTCATATAATTCTGCTATTCCAGTCTCTTTATCAATTAATATTGCATTTGCATGATATAATGTAGAATTTTGATGCAACGTTAATGGTATTATTATATATCTCTGTCCAGTATTTTTAGTTGGGTTTGTCACCTTCAGTGCTTTTTCGTATTGTTTATAGTATTTTTTATCATATTCTGAAAAAAGTGGTTTTGTTTTTTTTAATTTACCTAAAGCATAATTGTAATTAATTTCTTTATTTGCTAATACAACAGAATTTTTACTTTTCATCTGCAAAAATAGTGGCAATAACAAATTAAAATTTACAATTGTTCCAGGATGCATATTTCCTATTGAACGCACATTGCTGTCAGATAAATTAAATGAATACTTTTTAATGCTCATATATTAATATATTTTTTTATATAACCATCACAGATCCCCATACCAACGGATACCATCCTTCATGTGTATCTGTAGTTCTATACATATAAAGTTCACTCCCCATCCTTCGTATGTCTCCTTCACGTCCAGGAGTATCTGAATTCACTAGTGATTCGCGCAAATGTACCAATTTAGGCAATTCTATTGTATTGGTTTTAAAGTCTCCAGTCAATAACGGTTCATTCTCCTTTATGTTATGTATCATAAATGTATTATCAGTGTCTTTTGACACATTTGCTGCACTTCCTAATAGTATATTTGTATGATTAAACAATTTGAGTTCTGTTTTCTTCGGTGGTATATTTGAATGTATATTATATAGACCTGACATATGCAATCTTGTTATTAATTCAGAACGAGATCCACTAGGATCTAATCCCATTGCATTTAATTCTTGTACTAATCTATGTTTGGGTATATTTTCTACTGGTAATAATGGCATAATATATTCTAATTTAAAAAATTTATATGTATTAATCTCATGGCAAGTGTTACAGATTCGGAAACTCCTCATTTTGAAATACATTCTTTACGAGATCTCATTAAATTATCTTCAGATATATCACATGATTCCAATTCTGATGTAAAAAAACTTAAACTTATTGTATCTTCTTTGAAAAAACTTGATTCTCTCATTGGACTCAAAGAACTCAAAGAACAGTTAGTAGCTCAAATACTTTTTTATATTCAAGGATTTTCAAAAGATGAAATGATGCATACAGTTTTAATGGGGCCTCCCGGTGTTGGAAAAACCACAGTTGCGAAAATTATTGGTGAAATATATTGTTCTCTCGGATTTCTTACAACAGAACGTTTCGTGATGGTAGGTCGCGAACACCTTATTGGTCAATATCTCGGAGAAACCGCACAAAAAACAAAAAAAGTTCTAAAAGACGCTATAGGAGGAGTTCTCTTTATTGATGAAGCATATTCTCTTGGAAACAGTACAAAAGAAGATATGTATTCCAAAGAATGTTTAGACACCTTAAATAAATTCCTCAGCGAACATACACAAAATTTTGTATGTATTATTGCAGGTTATGAAACTCAATTGGAATCATGTTTCTTTGCCAGCAATCCTGGTCTTGAACGTAGATTTCCATGGAGATATACATTGAAAAAATATTCTCATACTGATCTAGTTGATATCTTTGTTTCTCTTCTTTTCAAATCAAAATGGAGATTCAAAACTCCAGATAAATGTAAGAAAGAACTCCAATCCATCATCTCTTCCAATGAACGTTATTTCGAACATTCTGGCGGAGACATTCAAAACTTCATCAATAGCTGCAAAATGGCTCATTCCAAACGAATGTTCGGTTCTCGTCGCACTTGGAAAAAATATCTCACTATTACAGATTGCAAAAACGGATTCGCATTTTATAAGAAAAACAAAAAACAAGCTCCAGATGAATCAAATCGGGAATCACTTGCCCATATGTACACATAATTTTTATCTCCAATTATTTTAATGTTTACTATTTATTACAAACCAGAATGCCCATATTGCAAAAAAGCATTGAAATTTTTAGACACCAACAATGTGAAATATAAAAAAGTCAATGTATATGATTACGGTGGAAAACAACCTGTCGTTCTCCATCTTTACAACAGAAAATTAATACCCAGTTACGAAAATATCACTGTTCCCATTGTCTTTAAATACAAAAAATTCATTAAAGGTGGTTCAGAAGAACTTTTACGTATGAAACTTTAATTTTTCTTGATTTTAGCCAATTTTTTCTTTAAATTATTCATTAATGCACTTTTCGCTTTCATTTGTTTCATTTGATTGTTTGTCATTTTTGGCATCATTGGCGGCGGAGGAGGCGGAGGCGGTATGCCTTTGCCGCCTTGCGGCGGAGGAGGTGGTAGAGGCGGCATTGGACGCATTGCCATAATTTTCATTCCTTTTATTAAACCTTCAATAGAATCCAATTTATTTATTATTGTGTTATATTGTTTCTTCTTTTCTTGTTTCTTTTTACTTTTTCTACAAAAAGTTTTCCCTCCACGTATATACATATTGTAATTTTCCGCACACGGTGGCATCTTAGGCATTTAATATATATTATTAAATTTTATACAGCTTCAAATTGGAAATTATCTCCATTTTGATCATCTTCACCAAGTGTTCTATCACCCGTACTACCTCTTATACGCATATACTTATCACCAGAACTTCTATAATGTATTGTATTACCTTCTATTGTAGCATTACTCCATTGTTTTTGAATATAGGTTAACCAATCATCTTTTGTTGCCTTTGTCTCATCTGTATTTTTATTACTATTAGTGTATTTCAATACATTTCTTTTATTGTAAGAATCTGCTTTCGTCACCATCCATCTAACTCCATCAATTGTTTTTGATGATACCAAATAAAACTTAGAACCACTTCCACCACTGCCGCCACCAGATGACACTACTCCTGTTGCTCCATCACTCTTCATATATACAATATCATTGGAATCCCATTTGGATCTTAATTCATAAACCGAATCATCGCTATGCAAAACTTTATCACCGTCTTCATTTGTAAAAAAGTAGTACCCATTTCTTAATGCTGAATTGTATATTATTAAACCCCCTTCTATTAATGTATCATTTATATATACATCATATGTATTAGGTGTATCACCAATACCGGGTGTATTCAGTTTTACACTTATTGGGATTTGTTTATCAACGTCTCCTTTATAATATTGATAAGTTGAACCAGTATTTAAAACTACTCCAGTATTGGTAATTGAATCTATTTCCATTCCTAACTGTATATTGTCATCTTGTGTAACAGGATCTACAAACAAATCATCTACAGAAAACGATACAGTTCTTTTCACGGAAGTTCCTGTAGTTGGTATGTATTCAATTGTAAAACTATTATGTTCTTCTGAAGATGGACCAGATGAATAAAATAAATTAGAAGTTTCTTCTACGTTACCAAATAAATCTTGATAACTCACAGTTTTCTGTAATTTATACATATTTGTACCATTTGAACCTGGGCTAAAATCACTTGATTCTAATGACTTACCATCCCCTACCAATGCATGAGATTGAAAATTACCACTTGGTGATAATGTGAACTCATTACCTGATTTTGTATATAATTTTACACCTGATATATTTATCTGTGTTAAATAATTTAATAAATCTTCTGATATGTTATCCAAAGACAATTCCATACTTAAAGTTTCATTTAACTTTTTCACGTGAGAATGTAATTTTGAATTGCTTGTAAAGTACTCTATAGGGTCTTGTTTCTTTAATTTATATTTAATTTGATCTATATATGATTCTAAATTGTATCCTTCGGTTTTTATAATTCCTGGAATTTTTTTCACAATTTTCTTTTGTTTTTTCATAATTGCAAACAAAATTATTAAAATAAAGATTATTATACAGTATTTTCTCATAATTTAAATAAATATAAAAATTATTTGAGTTATAAATACATTTTCGTATTATTCAGATTCTCAAGACACAATTCACCACTTGCGAATTCGCACAATTCATCACTTTTTTCCACAATATTTTCATCCAAATGTCGAGTGAAAAACTTTTGTAATACATTAATTGTCATTTTGACATGTTTCGTTTTATTATAGAATTCTTCAAATGAATTCTTAAATTCGGGATAAAACTTATCATAAATTCCTTTGATTTGTTCCTTTGTGGCATAATCAAATTTTACAAAATAATCAATTCTACGAACTAATGCTGGATCCAATTTGTCCAAATGATTGCTTGTCAAAAACATTATAAGTCCGTTTTGTTCACAAATACCATCTAATGTATTTAATATTGCACTAAATGAAACATCGTTTTTGAATTCATCACATGCCTTTCGCGAGTCAAATAAACAATCTATATCTTCCAATAGGACTATTGAGTTTTTGGGCAAACACTTGAATGCTTGTTTTAACTCCTTGTCTCCCATGTCTTTATCGAAATCCAATACTGCTACATTTTTATTAAACTCACTTGCGATTGATTTTGCTAAGGACGTTTTACCAGTTCCTGGTGGTCCATATAACATATATATTCTACTGTATGGTATATTCAATGATTCATATTTTGATTTATTATTGATGAATTTTGTAACATCGTTTATTAGTGATGTTTTTGATTTTTTCGGTAAATATACTGTATCCATTGATCTTTTAGCACAATGACTGTCAATTTCCCAAAACTGACCGTATCTGAAATGTAATATATTCAATTTATCTTCTTTCAATTTTGTTATATATAATGTATTATAATACTCTATCGAATCCTTCAAGAAAGTTTCTGCATTTTCTCCTTCGACTGACAGTTCTTTATAATTATCAATAAATCCATCAATGCAAATATATTCGTTTAATGATTTTAGGTATAATTTTAATGTTTTTCCCTTGTATATCACAGTATACAACTCATTTTCAGGAATATTTACAGTTAAAATAATCGATTCTGATTCATCTGTATTATCATGGCTGAAATATTCAAAATTAACATCATTGTTTAATTGTATTAGAAACAATTTAACACATCGAATAATTTGGCTTTCCCTGTGTTTGATTGTTATTTTCATAATGATTATTTATAAAACTAATTATTTAATTACATAATGTCATTTGTAAATACTTCTACTGCCGGTGCCGGTGCCGGTGCCAGTGCCGGTGCCGGTGCTTGTACAGAGTCATTTGTAGGAGATATCCCTAAATCTTCTCCAATTATATTGTCTAATCCATATTTTTCTATCATTTCAGCTAAAGTTATTCCAAAATTCATATATGCAACTTTTGACACCATAACATAATAATTGTCCATTATTTCTTTTATCAACCATGTTTCACCAGTTGCGTCGAACTCATAATCGTCTGTTACGTCATCTTCATCTATGTCATCAAATACTTTTTCCAAATTTTGTTCAATTACAAAAACTTTACTATCACTGTACTCTTTTTCAATTAATTCTATATCCGATTCCCTATCCACATACATCATACTATATGTTAAGTAAGGCCCCTCTACCATGCTATCAGATTCTCTTACTTTTTGTAAAAAGTCTTTAACACTATATTTAGTCAAATCTCCAAACTCTCTTCTATGTCTTTGTATTTCATAATATATCCAATATCCACATCCTCCTAATAATAGTACAAAAACACCTATTATTCCAGACTTTGCTCCACCACTCATATCTTTCATCGCTACAAATAAGATAATGATAAGTATAATGACTGTTACAATTATTGCCGCAGAAATCCTTGCAATACTTTTTACACTTGACAAATCAGGTAAATACTTATCTAAATTTAATAAATGAGATAGATCTACAGGTGGTAAACACTTTATCATCGATTTTGCAATATTTGAACTTTTTGCATTCATTGCTGACAAACCTGCACAACTAGCAGCAGCTGCCGCACCATTTACCGCGTCTTCCACTGCATCATCTACAGCAGCTGCACAGTCTGCTACATCAAAATCATCGACAACTTTTTTCCAAAAATCAGTACTTCCATTCAATAACGGACTATCACCGAACCATGAATCAAAATTTGGCGGTTTTCCGCATGCATCTTCTGTATAACAATATCCCTCATCATAATCATTTGGATCCACGCCAAGACACCATTTATATGAATCTGTGTCAATCTCTACACCTGAAGGACTAGGTCCATTATATTCATCTTTTATATTTAAAGCATACTTTTCCCAATCATATTTCAAATCTTCTATTTTATGCACATTAGTATAATCCGCATATTGATACAATTTTAAATCGTTTGCCTCAGAATTTACACATAATTTAGGCATCGTTTTTTGTTCTATAGCTGTCATCTCTTTAATGTATTCATATTTAGCAACCAAATACATTACAAATAATAAAAATAATTCAGCAACCATATATTCGTCATTTTTTTCGGTTACTTTTTCTATTTCTTCCTTATTGAAATATGCACCCATCCAATCTTTCCACCACGTATCCAACGAATCACTCAACTTATCCCCGACACGCCCCTGTTTCAATATAATTAAACAATGATCTAAATGAGCATCTTTCTCAGTATTTACAATTTCTATTTTGATTTTATTTTCTATTATACTTAGAAATTTCTTTTGTCCATGATTTAATAAAGATATGTGTTTCACCATATCAATTAATTTTGTATCTGGAACATTACGTTCATTGTCATCAAAATTTTCTGGTACAGCTGCATGTGAAGAATAATAATCATGAAATGACAAATGAATATCTGATCCATTTATCTTTACTACATCTTGTCGTTCTTTCCGGGATTTAAATATTTTGGATGTAATTTCCTTATTTGAATTTTCATTACTTAAACTTAGTATTACAAAATCATTGAAATTCCCACATCGTTTTCTACATTTTTCCCATCTTCCCATTTTTTTATCACACCCTTCAATTTTACATCTTATCATATCAACAAGCCCTAAACCAAGATACAATATTCCTACACCTAGCCCAATGAAAATTGTATACCGCTTTAATTTTCCGAGTGGAGTATTGTTCATTTCTCTAAGAACTTTTTTAAGGTCTTCTGGATCCAACTTATTACGCGCTTTTTTTAGTGCTTTACCTAAACTTTCTTTTCCTGCGTCATCCATATTTCTAAAAAATTTAGTAGTATTTAATTCTGTATATGCATTACGTCCCAAATCTGAAATAAGTTGACCCATTTCCCTTTCGTCAAATTTTTTTATAGCATCCCATCCATTTGAATTTATACCGTTGATTGCTTCTATTGCAATAGATGATTGTGGCTGAGCTAACTCTTTCAAACGTTGAGGATTTCCTTCATTAATCGATTTTATTGTCAATGTAACAGCTTCATCATTAGTTATTGTTCCATTCATGAATAGTGTATTAATATCATTGTCGAGGGTTTCTAATTCACTGTATATATCGTTTAGTGTTTTATTAGGATCACCATTTTTTGCCTTAGATATCTTTTGTAGTTTTTCATTAAGTTTCGCTTCACTTACTGTCCCTTTATTTTTTGCAAAATCAAAGTATTCAACAAATTCCGTTACTCTGTCATTGAACGTTTTCGTTAAAGGACTATCAGTTAAAATATTTTCAAAATTATCCGGTAGCCCGCCGATGTTGTCATTAGCCAATCGTTTTAGATCTTCTATTTCATCTAATTTTAAAAAATCTTCAATATTCATATTGTTGTAATAACCAGCTTTTGCTTTAACTTCTGTTGGCAATTGTTTCATAAAAGCATCAAAACTCATTGCTTCATCAAACGTTTTGACATATGTTAAATATCCAAGAAGCTCATCTTGATTAACTGTCTTTGCAACTTCTTTCATCCTGTCAGCATTATTAAGATAGGCGAATTTTTCTGCTAATTTATTCATATCTGCTGCTCTTGCCATTACATCTAAATGTTTAGCTGCATCAATACCTGCTGCACTTTGTTTCAAAGAATCCAATTGTACTTGCATGTTCCCACTAGTAAAAATTTCTTCAGGTGTCATAAGTCCTGCATTAAGCTTGGCAGCTTTTGCAATTTCTGCAAATTCACCTATTTGTCTAACTACAGCATCAGCATTACTAAAAATAGTATCAAAACTCCTGGCTCCAGGAATTTGAATTCTCTTAAGTGCATCAATTAATTGATTAAGTCTACTCATATTTTCGTAAATAAATTATTTTTGTAATATATGTTCATAATTCCACTATTTATATTATTATTTTCCCTATTAATATTATTAATTATAGTTTTATCACAAAAGAATACACCTATTAAAAAGACATCAACGACTCAATCATTTGATTTACCTGATGAGATTAGTGGTTTAATAAACCATTATTCCGAAACTCGAGATGAATCGACTCAAAATGGAAAGAATGCTCTTGATGACTTATTAGGTTCAGATAATTCTCCATCAGGTGACAATACAAATACAGATACAGATACAGATACAGATATTAATAGAGATGAAATTTACAAAGCATTTATAGAAGCCCAAAATGAAGAAATCTCAGGATGTCTTTCACTACCTATTTTGAATACATGTAGTTCCGGTACAAAATTAGAAACAAGATCAGATGGAACACTATGTTGTGTCATCGACCCTGAACAATGGACTCCAAACCCAGGTGGAGACCTCAATGAAATACTTTTAGCGGTTGGATTTGAAATGGTAGTGTCTATGGCAGCAGAACAATTCATAGAATATTTAGGTCGTGTTATCACTAGGATGCGATATGGAAACAATTATGGTAATCTTCTGCTAAAAGGAATTTCAGATGAAATGTCTTTGTATAAAAGATTTTTAAATCAAGGATTATCACCTGAACAAGCTACACAAAAAGTTCTTGATTCAGTGAAGAATAATGCAGGAGATTCATTTAGAAATAGATTAAAATCTGAAGTTGGTGAAGAATTCATAGAAACATTTGCAGAAGAAGTAGTTGAAGACCTTACAGAAGAATTCATAGAAGAAGCGGCACAATCAACACTATTAAAAAGAACTATTAAAAAAGCACTCAAAGATCGAGTAGGAACTCAATTAACAAATGAAGCTGCAGAAAAAATAATGAAAGAAATCAAAGAACAATTTGGCCAAGAATTAAATGAAGAAATATTTGAAAGAGTTGCAAAAAAGTTAGGTCAGGAAACAGGAGAAGCCTCCGCAAAAAGACTAATTAAAGCTAGTGCAGTTAAGGGAATGCAAGCATCTCTTCGAAAGTTAGCAGTCACTGTTTCTACAAAAATATCAACCTTTATGTCATCAAAAACAATATTTCTTGGAATGGGACCTGTTGGACTTGCTATATTAGCTTTTGAAGTATTTTTCGCCGCCTTAGATTTTACAAATATCGGAACACAATATGCAGATGTAAAACACAATACCATTTTCCGAAAAGCAAGAAATAGATTAGAAACCTATGTTTACGATCAAGTATTATCTAGTTTATCATCAGATGATATAAAACGACTAAATATAACGACTGATAATTTATCACCATCTGATGCTCGAGAAATAATAGATACATTATCACCTTCTATAATACAAGAACTTAATATCAAAAATACTATTTCTGATGAACAATTAGAAAATCTTGGTATATTTTCCGATTTTAATCCATTTTTCAAATATAATTCAGCAGAATATCATCCTCAACTTATAACATTTTTATACGATGTTCATCCTGACGACAGAGCTGAAAAACTGAATTCCTTATATAATGCTATGCAGGAACAAGAACAAAATAATTTAATTGATGCAGTTATTTATAGTGAAGATACAGATATGTTATATCATGCAGATCTTGTAGAGTTTACAAGTATCAATAACACTGAAATAACAGATAGTGAATTCAATACCAGACTCTTTGCAGATGCTTTTGACTATTTGAATATAAACAAGGATGATTATTTAGCGATGCCTGATGGAGACGCAAAAGACGAAATAAGTATCGAGGTAACAGGTGTGTATATGATGTATTTTATTACTGAATTTACGAATTTCGTTATCAGCAAAAGAGATCCAGAATCACCATATGCATTCGAAAAACGATTTTTTGACTACCTCATTACACATACGAAATATGATCATACAGTTATTAAATGGGTACATGAATATGGTATTTCATTGGTTAACGAAGCCATGTGCGAACAATATAATACAATTGCAAAAGAAAGATATGAACAAGATACTCAAACAGTGTCTTTTCAAATACCAGGTGGAACTGAAACAATATCAGAACCTTATTTGGAAACAGGTGTTTGGAGTAAATATTATAGAATTCCCGATGTAGATCTTGCAGACCAAGATTGGAATAATCCAACTATGGTTCTCAAAAAATTTCCAGAAGAGGTTTGTTTTGCAGAAGTATCACATGAAACACGAAATGTGTGCAAAGAGATGGCGAATTCTACATATAATAAAGATCATCAATTGTGTACTATAACACCAAATTATTGTGAATCAAAAAGTATGCGTTATGATGATAATTTCAAAGGGTCGCCCTTTTTAGAAAATACTGATGGAATCAATGAAGGTATACCAGGAAATATTGGAAATTGTTGGACTCAAAATGTTGTAAAAGCGTTTGAATTTATTAGTGGTGAAGTTGTAACAAAAACAATGCACAGAGCCTGCAAAAGCTCCCGTAAATATATTGATAAACTTTTCAAAGGAGATTTAGATGGATGGGGGGGACCAGAAGATGATACAGGCGGAAAGAAAAAATCAGCTCCTTTTCATGAAAATGAAAAAATACTCTTATATGGAATCTCGCATCTTGATGTTATTAATGCAGGTGTCTTAGAAAATAAGGTGGATAACAATGATATTGTTTCATCTATAAAAAATTATTACAATTCAATTGAAAAATCACACAATATTCCAGATAATAGAGACATATACTACAAAATTAAAATTGAAAACAATGCTAACAAGAGTTTTAAAGTGGCTTCTGGAATTGGATTCGCAGGTGCTGTAGTAAGTCTTGGTGCAACAGCAGTTGCTGCTGCTTTGTATTCTGCAGTTTTGCTTGATGATATTGAAGTAAGAGTTTATGCAAATAATAACGATTACATATCATACAATTCATTCCATACATGGAGTGACAGAACTGTAAATATTTATAAAGGAGGAAAAATAGAAATCATAAGAAAAACGAAAGGAGATCCACGAGTTTATTATTCAAACGATCTTATATTATCCAAAGTGAAAACAATCCACTGTTATGTGGAAAGTAAAGGAGGATATAGGGTATCATTTGATTACTATGATATTTCTACAGAAATACATGATAGTTGGTTTGGTTATACTTTTGGTCAATCTGCATATAATCCAGCATGGCAAATAAATAGTACAGTTTTAATATATGAAAATACCGGAAGTAGAGTAACAAATGACAAACAATTAATAGACACTATTACAATAGAATCAGCTACCACAAAAGATTTTAACGGTAATAATGCTATTTTGGCACAATATTCATATTTACATAAATTTGCAAAATTGAAAACTAAATTAAATACAATTCAAGATATTTATACATATGTCACTTCAACTTCACTCTTTTCCAATTACGAGTCATCTAATGTATCAATAGAAAATCATGAAACCATCATTACAACAGTTCAATCATTTTTTATAAGTGCAAACGACGACTCAGTTTTTGATGTATCTGAGTATACTACTATTCAACGATACTTTATATCTCTCCTTTTGGACTATTTAAAATATTATGAATTCGGTGATTCTGATGATATTTGGATAGCTGAAGTAGATTTCACTTCAACTAATAATAATCCAAATTTGGAAACAGAAGGATTCACTGATACTCATAAATCATTAGTATCGCATTACATTGTATGCAAATCTAACGCATACCCTTCAGGAACCTCACTTTCCGATTTTGGCCGGATTGGATCTTCGTTAGATGATTACATAAATGGTTCACGCATTATCTTATATAAAAATGATGGTACATTTTGTACAGCATTATTACCCACACAAACAAATGTTAATAAAACTATCATAACAGACTATTATTTTAATCATATGAGATGTACTAAACCCTCAGAATATTCTTCATTTGAAGTTTTTTTGAATAAGTCCAAGTTTCATTATAGACTTTCTATATATACAAGTGAGACTCAAGATTTCACAGATTCTGAGTTAGTATATTCAATTTTAGATTCTGATTTTAATAATATAGAAACTTGGTCTGGTGATACATTACCTGCATATATAAAACTTGACGTTGAAATCGAGCAGCCACCTGATGAAGATCCAGAACCTGTTTATCTGGACACCTTCTATTTTGACAGCGCTGTCAGAGACATTTCATTTACTTAAAATATTTTCTATTATATGAATAAAAAAGAAAGTTTTGCAACTAGATTTAGCCTACCTTTACCAGTTTCATCAAATTTACAAGATTTACCAGATTTACTAGATCCGGACGACGATTTTCAACATATGTGGCGAAAATTTCAAAGTGATCTTCGAAAAATTGGCACTATTTATGATAATTGTGGTGTCGATTCGAGTGTCTATCCACCACCCATTAGTCAAAGCCAACAAACATGTATATCAGATGGTTTTGCTGAACATCAATTATTTATGCAAGGTAGATCAGTTGATGTTTGTAGATCAGTTGATGACGATGAAAATGCTAATACTTTATCAAACAACTGTGCAGAAGAAGCTCCTGTTCATACGAAAATAAGTGGAACACCTGCTTTATGTAATTCAGTTCAATTAATTTATAAATGGAATACACCTTCTGGAAATAAAACTTTACGAAAAAATAGTGAACTTTTTTGGAAGAATATTATCAAATTTAAAGGTCTTGAACCCTATGATATTAAAACTGAAGTAGAAGAAACTTGGGATTCGGACAATGATCCCAAAAATTTAGATTACTATCCTGTCGAAGATGCAAAAAATCATTATAGAGTAATTTCCGGAAAAGGTACGAGATGTGATACTCATGGTACAGACCATGATCATATATGTTATAATTATCCAGGCGGAAGTCTGCCTATATTTGATGATGTATCATTTGACTTAAATTTGAAATATAATTATCTAATAGTAGCTCCTTACAACGTAAGAAGCACATCAAATCAAGATGGTACTTGGATACAGTTTGTTACTTCATACGGATTTAACAATGCAACAGAAGCTATAGATTACGCTAATCAAAATTTTGTAGCTAATGATGAAGCCCTAAAAATTCCTGAGTTTATGAAACAAGTATCATTCACTTCACCCACTGTAAATGGGGGAGAACTTAGAAATAAAGGAAATTTTGATGATGATATAGATGAATGGTATATATGGCCATATACAGATACAGTGGATACTAAATTCAATAACGGGAGAAGCGAATCTCGTACATCTTTTAGAAAACTTAATCTACGCAGACAACTTCCTTATACAGATGAAATGAAAAATTTTGTCACTTATATTGATGATAAACTATCAACACATACTTCAATGCAAATAAATGACATTGATGAATTCACGTCAGGAACATGTACATCTCTAGAAAGAACATTTACCGGATGGTTAGATCACGTTGATGAAATTAGACAAGATGGACAAAACTATGCTAAACTTGCAAATCGAAATTCAGAATGGGCAAGATTGTTGTCATTTGATGATTCAATAAATATGATAGATGCTACATATTGTACATCTAAATTTTCAATAGGTCATCACAGTGACGGCCATGTTCATTCTAGCGCAAAGATTGAGAAAGACGGTTTCACGTATTCAATGACTTTTGATCCTACAGTAGAAATCGGTAATTTTTCTCTAATGGGAAATGACGTCAAATGTTTAGGAATTAAGTATCGAGGAAGACAGTCCTTCAATTTCGGTCCCGAAAATGAAAACGATCCATATTATGGACGTTCAATTCTTACACAAGAATTAATCAACTGGTATAGAGATACAGAAGACGAGCACGATTGGTTTAGAGATGGTAGTGATGACAAAGTAAGACAACCAATGAATTTAAACGAAACGTCTGTTGTAGTATTTAATACATGGACAACTAATATAAATAAGATTAAAGACTATGGATTTTTAATACTATGCAGACATCCACATCACTGTTATTCACCATTTGTATCCTTGTCAAAAACAAATATAGAAGATATCGAAACACACCCTTACATTCCTACATCTCGAAACACACCAGTTTCCGGTGTATTCTATCCAACCACCATAAAAGTCAATCAAGACGGATTTATACCACCTGCTTTGTCAAGACACGAAATACAACCAGGCGATACAATACACAATACTTGCGCTGTAATAACTCAATCCCAAAACATATGTGATGATGATGGTGAAGATAATAAGCAAAGCTATAATGAGATAACATCTTCAGTAAAAGATAAGTATCCCGATGAAGAAAGTAGAAGAGATATATATCAGAACCCTGATACATATTTAGAAAATAAATATGATAATAATTATACACAGAACTTTAATAATATTAAATGGTTTACTAATGCACTTACAGAAGATAAATCAGTTCTCGGTTTAATGGTATTTGATATGTTATGGAATAATGAGTCTATAAGTAATATGATAAGTGTAACCGCCGCTAATGTAGGTAAACCACAACTAGGTTGTTTTAATACATATGAAGATACTGGAACATTTTTGAACGTATTCAACGAAGATTTAAGAGATTATTATGGATATGCATCTTTATCTGCATATTCAGCAGCAGGAGCTCATGGATATAGATTTTTAGTAGATAACGTCGATTCTTTTTTTGCAATTGGGGAAGAAACTAACTATTATTATCTAAAATTACTAAGCATATCAGATCCACCTGACGTAAATGAGGATGTACAATTAATATATAAACAAATTGATCAGTCATCAATTTACAATGATAGTAACTGGAGCTTAGTTTTTCAAAATACATCATTTTTAAATATTTTGCGTAGATTTCCCTTATATAAAATTCAAAATGATAATATTGTATCAGCTAGTGATGTAGATTTTGCTTGTAATTCAAATGAGTTACAAGGAAATTGGAATGAAGAAAAAATAATAGATCAAAATGATATAAGAAAAAAAAGATTTATTCGTTGTCAAAATTTCTATTTATGTTTAGGAGTACCTGATTATTATACTGAGTATGCTGCGATAAAAAATGGTAATAATCCAATTTTTTATTGGTTAAAGGACGGAAACATACATAGTCCACATGTACTAGCTGCTATTTCCACAAATCAATTTACATGCAGCCCAGATTTACGAAGATATAATAATTGGCAAGAAGACTCTGATGGCGTTAAGTTTAATGAGCAACAAATAGATGATAGTCAATGGGGGTTTAATGAAATTATATCCGGATCCGGAAGCAATTTCAACGCTCTGTTGACCACGCACTGTGCCGATCTAAGTTATAGTAATTGTCAGGGTGCAACATTAGAACATAAATTAACTCATATTGAAAATGAAGTAGACATAGGGCTTCATATAAAGGGATATTGCGGATTCCATGAACATACCCAACCGAATAATAGCGCCCTCACTACTCGCATAGTAGTAGTCGCCGCCGATCATATCAGAATGAAAATTAAACAAATTATTGCAGCTCTTCCAGCAGGAACTTCAATCGATCAAACCCGTATAGCAAATGATGAACTAGATTTAGACTCAATGATAAATACAATCAAGGAATTTAAAAGTAGTCAAATATTTGACGTTCCGTTTGATGCAATAAATGCTAATTTCCCTATTCATCCCGATTTAAAAACTGGTATTTATACCACATTAAATATTTCTAGAAATGACAATGTAATAAATGTTGGATATGAATTTATCATACATTTCATTATTTTTTTATGTGAAAAGCAACTATATTTGACTAACGACCAGTTTGTAGACTATCATAAATTAAATGAAATACCCAAGGATGGAGGAGATCGCATGAAATCTTTGGTTCAGAGCTACGTCCCAGATGATTTAAACAGTATAACGAACAACATTCCCACATTTAATGCTTGGAACATTCAAAAAAAAGATTATTTTACAGATAAATTTGAAGCTGAATGTAATGTAAATAACAATGCGTGTATATTAGAAACTCAATTCGAGTCACACAAGGAAAATATGCTAAATTGGTGTAATACTAATCCAGGTATGTTAGATATCAACGACTGCAGTACTGATTTCATTAGTGGATCAATGGCATCTTGTTTAAATACTGATACTGAATTCGATACTTGCATAAATAACACATATTTTCCATACGATGCACCTTCGCCTTTCAATGCTAGTGGACCTTCGCCTTTTGGTGATGGTGCTGGTGCCGGTGCTGGTGCTGGTGCCGGTGCTGGTGCTGGTGCCGGTGCTGGTGCTGGTGCCGGTGCTGGTGCTGGTGCCGGTGCTGGTGCTGGTGCCGGTGCTGGTGCTGGTGCTGGTGCTGGTGCTGGTGCTGGTGCTGGTGCCGGGTCTAATAATGTCCCGTCAAGTTATAGGACTTCTGCAAGTAATTCACAGGATCCGTCTACGATTATAAATCAATTTGCTACCAGAGAACCAATAGCTGATTTCTCAGATCAAAACTTATTTGATAATTCACATAGTCCAAGTTCAGATTCTGACAAGTTAAACGTTTTAAATATTGTTTTATTTGTAGTTTTGGGATTAGTTATATTAGGATTAATAGCAGCAGGAGTATATGCTTACAAACGGCAGCAAAAGTAATTTATTCATAATCTCTAAGACTTAGTCCAACAGGAAATCTAGGCACATTTCCATCCGTCAAATTCTGATACCTCACTGTCAACATTTTACCATTATAATCTTCTTTATGCATCCACATCTCTTTCCGTTTTTCATACGTCCCACGTGGCCTTACACTAAATTTTTCACCATCCTTTGTAATACATTCAAATATAATTGTATTTTTATCATCCCCTTTCCCTTCGTGTGCCCCTATAATCTCATATTCATCATCATAAAATTCCTTATATTTCTGTAAGTCTTTTGACCTATACTGTGTCTTATACATTGACTCGGCATTTCTCAACATTAACCCTTCATACCCTTCTTGAATATACTTATCATGAAATTTTTGCACTTCATTTTCTGTTTTACATACTTCTGTAGTCACATTTACATATTTGTTTTTTCGTTCACTAAATGGAATACTTTCATCATTAAACCAATCAAATATATAAAACTTTAATTTTTCCACTTTTGTTTGATTTATATTCTTCTGTTTCCGAAATAATCCAGTTATCTCCTCAAACGTTAAATCAAATGAAAATAGTTCACCATCTAACCAAGTGTTTTCTTCAATGTTTTTGTATTGCTTTTCTATATGCTGCATATTGATACTTTTACCCGTTCGCGAATACATTTCAATCTTTCCATTTTTCTTCGTTAATAAAAGTCTCACACCATCAATTTTCGGCTGTACATAACACGGAAAATTAATATCATGTTTACGTTTATTATAGTCATGTGCTAACATCGGCAAATTCGTATTATGCATTTTTCCATTCGATATTTTCTCATCCTCAGAATATCCCTTTTCTTTTTGTTTCTTAAATAATGCATTTGCTTCTAAAACTGCCTGTGCATACACACTGGTCTCGTTCTTTTTTCCAATATTTTTACCAAAATCAATGACTTTTTCACTCACAGTTTCTTTACAATTTATGTATCCATATTTCCTAACAATCTTCCATTGGTTTTTATACTCTTCAACACTCAATTTCCATAACTTTACTTTATCTCCTTTGGATGGTATACCATACAACACAGGGAATTCCATTATTATATATTTTCACAAGTTCTTTAAATTTTATATTTTAATATTTTAAAGGCATATGTCCTTTGAAAATCTTTCAGATATGGAATTGCTCGAAAAGGCACAAAAATTACGTGTACGTTATCCAGGAAAAATACCCGTAATTTTTATTCCAGATAAAAATATCAAATTAGAAAAATACAAATTTTTATGCGATCGTGAGTCTACATTTTCTCACCTTTTAACACTTATACGTAAATATATTGATTGCAAACCTTATGAAGCAATCTTCTGTATGATTAATAATACACTCCCGCCGAATTCAATGAGTCTTCAAAACCTATATAGTCAACATTGTATGCAGACTGGAATGATGTTTATTCATGTAAAAAAAGAATCCACTTTTGGTTGAAATACCCACATAGTCTCTTTCCACACTTTGACATTTTTAACAAATAAATAACAATCCATTTTATAATCATAATCTTCTATTACCCATTCACCCACTTTTGTACCTATGGCATACTTTCCCGGATTGCACAATGTTACATATAGTTTCCGCAAGGTTATGGTATGTAATGAATTAGGACCCAAACTTTTCATCATATTTTTCATTTGTGTTTTGAATTTATCGTCTTCGACGTTTTTCAACGTTTCTAGCTCTTCTTCAAACAATTTCGTTTTTGTAAATTCATTAATTATTTGCATTCTTATGTCCATTTGTTTTAAAGTTACTTAAACGTTTAAAACATTTTTCGATAAATGTCAATTGGTATTGTGGGACTTGGAAGTATGGGTAAAAATCTCGCTATTAATATTTCCAAAAAACACACAGTAACTGTATACAATCGTTCTCCTGATAAATTGAGAGATCTTAAAGACTCACACCCTTCTATTAAGGGGACTCATAATCTAAATTCATTCGTCAGTTCTATGAAACAACCTCGCACTATTATTACAATGCTTCCACATGGTCAACCGTCAACAGATATTACTAATCAGTTATCTACCATCCTTTCTACGTCAGATACCATTGTAGATTGTGCAAATGAGCACTATGACACAAGCAGTAAAAGAGCACTTTCATGTAAAAATAATAATGTAAATTATCTAGGAGTTGGTATGTCCGGTGGTGCTAACGGAGCACTTGAAGGACCAGCTATTATGATCGGTGGTGACGCTAATGTTTATCAAAAGCACAAAGAATTTTTTGAATCTTTCTGTAATAGTAGCGTCTATATTGATGAAAACCCCAGTCATGGACATTTTGTCAAAATGGTCCACAACGGTATTGAATACTCTATGCTTCAAGCCATCAGTGATGTATTTTCTTACTTTGATCAAGATGAAGTACTTATGCAACAATTTATTGATTCCCTTTCATATTCTCCCGTTTATGGATTTCTCATTAATAATGCAAACACAGTACTAGAAAAATACAATATTCAACTTATTAATGACACTGCACATATGAATAATACAGGGCTCTGGTGTACCCAATATTCTCAACTACACAATATTTCCACACCTACAATTAATGCAGCAGTTGAATACCGCATTGCGAGTAAAAATAAATACTTTATTCAATGCCATAAACACAAGGGATCGCCATCTGTTGATTATGCGTTCAGTCTTATCCATTTTGTATACGCACATGCTATTCTTGAAGGGCTGAGTCTCATTAAACATAAAGGTATTGATGTTTGTGTTGCTCAGAAAGCATGGAGTACTAGTACAATTATTGAATGCCCAATGATTCAATTTTCGGAACTTAATCTATTAAATATTCTTAATGCACATATCGACTTTTCGCGCAAATTTCTTATTGAAAGTATACACAGAAATGTATCAACACCTAGTATTTCTGCAGCTATTCAACATTATGACTTTATTCGCACAGATAAAACCAGTATGAATTTTCTTATGGCTCAACGCAATCTTTTTGGGCAACATCCCTTTATTTAATTAACGACATATAATGTATATTATCACAATTGATGATATCAACCACAGGCAATTTCTTAGAATATATCAAACCTCCTTCAGAATGAACATAATTTCCGTTATTTACATAATGTATTCTGACATTTACATTATGCAATATTGCTAATGCATATATACATTCAGCTGTTACCCACCCACTGCTATCACAATGTTTTCTCATACTTTCTTGATATACATCTTTAAATACATTTTTCAATTTATAAGCTTTATTTAATTCCTTGAATTGTTTCAGTTTCATCAGGATTTTATGTCCGAAATTTTTCAAATATTTTCGAATAAAAAGTATTTCATTCAAATTTTTATTTTGCCAACCTTTTTGTTTTGTATAACTTGTATAAAATGCTCTAATTCCACAATGTCCATCTCCTTTCACATCCACTATATAAGGCGTTTTCATATTATAAATATCATTCATATATTTTATGTCAGTTGTAACACATCCAGATGGCCATATTTCACTTGCAATTATACAAAACGAAACTATTGAAAATGAAAATGTTGAACCGATTGAAAATGTTGAACAAGTAAATTATTACAAGAAATACACAATAAATCTCATTCGTACCGATATTGTATTTTACGCAATCACTTCTTTCTATTTTGGAATAACGATTCTTATCTTTATTTTTCCCTTGTATTTTAGCTATCAAAGGATATACACAAAATCATACGTTTAAATTCTTTTGGCATTTTCAAAACACAATTTTATTGATTTTTACATTAAGTCATTTTATTTTCACTTACAATTTTATATATCTTTTCTTCTCTATCACACGTTTTATATATATGTTTCTTGCGTTGATTGTTTTTATTAAAAATATACAATCAGTTTATGCCAACAATACCTAAAGCAGTAAGAGAACAATCTTGGATACTTCATTGTGGTAAACGTTTTGAAAACAAATGCTCAATATCTTGGTGTTCAAACATTATGACCGTTTTTTCATTCCATTGTGGTCACAATGTTCCTCACTCGTCAGGTGGATCAATTGAACTCAATAATCTAATACCAATATGTTCCAATTGCAATATTGGTATGGGTGATCGCTATACAATTACTCAATGGAATTCTATGTATAAACGTAAATCCTTATTCTGCTGGCCTTTTTCAATGACGTGTATCAAAGAACCAGATTCTTAATGCTTTTCATTCCTTCTTGTACTAACATCGCTTCAGTTTGATAGACACCATTTGGAGTTTTTACATATGTAACTTTGTATACTTCATTATTTCTCGGAAGTTTCATATGTAAATTGCGTTTCATATACATACTATGTGTAACCACCACAATATTTTTCTCTTCATCAATTTTATTTTCAATAAATTTTAAAAATTTTTCATAATCTGTTGAATTTTTACATTTTGAAAACAATTTTTCACCTTTTATTTTTGTTTTCGGAAACATTCTTCCCAATTTTTTCATTTTTCTTTCCCCATTTTCCAATCTATCCGCGTTTTCATTGTCTAATTCCTTTATATGGCATATAGGTGTTATTTCATTTTCTGGAAACATTTTGCAGGCAGTCTGAATAGCCCTCATCAACAATGAACAATACACTCCTTCTATATTAATTTTCTTTTTCTTGAAATATTTTGTTATTCTCTTCCCCGCAGTTTCACTAAATTCTAATCCTGTAGTTGTTAATGGTGAATCAATATATTTTGTATGATCATCTACCACAATTCCCATATGTGTAGCATTTGCATATGAAAATCCATGTCTTATGAAATACACATTTATTGACATACTCTACTTTTTATTTTATTCTGTGTAATAATTGTACAAATTTTGTCTTGAAGTATCGTCCAATATTTGATCGTACATTAATATTTCATCTATTTCTCCATTAATTGTGATATTTTCGTTACTGTTTAATGTTATAGTATCTAAAGTTGAAGAAGTTTCTAACTCATTATTTATATATATTTCATCATTTTCAAAATCTATATATACATTTACCCATTCAGTATTAACAATTCCATATACTACTTGATTGTCATTTATTGTAATATTTTGATTGCAATTAATTGTGAAATTTGTTGTCATTATACTGATTTCATTTTGATACCAAAATGTCAATACTTTTATTTCTGTCTGTTGTAAATTCAATGTAAATATATTGCCTGAATCTCCATTAGAATCTCCAGCAGGCGTATTAAAACTACTTGGTGTTGTACTAATACCAGGTTCCTGAGTTACACCTTTTGAATCTCCATCAAAAGTTATTTTCACAACTGCTAAATCAGGTATTTCATCAAAGTCATTAGGAGAATAATCTTCTACTGTTATGATTTCCAATTCTCCTGCTGGTGACGGACCATCTACTGGTGCAGGGGCACCTGCTGGTGCAGGGGCACCTACTGGTGCAGGGTCACCTACTGGTGCAGGGTCATTTACTGGTGCAGGGCCACCTACTGGTGCAGGGCCACCTACTGGTGCAGGGCCACCTACTGGTGCAGGACCACTTACTGGTGCAGGGCCACCTACTGGTGCAGGGCCACCTACTGGTGCAGGGCCACCTACTGGTGCAGGGTCATTTACTGGTGCAGGGCCACCTACTGGTGCAGGGTCATTTACTGGTGCAGGGCCACCTACTGGTGCAGGGCCACCTACTGGTGCAGGACCACTTACTGGTGCAGGGTCACCTACTAGTGCAGGGTCACCTACTGGTGCAGGACCACCTACTGGTGCAGGGTCACCTACTGGTGCAGGGTCATTTACTGGTGCAGGGCCACCTACTGGTGCAGGGCCACCTACTGGTGCAGGGGCATCTACTGGTGGAGGACCACCTACTGGGCCATCTACTGGTGTTGTTGGATCCGGTGTATCACTTGAATTATCTGTTGGAGATTCTCCATCTTTCTTTAAGTATAAGTATGTTGCTAATCCTACAAAAACACAAAATACTGTAAACAAAAACCATACTATTGGGTTCTTCCACCACATAAAATGTTAAAACATTTTTTCATTCAAAACTAAATTCGCTTTAGAAAAATGTCCACATCCAAAAAACCCCCTATGTGCACTTAATGGTGATGGATGTGGAGCTACCAATACACTATGTTTCGTTTCATCAATAAGGATTTTCTTTTTTTGTGCATATTTACCCCACAACATAAACACTACTTTTTCATTTTCTTGAACTTTTTTAATGTATGTATCAGTAATTTCTTCCCACCCTTTGTTTGCATGAGAATTAGGTTGCCCACGTCGTACAGTTAATACACAATTAAGTAGTAATACACCTTTATTTGCTAAAAATGAAAGATCTCCGTTTTGTAATTCAAGTCCAGTGTCCCGTTTCAATTCTTTCGCAATATTTTTAAGAGAAGGTGGCATACTAATTCCTTCATTTACAGAAAACGCTAATCCATTTGCCTGATCAGGTCCATGATATGGATCTTGACCTAAAATAACAACTTTCGTTTTTTCAAAAGGACATAACTCTATTGCTTTATATATGTCACATTCTTTTGGAAAAATTTCAAAATTCTCTCTTTCTTTTGAAAGAAAGTCTTCCATTTAATAAAATTAATCATTTATTTCTTAAATTTTTTCAGTATACTTGTAAATTCATAAGTCTCACAAAACTCTTTGAACTTTTCATTAAATATATTACATTTGTATACCTTATCGATATTGAAATCTAAATTAGTATTTAATGTTACAAGGGTTTTTGAAATATTATACATAGATAGATCTATTTTTGCAACAATTTTCTTTATTTCATCCGGAGGGGTTTCCACTAATTCTTCTATTGTTCTGTTATAATTCAATAACTTAACAGCAGTTTTCGGCCCAATCCCATTACAACCAGGAACGTTATCACATTTATCTCCAACTAATGCCTGATATTTTATAAACCTGCTGGGATCAATCTGGTATTTATCAATAATATCATCAGCAGTTATAAATATCTTCTTTTTTGTATCATACTGTTGAACGTTTGGATATACCAGCAATTGCGAATAATCCTTATCTGGACTACATATAACTACTTGATTATACTTTTCATTATTCTTTGCCACAATTGTAGCAATAATATCATCTGCCTCAGCGTTTTCAATATCATAACTTTCAATATTCATTGCTTCAATAAGAATTCTCACTAGTCCAAATTGATGCCGCAATCCTTGTGGTGCCTTTGCCCTTTGTGCTTTGTAGTCTTTGTACACTTCAACTCTGCGAGTATTACAAGTCGGTGAATCAAATGCACAAATCACATGGATCTGTTTATATTTCTTTTCCATATCTGCGACCAGTTTGATAATCATTGTTGCCACTCCATAAATAGCATTTGTAATCACACCATTTGATGTCGTGAATTTCTCTTCAGGTAACATAAAATACGCACGATACAAGAGATTTGATACATCAATAAGAATTAAACTTGCCATATAGTCTATATTAAATTGTCTTGTTTAAGCCAATACCTTATTTAGTACAATTTGTTTCTTGATATTTCGCAATTCTTTAATATATTCAGGATTACCACCTCTAATAAATCTTTGGTATTCGACTCTCTGTGATACAAGTGATTTGTGTTTAAGCCACACGTCCCGATTATGTACACGTTTTCCGTCAATGTATAACGGCATTTATTAATATATCCTTTATAGTTCTTTAAGTATCAAATTCTTTACAATAAGTTTTCATTGAATGATCGCTGATTGAGCAACCACAAAAATTAAACTTGTAAAATGTGGTATCTAGAGCTGCTCCATTGTGATGTATAAGTCCGCGTACATGTTTAAAGCGAACTGGTAGTGGAGTAAATGTAACTGGGTCTTTTTGATATACACATCTAAATGATTCAAATACAGAATTATTGAAGAAACTGGCAAACTTACTGTTTCCAACACGGGGACTTCCAAAAGTCACACATGATACTGGCACTTCTATTATGTCCATACGGGCAACATCAGCTGCAATAATTGTAGCAATTGCTCCAAACAAACTGTGACCTGTGCATACTACTTTCTTGATATCTTGAGAGTTTATTATTTCTGTTATTTTTGCATGAACCCGTGTGCGGATTGTATTATATATTCTCATAAATCCAGCATGAACAAGAGAATTGTCAAAATAGTCTACACGGAGTCTCCATATTTGAAAATCTAATGTCCAATCACGCAATGATATTGATCCTGGTCCATACAGATACAATGTGGTATCGACGACTTTGAAATACAACATACAATCCGTGTATTTGTCTTCAATAAAATCAGGATTATCATGTTTTTGATACGCTAATTCTGAAAGAATCCCACATTGTTTTATCAATTTTCTCGATCTATTCATTAATACCTTCATTACTATAATCAATTATTTATCTTTAAAATAATGCTTTTTCAATTTTACCTTGAGGAGACACACGCATCGGATAATTTTTCGGTGTTTCATTTTTTATTTTTATTTTTCTTACGTTATTATGCATTTTTAATTTACTACTCATATTAATTGTGCAATTTCCATTTTTTCGTGTCGCAGTTCCGAAATCAATAAATTTAAATTTAGGATTTTTCAGTGGTCCACTATACATAATATTTTGGAAACTTACATCTCCATGACATATTCCAAAATTGTGTAATTTGTTTAATAAATCATCAATTTCAGATAGTATGTTGCGTTTTTGTTCCATTGTTATAGAGTTCTGTTTTATACTAGATATATATTGTTCCATAGTCCCTTCCATTTTTTCCATTATCAACACTAAGATGAATGTTGTATTATCATGGCTCAATATTTCACCACGACCAACTCTAACACCAAATCCTGCATCAGAAGCACTTTTACTAAACTCTAGCTCATTTTCTAATGATAAAAAATCATTAGATTTTACTAATTTGACAAATCTTTCAGTATTACCATTTTTCATCAAATAAGTTTTCGATTGACTCCCATTTCTTTCCACTTCCATTTTAGGTGTAATAAGTATACCATGTGTTTTTAATAAAGTTAAATCTGATTCATTTATTGTGAATTTCTTATTTCTATAATTTGGAGTTTTTTGTCCACTGGCTGGAAGGTATTGTGATTGTGGTGGTGCAACGAATCCTTGTGGTGGTGGTGTAACGAATCCTTGTGGTGGTGTAAATTGTGATTGTGGTGGTGGTGTAAATTGTGATTGTGGTGGTGGTGGTGTAACTGGTGATCCTGTTGGTGTACGTGGTGAGTTCATAATATAACTATTTATTATTGTATTGGGACATTAAATATACATACATATCCAACAGTCCTTTATTGCTCGTATTCACGTGAGAACACCAGTTTATCTTACTATGCTGACATAAGAATTTTAAACGTGCTAAATCCTTTTGGCCTTTTAATTTGAATTCACCATATTTAGGATTGCGTTTTTTGTAAGCAAAATCATTAACTCCTTTCAAATATTCTTTTACTAATAAAATGTATGTATCTTCTACATATGAACTTAAGGTTTTTATGGGGAATCCGAATTTTTGGCTAAGTTTTAGATTTTTATAAACTTTATTATTTTTGCTGAACATGAAATCGAAACATTCATATTTGTTTTTATATGTTACTCCAAACCATGCAAAATTTACAATCTTTCTATATTTGTTTTGGACAATTGGTTTTCTAAACGTAAATTTTTTAAAATTGAAATTTTTGTATTTCAGGTTATTTTTATCACACATTTCTTTGATTATTGACTTAATTTTATTAATGTAATAATCAATTTGGTTTATATTATCAATTGGTATTGTTATATCAATATCTTTGGTTTCCAATAGATTATGCTTGAATTTTCTATTTTTAGCGTGCAGATATATTCCATATCCACCAGAAATGTATGCCTTTCTATTTATAGAATTAAATTTTTGTGTTTTTTTTGCATAATCTGTAATTATCCTATATAACTTACGAGGCATTGGCTTTAAATTTGATTTTTTCATTCTAAACATTTTCGTAAATATGGTGATCATATTATAAAAATTTATTTAAATTTTTTGCTGGATTTATAACATATGAACAAACGCAAACGCTGTGCTGAAGAACATGAACGTGAAAATCACGAATTTGATTTAGACAGAGACATCACTGTATGCAAGAATAATATACATTTTTACACTTCTGTAAACCGTCGCAGTGTATTGAAACTCAATAGCATCCTTAGCGATATGAATCAAAACGAATGTTTCAGTAATATTAATTTATACATCCAAAGTGAAGGCGGAGATGTATATGCAGGTCTTTCTGCTATGAGTCATATTAAAAAATCCGAAATTGATGTCTACACTTATGTTGATGGGTTGTGTGCTTCTGCTGCTACATTTATGAGTATTGCAGGTAAAAAACGATTTATGTTTGAATTTAGTGAATTACTTATTCATCAAATTCAATCAGAAACATGGGGCAGGTATGAAGATATGAAAAACGATATGGAAAATAATAAAAAGTTGATGATTAAACTTCGCACTATGTATGAATTGCATACCAAAATTCCTACTAAAAAATTAAACGAACTCCTTACGAAAGAAGTTATATTGTCTTCTAATGAATGTTTAAAATTCAATATTATTGACGAAATTATTTAAATGATTAAACGATTATGTAAATTTTTCAACAAAAATATTTTTACCCCTAACTTTTTACTTTGGGCTTATGGTATTAAAAAATATCCATCTTTATAAATAAATGAAATCACAATCAGAAAAAATATCTGAAATTTTGCCAGTATTTACCATACTTGGAATTGATAATTCAATTTAAAGAAATTGTAAATAGATTCGTGAAAGATGATTATAGTTCTAGTGGAAAATTACCTTTAGTGGAATACAATCGTAGATTAATTTATATCTTAAACAATAAATATGAAAGTATTGTTGTTTCATTAGGTCACAGACATCATAGTGGCTGCAACTGTATCTAACATTATACTGTATTTTAATAACATATCATGTTGACCTCTAGGAAATAATCTTGGATCTATTTTTATCTTTTTTAATAAACTGCCTATCTTTTTCGATTTTTTTACTATATTTGAACGGTTTCTTTCAAAGTTTTTTTCATTTTTCCATTTCATGTAAACTTTTGTATAATATTTTAAAAAATCAATTTGTGATTCTATTAATCTTTTGCCAATTTCAGAAATTCTTGGATAATTCATTTCAAGTTCATATCCATTCATTCTTATTTTTATTTCATCTGTGTATCTTTCAACCAATGATATTTTTTTATATGTTTCGGAGTATACATTATTATAATTCATTGAATACTAATTATTTTATTTGAAATTAATAAAAATAAAATTTATGCACTACAAGATTCACATTCTGTAGATTTTGGATCAATTGTAAATTGAATTGGGTTTGACGCTGGTTTTGTACGAAGATAATAGATTCCAGTTTTGAGCCCTTTTTCCCAGGCATAGAAATGCATACTTGATAGCAGTTTCAATGTTGGTTTCGGAACAAATAGATTCATACTCTGACTCTGACATACAAATGCTCCTCTGTCTGCTGCCTGATTAATAATCACCTTTTGTGAAAGTTCCCAACTGGTCTTATAAAGTTTTTTCATATTTTCTGGAATTGTATTAATATTCTGAATACTTCCTCGATGATATACAATCTGATCTTTCATCTGTGCATTCCACAAACCAAGTGTCATTAAATCATTTACAAGATGTTTGTTCACTACTACAAATTCGCCTGCAATTGTACGTCGTAAATACAAATTACTTGTAATAGGTTCAAAACATTCATTATTTCCCATAATTTGAGAAGTTGTAGCTGTTGGCATTGGAGCAACCAACAGACTGTTTCGCAGACCATACTTTTTCACATTTGTTTTTGTAACTTCCCAATCATACATAGTTGGCGTTACATTCCACATATCAAATTGCAAAATCCCTTGCGATGCAGGACTTCCCTGAAATGTCTCATACGCACCGTGCGTTTTAGCCAATTTATTTGACTCAGTTACTGCATAATAATAGATAGTCTCAAAGATTTGTTTATTGAGTGTACATGCTTCATTTGATTCAAATGGATATTTCATCATCATATATGTATCAGCAAGTCCTTGTACACCTATTCCAATAGGACGATGTCTTTTATTTGATCGTTCTGCTTCTGGTACTGGATAATAACTACGATCGATTACACTATTGAGATTAATGACAAGTTGTTTGACTGCAGCACCCAATTCTTCGAAATCAAACTTAGAGTCCTTTACAAATGTTGGCAAACACAATGACGCCAGATTACATACAGCAACTTCTTCACTATTTGTATACTCAGTAATCTCACAGCACAGATTACTGCTTTTGATAGTTCCCAGATTCTTCTGATTACATTTATTGTTTACAGCATCTTTGTACAAAACGTAAGGTGTCCCAGTTTCAATCTGAGAATTACACAATGCAAACCATAATGTTTGTGCATCTACTTGTTTTTTAGCCATATTAGCATTTTCGTATTCGATGTATTTTTGTGCATATTCTTCACCATATAGATCGCTCAATCCAGGACAATCGTGAGGACAAAAAAGACTCCATTTTCCATTTTCTTTTACTCGTTTCATAAACAGATCGGGAATCCATACAGCATAAAACAGATCTCGTGCTCGCATTTCTTCATCTCCAGTATTTTTCTTCATATCCAAAAAATCAAAAATATCAGGATGTTCCATTGCGAGATAAATAGCAATAGATCCAGGACGTCGGCCTTCTTGATTAACATACCGTGCTGTATCATTAAAAACTTTCAACATTGGTACAATACCTGTACAGGCACCTTTGATTCCTCGAATAGATGAACCAGCGCTTCGAATATCATGAATCCATAGTCCAATCCCACCAGCCCATTTTGAAATCTTTGCACAATCGGTGAGAGTTTTATAAATATCACTAATGTTATCTTCCATACCCATTAGAAAACAACTTGCTAATTGAGGACGAGGGGTTCCACTATTAAACAACGTTGGTGTTGCGTGAATAAACTTCTTGTCAGACATATAGTTATATGTCTTTACAATGTTATCAAAAGAATCTCCGTGAATGCCAATAGACACACGTAGAAATAGATCCTGTGGACGTTCGTGACACATGTTGTCACGTTTATACAAATAGTTCTTTTCCAGAGTCTTAATACCAAAATAATCAAATTTGTAATCTTTACTGTAATCAATTAGCTCATTGAATTCATTTTTGTATTTATTACAAATATTGTACGTCTCTTCACTAATTACCGATTCTTCATACATCAATTTCATCAATTCAAAAAATGAAATGTTTTTAAGATTCTTTTGAATATCACTTACAACAATATAAGCCGCTAGTTTCCCATAGTCCGGATGTGTTGTTGTTAAACTAATTGAAATCTCCGCCGCCAATTGATCCAACTCACGTGTTGTGACATTATCATGTATTGCACTGCATACTTTCTGTGCTACATTTATAGGATCGATTACCGAACCCATTTCTTTTAATAGTTTCTCTAAACGGACTGTAATCTTATTAAAGTCCACGTCTTGAAAAGCCGAATCCCTTTTTAGAACTTTCATTATAAATATTATTATCATTTATTCTTTATATGAACAAACTTCCCCGTAAATGTTTTATTATTGTAAAAAAAACACAACTCAAATATCTTTTCGGTACAACATAAAGGAACTAAACTTATAGCTTTTGAATCAAAATCTAAAGCTGAAGAATGCAAACGGTTTCTTTCTTATTATAATCATAAATACGGATATTGGCCTCCTTCACGTCCAGAAGCCAATATTAAACATATATCTTTAGATCAAGCATATAAATCAATAGATATATGTTTCTCAGACACACAACATCTCATAGATCACTGCACAATTCAACAGATTGGTTTCATATTATGCACAGATTTCACAATTAACAATGATATTCACATTCAAGGAGTTCAATCCAATAGTGAACTGAATTATGAACTTTTTTAAAACACATTTGGAATCATTATTGTGAGTATTTACCATTGAATCTCACTTTTCTAAGAGATCGTATGTGTTTTTTCATTTGCATTTCACAATTATGGATTTGTTTTTTCAAACTTTTAATATCATTTTTCATCTTCCTCATTTTCAATGCATCATTCGATTGTTCCTGTTCTAAAATGTTCATTAGCTTATATATGTGTTTTTTTCATACGAAGAAAATTTAAATAATATTTACTCATTTTTTATTATACTCTTTTGTTTCAAATAAGTAAATAAAGCAGAATTCACTCCACGATCCTGAATTTCCAATGTTACATTTGTTTCATTATTTCCATCTGTAGTATATACAGCGTTTAGATCATTTTCTGCATAAAATATCAGCAACCCAGCATTTGTTTGTCCATTTAATGTACCTATAATTTCATTGTCTATTTTACATACCACATATGTTGGTGAATTAAACGAGACCTTATTTATCAATATATACCCTTTCATCTCATTCATAAATAAATAATTCTGTATCATCTTTAGAGTTAATGGTTTTATGTAAAAATCTTTTAATGTTTTTCCGTAATAATTATACGGACCAACCAAATTTATCATATTCACATTTGTAGCAATAAAATTGATATATTTTGATACTAGTTTTGATACACTCCTGCTACTTACTGCTAATGTATTAAACGATTGTGAGAAATCTAAAGTTTCTGTATCAATATTTATACTTGTACCATTATTATAACTGTTTCGTATATCCGTTGATGAAATTGTCAATCTCTTTGTGTATCCATACGATGTAAGCCCAATACACTTATTATCTACTGTTATCCACGGTCCTCCTGAATTACCACTTGATAATGTGACTGCGTCGCATAATATTGCATCCACAGGTGTATACACGTATTCATCTGTTGAATCAAATCCAATCTCTTTTATATGTGCAATTGTACAGTTTTGCTCATCAAATCCTTTCGTCCATCCAAATATTGCAACAGAATCGCCTATTTCAACATCACTTAAATCAGACAATAACAAACCTTTTTTTTCTCCTGATTTTGGAATCTTTAATAATGCAATATCAGCTACAACAGAATATACTATTGTATTACTATTTGCATCGAGGTCAACTACAGAATAGTCTGGTAGCATCATTTTCAAATTTCCTAAGTTCCCATTAGAATCCAATACCACATGTGCCGCCGTAAGAATGAAATTGTGTTCCGGAAAATAAATATCTAATTCAGGTACCTTCACATAAAATGCACTTCCAACATATATACTATTTTCTTCCGATAATAATACATGAATTAATACATCCATACCTGTACTATGCATCTTTCTATTGTAATAATTATATATCGACTTTTCACTAGAAAATGATGAACAATCTACTTTGTTAACTCTTAACATACATTACATAATATTTTTGTAATGCTCTGCCAATATTTCGTCTTTTACCGCATCAAATACGGCACAGTCACAAGTCTTATTATTCGCCTTTCTATACAATTGTCTGTAATTCTTACCCGTACAGGTCAATGTTTTATAATGATTAAATCGCAATAATTCAGGTTCCACATTAATCTGCGGTTTGCCATTTACTATCCTATGTATTGCAAAACATTTCGTATTTTCCGGTATTACCAAACTCTTTGGTCCCTTTCCCTTCCCAAATCCTTCTGCATTCTTTTTTCGATGTATTAATTTCAATAAGTAATCATCTGTATATTGCACACGGTGACTACATCCAAACCATTGACATGCAATAAGCAATCCCCCAATATCATTCCGTTGATTTTCATACATATTTGTGATCTCTTTTAATGAAGATTCTACACTAACTATATATTCGTCCAAATCAGTCAACGCTATATATTTACAGTATTCTCCATATTTATATATACAGTTGTTTTGCGCCGTAGTCTGTCCACTTATTCCACTAGGTTTCTTCACATATGGATATGGCCAATATGTTAATGTCACACAATTTTCGTATTCTTTCAATTCTTTTAATAATAAGTCAGTATCATTTGATGCATTGTCGTATAGATAAAAATGTTCAAATCCAATACTTTTATGATACTTTATCCATGATTTCACAAACTTTGCACAATTTTTAAACATTGTTCCCATTGCTAAAACTAGCTTCCCCTTCTTTTCTCTTTTGTGCAATACAAATGTTTCACTTATTTCAAACGTTTCACTTGTTATTGTAAATTCTTTATATTGATAAATAGAACTCTTGAACTTGAACTTTATTATGAGTGTATGTTTGTGGGAATCGTTTACACATTCAGTTATGCCATTCAAATTACCCACATTGCATATCAGATTTCTATATAAATTCTCCGGAAATACAGTTGGTTGATATGGTCCTATACCAATAATTTCCCTTTCATTTTTCACAAAAATATCATAAAAAATAAATTCTTTACCATATTTCAATGTTATTGGAGTTTCAATTTTCATTATTTATATTTTCAATAAATTCTTTAAATTCAGACAAGTTCACAGTTAAACATTCTGCTTTCTGTTTCTGAATTAATGAAGTTAATGGTTTCTTTACAGCATCATATTTATAATGTTTCATTTTTAGATATTTACACATATTTGCAAAATGCAGTCTACCTAGATTTTTATCCATCTCTATCACAATTGTACCTTTATTACACCACATACAATTTGTTAACCCTGCACCATGTTGCCCAATAACCACATTTGCATTTTGAAATAATGTTATCTGTTCTTGAAAACTCATATTTTCCAAATTGACTTTTCTGATTTTAGGATAAAAATCTTTTAACATATTGTACAATCCTTCACTGTTTTTTATATGTCTCTTTTTTGATATTCTTTCTATATATATCTGATACTTCGTTTCTAAATTTTCTTTTGTTTTAAATCTATCAATTATTTTACAAATATTTTCATCCCAAGTGACATATAACGGATTCATACCTCTTATTGTCTTGGTAAATGGCGATTCGCTAAATTCGATTTCTGCATTTACAAATTCCCATAATTTCGTTTTTTTCCCATAAATGCATATTTCTTCATTTTTGTTTTCAATGAATTTCAAATATGGTATATAAAAATCTACCCAAAAATGAAAATAATTTTCCTGTTTTCCGTGACGAAACGGAACAATATTTAGATTTATCATTACATTTACTCAATAATTTCAATTTTTACACAAAACACATTTGCATGGCATCCGAAACACTTTATATTTAAATCCCCGTTTTGTAAATATTTTACATACAGCATTCTGATTAAATTTATAAGTAAATTCTTTTAATACTCTGTTTGACCACTCTACATCACTCTGTCTATTCAAACCAACTATTTTTTCATCAAACATTATTTTAGACAATACACTTCTTTTGCCACACACAAATGCACCTGGTATAAACATCTTTGGATGATTTGTTATCTTGTAATTTACATTTCTACCCTCCTTCAAATTTGGGTTGTTCCATACCCAATCAATACATCTGCGACGGCGATTATTTATTATCACATTCATTATTATGTCCGCGTTGTTATTTTTTAAGAATTCACAGGTTTCTTTGTACCATCCATGTTCCAATATTATATAATCCTTTAACATAACTATCCAATCATACTTTGCCATTTTAGTTATCAGATTTTTCTTTTTTGTAATCCATTGTCTTTCTTCTAACTCTTGCGAAAATATATTAGTAACATTGTGACCATCGATTCTTTTAGGACCCACATTAATAATTTCAAAATATGGAATTTTTTGATCAATTATTGATTGAGTTATCAAATCCAGGTTTTCAGAATCATCGCTGCTTAGTATACCAAATGATATATTCATAATTTAGTTTTTATGTTTTTCTAGATATTTTTTCAAAACTGAAATACTTTTTTGAAATTTTTTAAAACTTTTTAATTTTTTTATTTCATCAAAAATTTTCATGGAACCAACTAAAAACACATTGAAATCTCCTCGTTTTTTTAGTACCTTCATTATCTGTTTTTCATCTGAATTTTCATTCAAATTTATCAGTTTAGTATGTTTCCCTATACCATTAAAAATACCTGTATTCATTAATGTTTTACTTTTACTTATTTCCTCCTCTACTTTTTTTCTAGCTAACAATGCTTCTCTAAAATATTTTCTCAATTTTGTATCCCCTTTTAATTTCTCTAAGAATTCTTTATCTTTGGATTGCATATAAAGTACATAAATATTTAAACTCAATCTAAGTTATGCATCATCTTTCATGGGAAAACAAAAATTATCAATCAATTAATAATATTGTCAAACATGATATTTGTTCTCCTAATAATCCTTCAAATCAACACCATACAGGTTATTGTTGGCTTTATGCAGGTCTAAATTGCATTCGTGTACCATTTATTAAAGAAAATTCTTTGTTGCCTTCATTTCATTTTAGTCCAGGTTATTTAATGTTTTGGGATAAATTTGAAAAGTCCAAATATTTTCTAAATAATTATCATTCTTTTTCTGATAACGTAGAAAATCATTTCATTTCAAAACCAGTACAAGATGCAGGTCAATGGAATATGTTTGTTAATCTTGTTGAAAAATATGGAATTATTCCTCAAAGTTGCTTCCCAGATTCTTACACAATTAGAAATACCGATTCACTCAATCTTATTATAAATCACAAATTAAGACATTCAGTTTTACACAGTATAGATCCTTCTGAAACCTTAGATGAAATATATAAAATTCTTGAAGACTTTTATGGTGAAATGCCAAAACGATTTACATGGATGTATAATGTAACATCTGATACACTAACACACTCAATCAAGAATATTACGCCACGAGACTTTTTCATTTGCTTTGTAAATTGTGATCTAAATTCATATATATCTCTTATTAATGATCCGCGAAATCCTTACAATACATTTTATGAATCTAAATATTTAACTAATATGGATAAAACATCTGGTCTCATCAATTATAACATATCTCAAGACGAATTTATTGATTACACACAGGAATCACTTTTGCAAAATATTCCCGTATGGTCTACATGTGACATACACAAATATGTTTTCAGGGATCATGGAATTTGTAATGCAAATGTCGAAGATCAATCATTGCTATTGATGAACAAAAAAGAACGCTTAAAAACTTTTGATTCTTATCCAAATCATGCTGTTGTGCTACATGGATTTACAAAAGATCAAAATTGGAAATTTGAAAATTCTTGGGGATTTTCTCACAACGGTTTCTATTACGCGGATCATAAATGGTTTTCGGAATATTGTTTTCAAGTTGTTGTTCCAAAACGAATCGCTAAATCAATTCCGAAAATTGCGAAGAGTCGTAAAATTCCTATAAGAGATCCATTTGGCCTTTCACGAATTAAGATTGCACTTTGAGTTTGCCTTTTTTAATTAATTTTTTCATTTCTTCTACAAAGTTTTTTGGCGGTGAATTTTTGTTATTCTTTTTTTTCTTCGGTGGGCGAGGTGGTGGTGGTGGTGGTGGCGGCGGTGGAGTCAGTGGTTGATTTGCTTTTGTCTTCGATTTATTCTTATTCACTTTATTTTTGGGGGATTTTGTTGGACTTTTAATTTTCAAATTAATTGTTATTTCTTTCATTGTTTCATCATCTTTCAAATAATTTTTCATTTTTGTAAAAATATTTTCCATTAATGAGTTTAATAAAATTCAAAATATCAAAAAAAAATTATAAATATACTGTTTTTATACTTGAAAACATACCATTTGTCAAGGTGTACCTATAATGAATATGTGCTTTTAATTTCTTACCCCAAGGTACCTTATAACTTGTTGGTGTTCTCACACTCAATTTTGCATTACCGTCAGAATCACTCATTGTAACACCTGCGTTGTCATATTTTTTATACGCCGTCCAAGGCATTATATCGGTGTTTGTATTTGGTTCCGACGCCCAATATACAACTTTTCTTTCATTCGGTACTTTCACTATAACAGTTTTATCCGCATTTATTGGCGCAGTTTCTTTAAGTAGTCCATTTGGAAATACTGTATCTCCTAAAAATGGCAAAAAGTAATCCCTTTTAAACAACATTACCACAGCAACCATTCCAACTGCACTTATAACTTTCAAATTATATTCGGATAATTTAACTATTTTAGATGTATTTAAAAATTGAATTGTAATAACAAACATAATTATTGCATAAAACAATTTTTCTAATGTTTTTTTTCTATACAACTTGTTCATTATTTTAAAAACACATTTTAAAATCCTTTGCGGTACAATATATATAGATGCAATACAACCATTATTATACCTAATGCTTTCATGATTGGATATACACCTGGTGGACTCTTATTCTTTTTTTGAGCTATATACAATAATATTGGTAACTGAAATAAATAATGTGCTGCATTTACCAGCGATCTGTATGAACCATCCTTTGGAATTCTAACAATAAATGGTATCATTAATGCCAATGTTCCCAATGCCGCATATGCCCATAATGGAGTATTTTGTTTTTGATCGCCAATGTATACAAATAGGCCTCCAATCAAAGTCACATGCATCAAATTCACTTGTTTCATAGACATATATAATAAATATTTATTATTGTATGAACAATATCGAATTGAATTTTAATGAAAAAACTCTGGTTAATAAACCAAATAAGCCCGATAATTCAGTTAAACCAAATAATTCAGTTAAACCAAATAATTCAGTTAAACCAAATAATTCAGTTAAACCAAATAATTCAGTTAAACCAAATAATCCACTTATGACATATTTTTTATTAGTTGGATTATTTGCATTAAGTGTTACAGCTACATTATTATCACTCAAACGGTTTAATAAAAAGTTATATGATAAAATTTTGGACTTTTTCAAAATAAAATCTAAAAAGAAAAAGAAAACAGATTCTACAAACGATCCTTCAAATGACCCACCATCAGACGATCCTTCAAGTGCCCCACCATCAGACGATGATATACAGACCTCGGGTAAAGATTCAAAAGAGACAACTCCTGATAAAAACGATTCAACTGATGTTGAAATCGAGAGATCTCCCATTGATGCCCTTGGTGGACCGCCAGTTGATGCCCTTGGTGGACCGCCAGTTGATGCCCTTGGTGGACCGCCAGTTGATGCCCTTGGTGGGCCGGCAGTTGATGCCCTTGGTGGACCGCCAGTTGATGCCCTTGGTGGACCGCCAGTTGATGGACTTGAAGTAGAAAATGATGAACCAGATGGATTTGTACCACCGCAAATTTCAAATCTATCTATACTAAGAAATTATAATAATTAGTATATTAGTATAATGGACCATATTATTCAAAAATCTGATTTTATAGGCAACTTTTGTAAGGAAGATAGAATTGAATTTCAAGGAGGAACTTATTACGGTGGTAATGCTGGTGGATATTACCAAGGCCAGGGGATGCAAAATGGAGTTGCTCAAGAAAATCTTACTCTGTCACAAATTAATTCTTATAGAAAATATCAAGGAAACTTAGATTATGGATTAGAAACGCCTGCTGATGTAGAATACGGAAAATTAAGACAAGTGTTTTTAAAGCGCTTTGGATATTGGAATGACCCAAAAACTAAATGGAACATAATAAAAGACAAATCCTCAAATGATAATAGGTACTGGATAGTATCAACTGGTATCAATAATCGTGCTATTAATTTTATGTTGTGTTACGAATGGATAAATGGTACTGAATATTTAGTGAAATTAAGAAAATTTGTCCCAGATCCGGAATATACTTGGAATGTAGTTAAACATGGTTCTCAAAATATATACTTTATAAGAACTCCTAATACGCATCAAATACCCATGAAGTATCTATACGTTGATTCCGCCAATTCTGGTGCTCTTTCCAATAGTTTGAATAATTATTGGTGGGAAATTGTAACATATGGTAATAGCAGTAATAGTAATGGGTGGAGTAACGTAGATATAAGAACAACAAGTGATCATTTTTCTAATAATAACGGAAAAACGGCACTATATGTTGGTTGTTATAATACTCCAGGAGGAGTTTATGATATTCCGTTAGTATATTCTGATGACGATGGTATCCAAATTAATATAAATTTCACTAAAGCAACATTAATTGGAGGAAACCTTAGTAACAATTATAGAGTAAATGTAAATATAGCTGGTCAATCTCATCTTAAACAAATTTCTAATATTACAAATATTAATAGTTCTAGTTCATCTGGCACCATACTCATAAACAGAAATCAATTACCAAGTGTAGGATATAAAACTGCAAATGTGACATCTATAGTTTACAATCAGAATATATCTAACGTAAATCTTTCTACTGCAGATAAAACAACAACTGCGAATTTATCTGAATCTTTTTATTTGAGTAATAAAAAAAATGATATTAGTGGATCTACACACTATTTTATAGATATCTTTTTGGATACGAAGAAATCACTTATTTACGGATTAACAGATGAAACAGACGAAGGAAATATAACAAATGTAACTAGCGGAAGTCATAGAAATAAACTGTATAAAAAACACTACAATAATTTAAATAATTTGTATGGTGATTGGGTTCTCCATAAGATTATGCCATGGTCAACAAAAAAAGTTCAAATGACTTCCTCAGCTTACTTTTTAAGCAATAACAATATATATGCATTTGCGAATCATCTAAAACTAACTGTTAATGGATCTCTTGATTCTGATGAAATAATTGTAGATTTTTGTGCAAGAACCGCTGATAAATATTATATATTTTTTTACACAACAAAGAATAATGTCTACATGTTATATATACCTCAAAAAAGATACGTTAAGCTTACTGAATTAAATAGACCACGAGGTGGAGGTTTGTCGTCCTATTTTTACCTTAATTCATACACAATTACTAATATCGTGTCTGATGTAACTAGACTAACGGCGTACTGGAAGTATTACATTTTTACATTATATATTACATATGAATCATACTTTTACAGCTATACATTTATGACATCTAATTATCCTGGATTTAATTATTTGACCCCCTTTAATAATACAGTATCATATATAAGCAGTAAAATTAATTCATTATGTAATTCACCTGCAGGGGGAAGTTTTTATACCCTTCAAAAAGGTGGTAAAATTAAAACAATAGCAGATTGTACATTTGAAGAATTTTCAACTAAATCATATACAGGAGAAATTGATAACAGCCAGAATTTCAATCTTAAAAAGATTATAGGTGGTACATCAAAATACGATGTATTTGGACTTACACACGACGGTGTAATATGTATTATTAATAAATTTCCCGATGGAGAAACCTTACAAATACACGATGAGACAGGATATTTAAAGATTTTAAGGCCATAATAAAATCATAATACAAAAAAATTTATATATAATATATATAATGAATATTCCAAAGCAAAAAATAGATATTGCAATAATTATTTTAACTCTTGTGTTGGTCTATATGTTGTATAAACGCAAAGGAGTACCTAAAATAAATAACAAAATGGGTCCTTCTATGAAGATTGAACGCTACAGAAAACCTAAAGTGGAAAACTTTACGGATGAGCGCGGGTACGTTAGCTTAAATTTCAGAATGACGAATGCATTTTTAGGTGATACTAAACTAGAGTTTATAGATAACAACGGAGGAAGAGACAGTGCTTTTTATAAAGCAAAGTTATATTTATTTAAAAAATCAAATGATAAACTGTATGCTGTTCATCATCTTGATTCAAATTACTTCGGTATTTATGATAATGATAGGTATGCTGCAGATTCTAAAATAGAATCAGTTACCGTTACCGATGTTAATAATACGCCTGATACAAAAGATATATCAGTAAAAATTAGATCAAGAGAACCGTTATTCAAAAATATTTTAGAACGTGCAGATGAAGAATTTTTATTATTGTTAAGAATTCAATTAGATTCTACTGAAAATAACGGATTAGACGTATATCCTGCTGTATCTAAAATTTTTAAATTTTGGGATATTAATGCTTTTATAAGTTTGCAAAATGCAACAATCCTACCAAATACCGAAGTAGATGAAGACGATGATGATACAACTGAAATTCCTCCAATTTCACATGAATTGGATAATACTATGTATTTAAAAGATATATATGATGAGACTGTAGTTGATCAGAGTACGATAACAGACGAAAACAACGGAATCTTTTTCAGACCAGTCGATATGACCACAACTAATCTACATCATATATTATATAATGAAAACTTCCGGGATAGTTACACAGGAAATTTTGATTGGTTACATGAAGGATCTGCTAACAATAAGGTGACATTAAGATGGGTTTCCAAGGATGCAAATGATTCAGCAAAGAATCAGCCATATTTCGATGTACCTTTCTATGTTAAAACTACACTCAATGGAAAAGGGGAAACTAGTTTTAAATCTACATTTGTATCACCCACAATCGTCAACATGAACATAGTTAGATCATATTCTTAAATTTTATCATTTTTTAACCATGATATTTTCGGTACAATTGTTTTTGTTTCAATATAATGTTTAATTCGATTGTCGTATTCATTTCTAAAGATTTTATAAAGCTTTTTGAATTCTGCGTCATGTGGACCGACTTTTCTATATTTTTTTATCATATCTTCAACAAACTTTATTGTAATTGCAGAAATAACAACACTAGCACAACTGCCTGTTACTTTTGCACGCATTTTTCGCCCCGTTTTGTGATACAATTTACTGTATTTTTGTGGAACGTCAATTTCATCTATCTTAATCGTCTCAGATGCATATTTCAAAGGACCAATAAGCATCTCAGGCACATTTAAGTATTTGTACGCATAAATATAAACTGGTGCTGGATAAGGATGCCATTTATACTTTTTGGTAAATGTATAAATAATGCCGTCCAATCCATTAACATTTTTCCATGTAACTGAATTCATTTTGCCAGTACGGGTTTTTTCAATGAGGTCTGGAGTGGATAAATGTTTTTTAAGATTCTGATACACTTCCATTATAATTTAATTAATTTTAAAAACTTCGGTGTCAATATAAAATCCCTGACTATCTTTCTTTATAAATGGGATATCTGAAATTTCAACAGTTTTATTTTCTGATTTTTCATTTGTAGGGTTAATCATTATATTCGGTGAATTTAGCATCACTGGGATATTCCATACTATCTAAAACATTATAATTTGATTTGTTTAACTTTTTAAACCATGATCTCTGTGAAAAGATTAATAATTCTGGTATTGATGAAGAGGATAGCTTTTATTTTGCATTGTTTTCTTGACATTATTGTGGAAGTGATTAAAAACATTTAAATTTTTTCACAAATTATTATATAATGAATAATTTTAAGCATTCGCTTTTAGATTGTAGCAACACAGAAAACGCAGCCATGTCTCTTTTTTGTGCACCCATGTTTGTATGGAATCAATAAATCAAAATTTGACACATTAAATGGAGAAGTGTCATCAAATATGTTACCAGGAACTTTCACATATATATTTATTGTACTTGGATGGCAAGTTATAGGTGTTTTTCTATACAGGTTTTATTGGAAACCTTATTCACACTGTCCCTTCCCCCGAAGTTGTTCAAGGAGTTTCGTCTTTATGTGGTTCTATTGGAACAGGTATATATGCAGGAAAATTGCGTTCCAAAATCAGATCCAAGTACAATATTGAAGGAACACCATTTATGGACTGTATGATGCATTCATTTGCATCGCCTTGTGCATTATGTCAAGAAGCAAATGAAATCAAATTTCAATCTATAAACAGTGAACAGACTTATATGCCTGTTTATACAGCTCCCATTGATATCCCACCAATGACTAAATGAGATAAAATAAAGTATACACAAATGAAAGTCTCAATTTACTTAAAGAATATGTCCATGGTTGTAGAAAATATACGACGAAATAAACTAAACTTAGTGACAAATGAAATTTTCTTGTTTTGTTTAAAAAAAACAATGGTAAAATATGGCCTATTATTACCATTGGTTTTAATTCATCACGGGAAATATGTTCAATAATTCCTGTAAGACATATTGCAACTATATGGGAAGAAATGAGATTCTTTGCAATATTTAATGTATATAACACAGACAATATAGGCAAAATATATGGACTGAGATACATATATTTAGCGGAAAAAATAATTGAAAATACCACAAATGCTACAACTGCGTCGGGGACTTATCTTTTTCGGACTCAGTTGATACCATTGTTCTCCTTTGGCTGACATATGTATAATTCTCATTATTTATTTAAACTCTTATTATAAAATGCTTTCATTATTTGAAGTATGCAAACTTGTTACAAATGATATTGCGATGAAAATAAATCCTGATATAGTTTTTGAAAACTTCAAAGATTCATGTATTAATGCTACTTTAACTGAATTCACATGTGATGTTATAGAACGCAATTGGGATTCTTTATGGAAACAAATGCTTGATTATTTTATGAATTGTAGATTTTTATATTAAATGTATTTTCCACATCGTACCCATTTATTACATACATATTTTGTACCGTTCTTAGGAGGGATTCCTGCATGTTTTGACAACGGATGTATTATTTTATGATTTGGCCACGAGCATACATTGTAAAATAATACAGCACGGCCTGTTTTTGGCTGAACCTTTTTATGTATCATTGGAAAATTTGTGGTTCCTTCTTCGAAATCTTCATTTAGATATATGAGTAATGTGCAATATCGGAGTCCTCCTTTGAGATCCTTATATGTAGCATCAAAATGTTGTTTGTAATATTGATCTGGGTCATATTTCACAACTTGAAGGGGTTCAAAATTGCAAGCTGGTTTTTTAGATATTTTTTGCGTTTTGCGATCTATTTTTTGTAATAGTTTATTGTCCTTTGTATGAATAAAACAATTTTTAGATGTACGGTCTTTTGATACAACATCAATACGTTTTCCATCTTTAATTCCATTTACTTTGCTTTGTGCAAAACCTTTTTGTTTTCCCATTTCTATGATTGTTTTACATTCTTCAGCTGTTAGGAAATCGTCGTATATATATATTCTGTAATTGTAATACATTTCATATATACACCAACCTAAAAATAACACAATTATGAAAATAACTTGTTTTTTCTTCATATTGTATTACAATATTAAATAACTCACTTAAAGATCTGCATTTATATATAATAAAAGATGGAAACGATGCGTGTGCACAATACTATGGTCTCTGTGATGAAGGAAATGCATAAATCCTATACTGACCTCATTCTTGAGGTTTGTAAAGAACTTGGTCAGTCGGAGAAGGCTGATGAAATCTGTGAAAAATACCTAAACAGCAATCTGCTCAAGGTGAAAAAAATGAAGGATCCTAATGCTCCAAAGAAGCCCAAGACTGGATTTATGCTCTTTTGTGATGAAGCGCGTCCTAAAGTGATGGCGAAGAATCCGGAAGAGAAAATGGGTGGAGTTGCTAAGATTCTTGGTAAACTGTGGGGAGAACTTGATGCCAAAAAGAAGGAAAAGTACGAACATCTTCACGAAAAGGAAGTTGAACGCTACAAGACCGAAATGGATAACTATTAAGAAAAATTTAAGTATTCATCATTACTTAGGCGGGTGATGGAACATACGGGACATTTTATGTCATTGGGTCTGCTTCATCATGCCCCGGGGGAGGCGGGTCATTTTGTCCCATAAGTTCATCCGGGACATTTTGTCTCATTCCCACCATTATTTTCAAAGCTTCTCGTGTTTTATTAAATTCGAGTCTTAACTTTCCTTTTAAATTCTCAATTTTTTCATTCACTTCTTTTACTTCGTGTGGATTTCCAGATTTTAATGATGAAATTTCATTTGCCCAGAATAGTCGGTAATCATTAGCGGTTCCAAACTGGTTAGATTCTAACCGAACCTCACTCCGACCCTTGTTAACATTATCTGCTAATTTGCTGTATGTATTGTTTAAATACCAGTATTCTTCCATAAATTTTTCAATTTTATCAGGACTAATTATAACTTTGAATAGGTTTTTTATTTCGTTTTGTATAACGTATAACTGTAATGACAATTTTGCATGAAAAACTGTTAGGGAAGGTAGTGCATTGAACTTTTGTTTTTTTTGAGCTTGTAAAGATGCAAGTTTTTCTTGATCAGGTGGGTTTTCTGCAATATTTAAATTTAAATTAAAAATTTCGTCATATATTGACTTAACTTGATCCATCAATTTTGACATAGTATTAAGAATACTTTTATAACCGTCTATTTTTATTAACATTTCTTCCATTTCTTCCATTTTTTCAATAGATGTATTCTCTTTCATACTTTGCTTCTCTTTATATTTTTTTACATACTCTTCAAATTGTTTTATTGATTCTTGATTTTTAAATATATTTATCGGAACATCAGGTAAATTTACTTCCAAATTCATTCTACTTTTATAATATGCATTTCTCAATGTGTTATAGATGGTAGTTGTTTGTGGTTTCACTAATTTTTCATGATGTATTCTAGAAAATAGTGGATGATTACGCATTGTATTCTTTTTTCTTACGGGCATTGTATAGAGATGAGGTGTTGGAAGGAGCTGAGGTGTTGTAAGGAATGACTGGGGAACGATATATTCATTCGGAACACTAAATGAAAATCCATTTTTAGTTCCTTTAATCAGAATTACTCCATAACCTCTGGCACTATTTTCAGTCCCTCCGTCAAATGAAGCAATACCAACTTGTGTCAATTTTGTCTCTAATATTCCTACTTAATTTCCTGATGATTTCTTAAAAGTTGTAGTAATATATTAAAATCCTTGGCTCGTGTACTATACATTAAATCTCCTACAAATTTATAACTTCTGTTAACTTTTGATACACTTTTGAATAGTTCAACACTAAGTTTTAGACCTTTAAGTAAAAAACGTGTACACATTCCCAATTGTGCTATTGAAGCAGCATTATGTTGATTTTTTACAATTTCAAAAAACACATATTGTTTTCGTCTAAATGTAAATTTAATCCCTAATAATCTACATACATTGGTTTTGTTTTTCTCTTCGAAATCAAGTAAATTACTTTGTATAATTTTCAAGTCAGAAACAGCACCAGCACCAGCATCAAATCCTGGAATTTTTGAAAAACAGTATTTTCCTTCTAACGTTAATAATTCTGTAAACTCACCTAAATTTTTCGGGTTTGATGAAGTATTTAATGGGGCCAAGCCTTTGTTTAATACTTGAACACAAAATACATTAGAATCTTCATTATATAATGATGGATTATCATTGAGTGTGTTATATTGGGTTTTATATTCTACTAAATTACTGTTATTCACATTCACCATTGCATTTTCAGGTTTCACCATTGCATTTTCAGATTTCACCATTGCATTTTTAGATACTACTGCAGGGAGTCTGAGTAATATGGAGGATGATTGTGATGATTCCTTTGGAATCATTACCGTTGTAATGTCACCAACACTAGAATCAAAAAGTAATGGAATGCGTCCTTCATCTCGTAAAAAATTAAAAAAATCAGTTTTTAATGATCCTATTTCACCCAAGTCATGTTTTTTCAATTCTTCTCCATTTGGATATGTATATAATGTGTATTTTTTTAAGAAATTAAAAATAAAATCTACCTGTTGTACTGTTAAATTGTGATTTGCAGCTAAACTATCCAACATTTTCAAAATATCTATAAGTCCTTCTAATTGAGTTTGAATTTCTTTTGAAAATTTAAAAAATAAATTGTGTTCCCACAAATTAGTTGGACTGGTGGTTGACCTATATAAATATATAGGATCTTCTGCTGAACCTATATTAATTTTATTTTTCCAATAAATCACACTATAAAAAGTACCTGTTTGAGAATAAACTGCTGAGTTGCCTGCACCATATACTTCTTCTACAGGTAATGAACTAAATAAACTTTGTTGTACTGGATTCGGAACTGTATCTCTATCTACTTTAACAACAACAGAAGTTTTATTTGTTATTTGTTGTAAAGCTTGACCTAGTTCATTTGGTGTGCAACCTTGATGCCCACCCGACCGAGTGCATGATCCTGGATTTGGCAGAATATGTTGTCTTTTCTCTCCAATAAATCCAATTTTTCTCGCCAATAAATAACCTTCTCTAATATCTTTGAGTGGAAGAATTTGTTTATCTTCTAATTTTGATGGTATATCACTGAGTTTACAATTTAGCATCAGGTTAGCAGCTATATCCCACCTAATAAAATTAGCTTTATTTGAATTATCTTGACTTGCCATTATATGTATATGTGAAATTGTATTATGTAATCCTGTTAAATATTTTATTTTGTAATAGTCAACAAACTTTAATGTCCATAAAAAAACACATAATCTACTAGAATTTTCATCAGGTGTTTCTTTATCACGCATTAAGTTAAATGCTATGTCATTTTCTTGTCTAAAATATATCCTACTTTGCTCTCCGATTTCAATTTTGTCAAAGATCATAGCTGTTTCAATACCATCTTGTAAAAAGTTTCTATATTCATCATCAACCTCTATGAAAAAATCACCTATGAAATCTGTATGTTTTTGACCTTGTCCACGAGGTTCTCCAACATCATGACCTTCATCAACTGTTTGTTCAGCCACATTTAAACCTACAGAGTTTGCCAGGTAAACGCATGATTTAGCTGCATACAACATGTGCCGTACATTCTCTTGTATAGTGTTTGTTATTCCATTAATTCCTTGTTTTTCAAGTGGTGCAGATGGTGCAGGCGAAGGTTTAATTCTTAAATATGAGTGTGTTATTGAATTCAATATATTGATTACATTTTCATTTGTTTCATTAGTATAAATTGTTAACAACGCATACGTAGTATGGAATATTTTAAAATTTATGTCGTTATCTTGAACTTGAAGCAAACCCTCCAATACTTTTTGTATAGAATCGGTGTTACTTATTTCAATAGTTTCGTCTGCTTTCAGATCGAAATTTCTAGGAAGAATATTTTTTATATTTTGATTTATTTTATATAATCCATGTTCATTATTTTTTTCAAGGCTGGTAGTAAGTTCATGTATCATTTGATTTGGTGATACTTCTTTTTTTCTACTACCCACGGTTCTAGGGTGAAACCCAAAGATTTGTCTGAACCGTTTTAAGGGTATTGATGAGCGTGGTTTGGTAGCCTTCGTCAAAAATACCATTAAATTCTCTTTAGAATGATATAGTGTTTTGGAATTCCTTAGAGATGTTAGGTGAGATCCGACGCGTTTGGCAGATGGTCCTTCTCCGCCTTCTTGTCTTTCTTGTCTTTTTCCAAGTAACATTCTACTTTAATAAAATATTTTTTTTATTTTTTATTTTTGTATTAAATAAATTTAATTGTTTTTTACATTGGGAAACACCATTTGTTGTTTGTAAAAATTTAAACCATTCATTATTATGCATTGAATTGTTTGACATTAAGCTATTATTTGTATTGTATTCTTCTAAGAATTCAAGATCAACAAGTAGTGGATTAGTACCAACAACTCTAATATTTGTTGAATTTGAAAAATTGTATGTGAATCCAAGTTTAATTATTTCTTTGAACAAATTTTTCAATTTTTTTACAAAAGTATCTATTTTAGATTTTGTTGACGTCAGCAGAAATTCTTTTAATGTTATTGAATTTTGAACAAACTCTGTTAAAATCAGAAATCTACCTCTTTTTAATTTAAACAATCCGATTGGTTTCGGTATATATTTCTTCATACTTTTTGGTAATTCTGTATGAAGTTCATTACGAATAATATATAAGGAGGTTGCATAAGTAAAATCGTATATTTTACCGAAATATGTAGTTTTACCATCTGTTAATGTATACAAATATGATTTATGATATGATCTAAGTTTGGATTCATTTATGTTCATGTTTAAAATATAATTAGAAAATTTATATTTTAAATTAAGAATGAAATCTATGCAATTTTTCGGAAAAAAGAAACGTGTTTATACACGTCTTGGTGCATCATTACAACCCAAACTTGATCTTATTGAAACCGTAAGATCTGAACTTCGCACAGGAGACATTGAAATCCCAGGCATTGTTGTCGCCGGGAGCCAATCCTCCGGAAAGAGCTCCGTTTTAGAATCCATCAGTGGAATTCAACTCCCCAGTGGCCAAACAATAACCACACGCGTCCCCCTTATTTTACGCATTGAAATGAACAAATCACCCGATTTAAAACCATACGTTCTCATTTCAACCGAAGCAAATCTTGAAAATGCTGAAAAAATATCTTTAGATCAAACAAGTTACAAAATATCGGAGTATACTAAAAAAATAGCAGGAGATGAATACACGGTTGAAGACAAACCACTCCATATGAAAGTTGTTCAAAATGAAATACCCAGTATGACCCTTATTGACCTCCCAGGTATTACACATATGAGTGTGAATGACAAACAAACAAACATTCATGATGAAACATTAGCCCTTGTGAAGAAATATATCGAAAATCCCCATATTATTATTTTGTGTGTAGTACCAGCAACAGAAGATTTTGCAAATTGTGAAGCAATCAAATTAGCCAAAACAGTTGATCTAACTGGAAATAGAACAATTGGTGTAATAACAAAAGTAGACATCTCCCCTTATGACATAACAGAAAAACTCAAAAGCGAAGGAAAAAATGTAAATCTGAAATTAGGATTTATTGGTATCCGTAATAAACCTCCAAATGAACCATTTGAAACTATCAAGAAACTCCGCAAGGATGAACTGGCTTATTTCGAAGAAAAATACCCATTTCTTGAACGCAAATATTGGGGTATGGAAACTTTGATCAATAAAGTAGTAAAAATCCAAGCAGAATTTGTGGATATTTCTCTTCCGAAAATAAAAAAACAATTAGAATCCAAATTAGAAATATTATCCCAAGAATTACAAACATATAAAAGTAACTTTTCCAATGATTCTGAACGTATGGCATTTGCGGTTGAACGCGTCATTACAATTAAGGAATCGTACGCAAATCATATTGAATCATGTTCAAAACTTAATTCTTTTTTCAATAAGTTTTCAAATGACATCTACAAAAGTATGCCCGACTATTTCTCAGATAAGTATTTTGAAAAAGTTGGTGTAATACTTAAAGAAAATCGTGGAATAATGTTGTCAAATTTTCTAAATATTCAATCATTCAAAGTATTATTTGAGGAATCATTGGGTAATGTATTGGAAGACAATACAGAAATATTGATTAAAAATGTGAAAGAATTTGTATGGGAAATATTAGAGTCACTTACACAGAGTCAATTTGAATTGTTTCCATCAATGGCTTCATTTGTATGTGCAAAATTGAAAACCTTAATAGCACGGGCATTAACAGATTCTGAAGCATTTGTGGACAACTTTTTGAATATGGAAAAATTGATATTTACCCAAAGCAAAATGTACAATTCAGCTGTGTATGAATTGAGAAATAAGTCACATGAACATAAAGAGAAAACGACCGAACATGAAATGATTATCAGTTTATGTGCTTATCATGAAACTGTGCTCAATAGAATTACAGATTCTATTCCAATGGCATTGCATTATTATTTTGTACACAAAGTCATATCTGAGATTACAACAGCTATTTTACCTAGTATAAATGGAGGAATACTTTCTCAACATATGGCTGATGATCCTAAAGTAGTTGAGGAACGCAATAGTAGACAAAAAACTTATGACAAATATAAGTCAATATTAGAACTATTTGAATAGTAACATTTGAGTGCTATAAGAATTGAAGTATTAAATAGAGAAATTCCTGCTGGGATATATAACGGCGGATCCTTATTAAAAAATCCATACAACACCATACATCCCAACCCTATCCAATTCAGACCCATAAAAAATAGTGACAATTGACTTGCGTCTTTGTTTTTGTATGTTTTGTATATCTGAGGCCACAATTGCAAACATAGAAACATGCCTCCAAGATAGCCGAATATTTCGTATTGCATATTTTAAATAACAATACAAACTTTAAATTATTCACCTAAAGAACGATAAATTATATATTAAATAAAAACAATATGTTGAATATGTTAAATAAAGAAGTACTGATCAACTATGAAAACGATGAATTTTCTTGGGTTGAATTGAAGAAAGTTCGTCATATAAAACATAATGAATTCAAAATCCATAATGAAAACAATTGGTACTCTATAGAAACTATTGTGAATGTACCGAAACTTGAAGAATTTAATTCTGGGTTTTGTGTCAATTGTAAACTTCCTGTACTTGGGAAGAATTTGTGTAATGGTACTTATTGCACTAATTCCTTTCAAAAAGAAACTGATGTAGGATTTTCGACATTGGACAAATCCGAGAAGTTTCGTGATAAGCGAATTAAAGTTTATTATACATTGCGTCAGAATCTTTGGGATCATTCACATAACGAAGAGAATGATAACATGTTTTACGACGACAAATTATACTGCATCAAGAAAGGAAAATTTATGCCGAAGTCTCATTTTGCTGATCGTCGATTGAAATGGGAAAATCGTGGGAAACGATACAATCTTCACGGTCACTAAGATAAATTCACCTAAAGAACATTAAAGTATATAATAAAAAGATGGATTACACAATCATTCCGCATATACCACAGGAACAATTACCGAAAATAAGACAAGATTTACTACTAGCATTTAAGGAATTCCCGGAATACATAGGAACCGATTATGTTTGCGGCGGATTTGCTGCATTGGGTAATGCATCATCATTCCATCATCCATACATTCGCAATTTACGAAACGAAGGATTTCACAAGGTTTGCGGAAACATAAAAACGGATCTTCAATATAAAGAATTACTATTTGACCGCATAATGTATAGACGTAAAGGACAAAAGCCGCAGGCTGAATCTTGGCATAGAGATATCAGCCCTGGGAAAAATGAAAACGATACAATTTTCCAATGTTGGATCAATTTGGATTCCACCGACCAATTTCTAAGTGCGGTGCCTGGAACTCAAATTGACACAAAATCGGGATTTGCCAAAATAGAAAAAAGTATGCACAAAGAATTAAAAGAGAAGTCTCAAAAAATAAAAATTCCACCTGGACATATAATTGCATTCAATCAGAATTTGATTCACGAAATAATAGCAACTACAGCTAAAACTGATATGTTAAGGGTATATTTTGGGGTTCGATTTACAAATAGCGAAAGTCCGCTTTTCGATAAAAATGAAATATTTGACAAACAATCAGTCCCTCAAATACCAAGCGGGCAATATCCTCCAATATATAGTATTAATCATCTAACGCTATTTATGAACCGGCCTTTTACAAAATACGAAAACTTACAAGATTATAGTGCACAAAATTTTCATCCGGAAATACTAAAGCAATTTTATAGCAAGAAAAATAAAACGTATCATACAATTTGCCCCAGGGTTTTACCCAGTTTGGCAGAATTAAACATGAAATTGTATGAAAACTATTCAGAATCAGAAAAAAAATTGTATTTTCCACATTAAAATGACATCTATTAGCTTAATGAATATATTAATAAATCTAAATCCAATATCGGGATTTCAATTATTTGCAAATTTGAAAAATGTGAAATGTGAATATTGTGAAATTGAAAAGGCGGAATTGTATCCAGGAAATCAAATTGTGAATTCTTGTGCATCTTATGAAAATCAATTGTATTATGGCGAAATACCTGATATAGATTCTTTTACAGTTTGTGTTTGGTTTAAAGGACAATTGAAAACCAATGTGTTAATACGGCCAAATGGAACTATTAGATTTTCAATGAAAATTGTTGATGTTTTCGAAGGAATTTTGGGACCTGCTGAATTAAATGAATATATAAATCTTCATATCAATTTGATTTTGGGATATTTACAATTAAAGCCATTTGAAATGTATGCCAATCATGATTACTCTATATTGCTCATGAATGGTATTTGTGAAAATGATTATATGTGCAATACTGAACAGTGGGTTGATTATTGCAAAAATGCGTTTCCGGATTACACTATTGTATCTCCTGAATGGCATTCGTTAGTGACGAAACGCAAAGGAGCAATTAAGATGTATATCAACAACGATAAAAAAGGAGGGGTTGTTATTGTGAATAATAAAACCTTTCAATTGTTAGGGTTTAAGAACATATATATATTTTTCGAAACAATTAAAAATTTACAAAAAAAATAATGTGCGATTGCCCGAGTTCTTGCATTGTGTCAAATGGCTACGAAAATATTTGTACAAATTGTGGAATTGTCAAAACCTGTATTTGCGAAAATGAAAATGAGTTTTTATATGAAGTGCAAAGTGTGAATCCAATTATTGAACATATGGTTACATCTTTGCAATACGAAGAAGGGATGTGTGATTTGATCAATGATTTTGTGCATGATTACAAGACGACATTTAAGTTGCAAAAGATAGATAATATGAGTGAATTTGTATGTGCTGCATTGGTTTTCCAGACGCGAATTTCAAATATGTTGCCTTATGTGAAACATTTCAATTTGAATTTGAAGAAGGTTTCTAAAATATATGACGCATTTATTGGTATTTATTCTTTAAATAGATCTGATATGATTTGTTATATTTGTTATGATTTATGTATTGATTTCAAATTGGATTATAATAAGATTACAATTGAATATCAATTTTTTAAAGACTATAATGCATCTGAACGGGCTATTGCATGTGCTATAGTCTCACATTTTTTCAATATACATGTGAAGGTGTTGACTGAACATCTGAGTATTTCATTCCCCGCCTCCCATAGATGCTTGAAATTTATAAGTAATGTAATGAATTGAGTCGTTCAGTGTAAAAAAATTAATTTTTTAATTTGATGCAAAATAAATAAAAATAACAATGACATTACACTATATCATTTTATTGCGAAAAATGCAACGAAATTGTGAAATTAATGTTAAAGTTCATAATGAAATTTTGAATGTTTTTTATAATGCGATCTTTCAAGAAACTCATGAATTACATTCTATTGCAAAAACAACCTATCATTTAATTAAAATATCATTCACATTTGGATTTTTAATTTCGAAGCAAACGAATTCTGTCACCAAAGAATATTGGTACATAAAAGAAAATAATAAGAACATAAAATTGAATACATATTGACAAAAGAAACTGCTATTTATGAATTCATAAATTTCACAGTAGATTTTGAGAATAATGCAATAAATTTGGACGACAAATGGTTGACCATGTATCATTCAAAAAAATCTAACCTGAATTAAAGTTTTATGCAAACATAACAATGTGGAAAATTGTTAGTGTATATCTTTTCGATATTTTTTTAAATTTTAGTTTTTTTTTTCGTCCGTATATTCTTTATATTTAAGCGGATTCCCACATATAACATCCCCACAATGATCTCTATTCGTATGATGTACAATAATGTCTTCGCTTTTGCAATTGTGCTTGAGAGTCCACCTTCCTAGAGGAATTTTATTTTTACTTTTAAGGTTTTTGTAATAAGAAAACAAACTCAGCATTCTTTTCATTTATATGTATCATACTTAATTTTTTAAGTAAAACTTATATTTGTAATATGTTGCCGAATATTGTATTCAGTCAAAGCCATACAACGAAACGAACCCCAAATTTCAATTATTTTTTTTCTTTGTTCCACCAAATATAGTTGGCTCCACAATCTTGAGTAATTTTCTTAAAGAAATATCCATTCCGTCCAATGGCACGAAGAATTGTATCTTCTGTTAAATCTTTAACAGAAACTTGGCAATAATGAGCAATCGGCGGATTGTATGGTGCCATTACTTTTATCTTATTGATTTGATGCTCTTTAAGTAATTTTTTATCAAAATGTTATTCGTATATATTAGTAACATTTCTTAGAAAACAAGGCGGATCATCTGACTTCGTAATTTTAGAAATAATAATCTGAATTTAAGTTTATTCTATGATCATAACACATGCATCTAATTTGAGTAGATATACCTCACAGTCTTCATATGTGTCAAAAGTTGAAAAAAGAATTGCAAATATGTTTCATGTAAATCATTGCTTATGTGTTAATTCAGGAGGATCTGCATTAAATATTGTACTTACTGCATTATCTTTGAAAAATACCGACATTGTGTTAATGAATGATTTTACACTTTCTCCAGTATCTGGAGCAATTTATTCTACTGGTTGTAAAATAATATATACAAAGGTTGATAAAAATCTCGTAATTGATGTACTCAATCTCGAAAACTGCATTAAAGAATTCAAACCAAGGGTTGCAATAGTGTCACATATGAGGGGATATGTTTCTAATATGTTTACTGTAAACGCAATTTGTAAAAAAAACAATGTTATTCTTATCGAAGACTGTGCACATACATTCTATCAATATTATAAGGGAAAACTGTTGGGTACATTTGGCGATTTTGGGTGTTTTAGTTTACAATCAAACAAGGAAATTAATGCAGGAGAAGGAGGTGTTATTATAACATCTAACACATATATATTCAAACGAATTGTAATTCATTCTGGATCATATATGTTCTTTGAATCTCATTTCACAAAAGATGAACGAAACACAAATGATTATGAATTAATATATGAATGTGCTAATTTATCAAGAAGATTTTGCGAACTCAATGCATTGTTTGTATTACCTCAACTAAACATCCAAAGAATTCTTCAAACACGAAGGGTATATAAACACATGTGTAAATATGTAAAGTCCTTATTGAATCATCCATGTATAACTTTTCCAAAAACAAATTTCAATCATTCATATTTATCTTTCCTTTTTTATGTTAATATTGACGAGTGTAAACTATCGGATTTGTTTAGACAATTTCATTTGAAAAAATATAATATAAGTTGGTACGGCACAAAGCCGAATGCATTTGTCAGCAACAATATGCAATGGAAATATGAATCTGTTGCAAAAGAAAAAAATTACAATCACCATTTTGAAAATTTATTTGAATTTAAAATTTCATTCAATAAAAGGAAAATGTTCGATTATTGTAAATATATAACAAGTGAACTGAATAAAATTAAATATTGTATTATATGAGAATCATATATAAAATATTCTGTTGTTTTTTGGTTTACATTTTAACTATTTTTCTAATGAAAACTCATGATAGAAAATTTTGGTTGATCTCCATTCGAAACAGTAAGTATTTTCTTTGGTTATACAAACGAGATTTTGAAACTCCGAAATTTTATAAAATTAAAATATTATTATTCGTGTTATTTTTCTTGTTGCTTTTTCCCTTCTTGTCAATAATAGTAAGTGATTGGGAGAGATTCATACTTTTCAATGGGGAGTTGACTTCAATACCAATAGCATTACAGAAAGATAATAGGAATTATGAAGTTACCAAAAAAATGCAGAGTAAACTTGAATGGTATTATACTTTTACTAGATATAATATAAATACACCAAAGGTTTTTTATAATGGGAAAACATTATTAAATCCAATATCACCAGATATCGAAACCTTCATAAAAAAACCAATTTATGGAACTGAAGGTTCAAAAGTTTCAAAAATTAATAAACGGGATCTGAATTCTGCATTTGAGGAGTCATATATAATTCAAGAGTACATATCAGATTGTTTTACTGATTTTGCTCGACACATAAGAATTATGACATACTGTGATAATGCAAACAAATGTCATGTATTTTTTATAAAAGAAGATAGGCAATCAACTGATTCAATTACATCAAATAGGAGCAATAAAGGGACCATCCAAACAATCTGCAAAAACAACTTCTGCGATTTTTTAAGCAGGAAAGAACAAAGACAAATTACACATGTGAGTAAAAAATTGTTAAAACTACACCAAAAAGAGTTCAATATTGTACCATTTATTGGATGGGATGTATCTTTATCATCTAAAGGACCTATTGTATTTGAAGGTAATTTAGGAGGTGGAATGAATGTTAGTAACGAAATCTATGCAAAATATAAGCAATTAATCAATGCTTTATATAGTTCCAAATAAACACGAATTATCAAATAATAATGGAAAATTTGATTTGTTAGAAATTAAAAATAAAAGCTGGGTTTTTTAGTAACAACTATTCTTGCTCCATATATAGGTGGAATGATAATCAAAAAATGGAATAATTATGTATATATATAGAAATGGAACAGAAAATAATGAAAAAAATCTTAATAAAACAAGTACAAATTGCACAAAAACTAGATAAAACCAAAAATCTATCAAAAAAACATGAAATACTGGAAAAATATCTAAAAGCCTTAGAAGCTGTATTAAAATAAATTAAGATTCGTTTAGAATAATATCAATAAACCCTTCTCCAATGGATCCCATAAAATGGGGATAATTCCCTTCAACAAAAACTACTGATTCTTGAATATGATGTTTTTCTTTTTTTTCTACAGGTTTCGATTGTATAACTGGAGAATACACTTTTGCGTCACTTAACATAGCACCCCACCAACTGAATGCCGAGTTTCCTCTAAATATAGTTCTTGCAAATATAAGTAGTAAAAAATCGGGGAAAAAATCGAAAAATACATCTTTGTCTTTCCGTTCACCAGTTGGATAAAACCAATGCCCTTTTGCACGTTTTGCAATATGTGTCCACTTTGTATACCATTCTTTCAATTCAGTATGTTTGTATGGTATATGACTCTCATTGTCATTGTCTGATATCCATAAAAGTGAATCTGGATTGAAATCGTAGTGTTCAACTGCATCGATGTATGACTGTTTGCTTATCATAGAATGCGCTCCTTTATATCCACCCATTGCAATATCACCACGACGTAAATGAACAAGATCATACGTTCCTTTAAGTTTTTCTATTTCTTTATAAATTGGACTGTTTTTAACAGAATTATTAAATGTAAATAGTTCTTTCATGAATGAAGTATTCATTGTTTTGTAACAATGGTCAATATACATACAATCAAGGTCATCAAAGAAGACATTTTTCATATTATGAATCCGTTCTTCTTTCAAAGTGACAAGTTGGGTTTTATCGTTTGTGCGTTTTTTATAATTTTCAACAGCTTGAACTCTATATTCTCGTGTATCCATAGTTTTATTTGATTGATTAACGTGTAATCTTAATTCATCATCGGGGATAATATCACAATAATCTGATTTTACAAATAAATGGGTTCCTTCCCATTCAGAAGGCATATAGTATTTTAAATTGTATTTCTTTGCAAATGCATTACAGAATCCGTATAAAAACATACGGTTACCAAATCTTCCATGCCAATGAATCTGAAGAATTTTATCGGAGTCCATTAATTTAATTTAGTTTGTATTTTCATAGAAATACGTAAACGCATATTATAGTTTATTAAATAAGAAAATTGCGTTTTTTATATTTGCACCACACATATCAGTATCATATTGCTTGATGTCACAATTATTTTGATGAGCTAATTCCCAAATTTCATTCAATGGTAAGTAATGCATTTCCATTATATATTGTGATTTTTTCGATGAATAATTTTCTATGGAATATGGAATATGTAAAAATGCAGATCCATTATGTGTCAATATTGATAACAATTGATTAATGAATTCTTTCATTAATACAGGTCTATTGTGTTGTAAAACTATGAGAGATATGATTATATCAAATGAACCAAATATGGTAATATTTTCATTAGATTGAAAGAAATCCACATTTGTTTGATTGGAAATAATTTTGTTATTGAGAGCTTCTTGAAGATGTCCTGATGAAATATCAATCCCTGTAATATGTTTCACATGTGGCGATAAAGCCAATGTTAATCTTCCTACGCCACAACCGAAATCCAAGGCTTTTTTATTTCGAAAAGATATTCCATTGTCAATAGCAATCTGTGAAATTATCATTATATTTTCGTGACCAGTTTGAAAGAATAATATTTTACCATTGTCAGTGAAATTTGAATTTTTGAATTGTGGGTCTGTTATTACCGACCAATACATTTCTGTTTTACCATAATGATTCCATGTATTCTTCAAATCTGCAAAATCCATTTATTATATTCAAATATTATTAACTCCTAAAAGATCATATATATCAATCTGTTCATTTCTTTCTTTGTGAAATAGATTAAGACTATTCCCAAATAACGTTTTGGCTGGTTCTTTTATGAACAATTCAAACAATGATTCCAATGGTGACTGCAATCCGTGTAACAAATAGTATTCACAATCTAATTTAATATTATTCAATTTGACATATTCTGGATCTTCTGCTTTCTTATATTGCAAATCTTTTGGATTTCTAGTTTGAATAAATACATATGGCACACGATCTCCTGATTTTGGTCCTGTACCTGGTTCACGCTCCTCACGTTTGAGTGCAACTGTCAAATGTGGCTGATTTGCATTCGCATATTCGTGTACTAAATATTTTGTGGTACCTTTCATGAACTTTTTTCCTCGTGGTTCGAAATCAGTATATGATACACGTTTCATACTTTTACTTACAATTAGACTATCAACGTCTACGTTACCATCTAATAGTTGTTGAGCGGCTGTCTGTGTCATAGTAATTGCTTTATTAATATCTTGTTCATACATGATTGTATTAAGTACTTTCTTACTAATTTCTTTTACAAATGGACAATTGTCTCGTCTGACAAGTTGGATTCCTTTTGCATCAATATAATCGGGAGAATTAGGGTTTGTATACATAAGTCCTGCATATCGTTTTTTGGAAAACAGTAAATATGGATAATATACTTTTTCCATTTCAAGTTCAATGGGATCTCTAAAAGTCTGTGAAATACGATCAGCTGCTTCTTCTCCCAAAACAAATGATTCTTGAATGGCATCTTTTCCAACTGCAGTTGTTTTGAACTTTACCATAACGGAGTCAGTATTATGTACTACTAAATCTCCTGGTCCAACATGAAAATGACCATATACAGTTGAAAGATCGTATACGTAATCATCTGTGTATCCAAGATCAATTATCTTTTTGATTTTGTGAGGGTGTTTGCGTTGTGTAGATTTTGTCATGGTCAAACGATAAATATCTGGTTTATCATCACGTGTATTGATAGAAACATTGAAACCGAGTTTTCTTGTAATGATATACAGACCTAATGCTCCAGATTTTCCCTTGATGTCGCAACGAGTGTATCCGTTTTCATCCTTGTCACCATCAGCCATGTAATAGCCATCCCAAAATGATTGGATAATTTCTGTATTAGAATTCAATATCATTTGGGGTATCACCTTTTGTTTCTCATTATTATAAAATAATGATCGGTATTTGATACATACACTTTTTATATCTTCAATTGCATTCAATTTGTATACTCCACTACTGTCAATAGTGTCAATGATAGATGTTGGGAATTCACACAGCATTTGCATCTCAAGAAGGTAATCAATATTGCTATTATTAAGAGCCCAAGTGTATTTGGCTCCATATTTTCCACAACTACCATCACCGAAGAAAAACCCCATTACTTTTGCTTCGTTTATAGTTAATGAATCGTCATTGTTGAATGCATCAACAATATTTCCGTGCAAGAGTTGTGTACCTATTTCTACATCACATGGTGATATTTCTTGTTTGTTGGCTAGCAACAAACTGTGATCTTCAGTTGCATCTACTACACCTGTATGCGTAAGTATTCTATACAGCTTTTTATTACATTTATGCCTAATAACTTGATTTACTTTGGTGAATCCATTTTCTGTCCATACTGAAAAATCTACATTTGCATATTCTTTTCCATCCTGACGTGTTGTGTAATTTTCCACAAGGTTATCAATACGTGTTGTGTATACATTATTTTTGCTTCTCAGAACGACTGGAGTATCTCCAGTCACTGAATCACCATATACTACTTCGGATCCTGGATACCATTTTTCCACTAGATTTTTTGTATGTTCAATCATATCACGACCTTTACTTGTGGTACATTGTGCAACAGGTTTACAAGGTAGGAATCCTACGAGAGCTCCGCAGAACCCATAAATACTATTCATACTTACTTTGAATGCAAGTTGTTTTCCATTGTACACAGCCTTCATGAAATGGTCTCCTGCATCTCCTGCTTTGGCCATTGCTTTTTTTGCAGTTTTACGGTTTTGTGCAAGTTCACGAAGCATTTTACATAGAATTCCCTCTGGACTTTGTGCAAATTTGTAGCCGTCAATTTCATCATAAGAAACACCAGGAATGTTTCCGTATTTATCATCATCCATTACCAATGTAGAATGACACAAATTGTGCGCACGCATAATTGTCGGATACAGTGATGCAAAATCAAGGCCTGTAATTGGGGCATCCATATAGGCTCCTTTTTTAGCTTTCAATACAGTGGCTCCTTCATACGGCGCTTCCTCTTTTGCACTACTGCGTTTTGTGGTGTACACCAACATATTTTCTTGAAGTGTAGTGTATAAGATCTGACTAAATACTTTAATCCCCTGTCCCCGTTCAATAAGAAATGACATTGGTACCCAAGTCGCTTTAGCCATTTCTACCATATTTGGTAATATGGCAAGTTTATTCATCAAACGCAAAGGCAGATCAGTATCTTTCACGCAGTATTCGGCGATTTCTTTGATATCATCTGGAGAACCAGTTTCATACTTCCTAAACATAGTCTTATATGGCATATCTACTTTATTGTCCTTCAAAAAATGAGCAGATACTGAATTTAGAGTGTAACTCTGAAGTTTATGCTCTCGTTTCATAATGACCAATAGATCGATTTGTAAAATACCAGGCATATCTACCATATAAAAATCCGAATCTCCATATGCACCTGAAGAGAAAGATGCTTTTCGCATTTCAACAGTACGGTCATAAAACTTTCCCAGTTCCATAAATGCATACACTCCCAGATTCTTTGCACGTGTATACATATACCATAAATCAAATCCCCAAATGTTATAACCAATTATAATGTCCACTTGTTCCTGTTTTAAGAGATCTTTCCAAGCAAGCAAAACCTCTGATTCATTATCAAACGACTGAATCTCTACTCCTTCAATAGGATTACATTGTTTCAATGTAATTATGTGTCGTTTATATGGCTCTTGTTCACCAAAACGTTGCAATGTAGTAGCAATCTGAATGACTTCACAATCTTGATTGGGATCTGGAAATCCTCCATCGTGACTATAGGTTTCAATATCAAATGAGGCTTGAATCAAAGGTGCAATCTGTTCGTCATTTGTTCCAATAATATTTTTCCAGTCTTCTACTTCAAATTCAATATCTGTATTACATATTTTATCACATTCTACTGCATGATCTGTATTGCACCATCCTGCTGGACGGATATTTTGCAAATGGAAAAATCTCAGCATAGGATCTACATTTGCTTCAAATAAATCAAATAACTTACCAAAAACTTTTAGTGTTTGGAAAACTTTTACTGCTTTGGACATTGTCTCCTTAGTAGAAAAACGAAGACGAACAAATTTGAATTCTTCATTATTGGTAAACCCATAGAATTTCTTACGTTTCAGTGTCGATATTGACAGAAAATCAGAGTCACATTTCCCCCAATGTTCAAGTCTATCTCTTAACGCAGATTCAATTTGTAATATTTGAGTCTTTGACCAATTTTGTGGAATCTCAATAAAAAAGAAGGGTTGAAAATGCGTTCTCAAAGCAACACTCTGCCCATCTTCAGTACGTCCAAACATTGATATATAAAATTTGTTTTCATTGTCATCTGAATATTCATCAGTATCTTCAGATAACCATGAAATGCATTGAAACTTTAATGTACTCATTGTATTATACTATTTTTGAATTCTTAAGTGATTTAATTTGTTCACATGAATTTACTCAAATTTGCGAAATTTGCTCTGTATTGTGGTTGTTTTCCAAATGGAGTCATGTTTTTACCATTTGAATTAGCTTTTACGTATTTTTTACCTTTATTGTTAACGAATTTCTTAACTAATTTGCCATTTGCTGTATATATTCTGTTTGAATTCTTGTTTGATTCTTTTACTGTAATGTTATTGTTTGTTGGCAATTTTCCACGTTTGGATTTGTTTGCCAATACAATCTTCTGGCCATTGTAGTTATAGAGTATAACATTGTTTTTGTGCATTTTATTTCTTATAACACCTTGTGTATTTATGATTTTGCGTGACACGTCATTTGCTTTGTGTAAACTTTTGTTTACGTTTTTCAACATAGCATTACCTTTTTTCATATTGTTTAATGCAGATTCAAGATTTTTCAACGCATTCTTTTCATTGCCCGCCATTAGATTTTTATTAGCATTTTGTATTGCGTTGTTTACGGCATTTAATACTGCATTGGTTTTTTCATTCACAACTTTTACGTTGTTTTGAAGATTTTTCTTTGCATTATTCATAACGTTCATAGCATTATTCATAACCTTTTCATTAGTCATGGCATTTTGTGTGTTTATAGTGTTTGTAGCTTTGTTCAAAGCGCCAATATTTTTTTCAACATTTGCAACTAAAGTGGAGTTCATTAAAATATGAAAAGAAAAAATTTATAAAGTTTATTAATTTAATGAAACTCATGCAACAAAAATACATCCAAGCACAAGAACGCAAGGGTATTAAATTTCAACAAGCTGTTAAATTCTGGAAGTCAAAGAAGAAAATATTAGACAAATCATTCAAAAAAATTGAAAACAAAAAAATGGTTTATCCTGCTTATTTTACTGATAATATTCACACATATGAAAACGGCCATCTGAATTGGGAACATGCATATCAAACAAAATGCCATATGCAAGGTTCTGCAATGATGAGTATGAAAGACATAACAGGCAAATCACATTATACACCTGACGATGCTTATTATATTTACAAACAACACATTGTTAGAAATATTACAGAAAATATGAATATACAAAATCTGGAAACAATTGTGGATTTTGGATGCGGAACTGGAGAAACTACTCAAATGCTAAAAGATATATATACAGATTCTAATGTCATTGGGTTGGATCTGAGCCCTCATTACTTAAGTATTGCTACATACAATTTTGAAAACTTCAATTTCGTTCATGCAAATATGGAATCTACTGATTTCGAAACAGGATCAATTGATGTTGTAACAATTTGTTATGCATTTCACGAGATGATTCCAGAAGCAATAAAAAATACAATAAATGAAACAAAACGAATTTTAAAAGAAGGAGGGGTCTGTATAATTGTAGATATGGATCCGCAACGCCTTCCTAGATTTCCATCATTTATTGATATATCAGAACCTCACTTAAAAAAATATAGAAATGTTGATATAATGAAAATGTTATATAGAACAGGATTTAAAAAATGTGAACGTAAAAAACTTCATTGTTATTCATCAATATTTGTTGGGACTAATTTTTTTTAATTTATTTAATTATATAATGATTATATCACTTGGTAGTGATTGTGTTGCAAAAAAAAGATTAGAAGAATATTATTACAAAGACAAAACACAAAGTAATTTATTTGATTGGGTACTTTCTGACTTTTTTGCAGTATGTCAAATACTTGAAGACAGTATTCTTAAAAGGGACATTTTCACTAATAATAAATTCAAAATACTGACAAAAACTGTTGATGATAAATATGCAATTAGTCATAAAAAATTCAATTTTGTATCACTACACGATGCTCCAATTACATTAAGTGAATCGGAAGCAATTGAAGAAGTATGCAATAAATACCAAAGACGATTGGATAGATTTATTAATGATATTGTGATGTCTGAACAGATAACATTTATGGGTGTTTATGATAAAAGCAATCCAATTCAACAGGGGATGATGCATATTTCTGATGCAGACATATTAAGATTTTTTAGAATGTTGCACACTTTTAATCCGCTGAATAAACATAAATTAATTCTTATTGTGGATTCCAAAACAGAAATTAAAATTAATTCAGACAGATTGAAAATTATAAACAGTGATACATTTATAAATATGATTGAATATGAAAAGGATTGGTATCGTTTTTATTTCAATTGGGAAGATATATTTGATGTCATAGAAAAATATGAGCCCAAAGACGTTCAATAAGATATCCGTGATCTTCATGTTCATGTAAAAATTTTTCCATATTTTGATAAAAAGAAATGTCATATCTTTTGATATTGTCTCTGTGTACACCAAAATTTGCAGCAAAACAAAATGGAAAATATTCTGGTGGCTTACAATCTAATTTCAATTTTTTATAAATCCACTCAAGAACTGTTTGGTAATGTGGTATATTATTTCGTTTCCTTAATCTTGGTATCAAATGATGATTGAATCCACCATCTTCCCATATTAATGGAAAGATACAATTAAAGTTTCCGTCGAGTATTTCCATATGTATTTTGCAGTTAGACATATGTAAAAATCGTGTGAGATCTCTATTTTCCATTGGGGGAATTCCTGTAGGATTAACATCTTTAAACCAACTGCACTGTGTATCATTTTCTTTCCATCTCCATGTCAATGGTTGAAAATAATTAAAAAGAGTGGAAAAATCTTTCAATAAGTGAATGAAATCAGGTGAATGTTCGAACGGACATCCTTGAGAAAAAATCGTATATTCTGCTAACATTTCATAGTTTTTAATTATATGTGTGAGATATGTACCTCCTTCGCGTCCAATGTTTGGTAAATTGAATATACAATGTGTATTTGATTTTATTACAGGGCCTTTATTATATATTAAAACATCATCAAATAAAGAAGTCCACTTTATGTCTTCTTTATAACGAGCAACAACTAGCTGAATGTATTCGTTATTTGAGCAAAATAGATATGACCATGATGCAGGTGGGATGGAAGCACATGCTTCAAAGTATATTTTGGATTTTTTATGGATTATCTCCTTAGTGATTGAAAAAATTGATGTTTCCAGTGTCCATCCACTTTCATCAAAAATATATTCTGGGTCTATTGATACAAATTGTCCGAAATATTTTGCGCAAATTTTCATATACTCGTTGATATTTGTGGACTCTGGTGCATAAATAGTTGTGTTGAAGTTTTCGTAATTGTTGACAATATCTTGTAAGATTTCTTTTTTCGTTTTGTAAAAGATAATTCGAATATCAATATCTAATGTACCAGACTTATAATTTTGAAGTTTCACCTGATACTTTGCAATTGATTTATATTCTTCTGATGAATATAGAATTTCCTCTAAATCTTTTTGTTTTTTACCACTTTTGATGAATTTTATATATACATTTAGTCCTTCTTCCTCTGGATCTCTTCTGAGTATTTTATTATACGATTCTATTACAAGATCTTTTTCTACGTTTTTTTCAATTGACTGAAATGTAAGATGTTCAATATCTACAGAACCTTCAATATTTTCGAAAAATTCAATAGCATTCAATATTGCTTGATCCATATTGAAATATTTGTAATTTGCCAATCGCCCAACAAAATATACATTTTTTTCGCGAAGAGCTAACGATTTGTATTTTTCGTATAACGATCTGTTTTTTTTATTAGGTACTGGATAATAAGGATCACCGTTATCACATGAGTATTCACGTACAATTGTTGTATTTTCACTTTCTTGATAAAGGAAATGTTTATATTCAACAATGCGTGTGAAATCTACATCATTACCTGGATAGTTTACTACAGAGTTAGGTTGGAAATATGGCACATTTACTGATTCAATCTCAAAATTTATTGACCTATATTCAAGTGCTGGTAACTTGTTTTTCTTCAGATTATGAAAATATACATCAATTGGTCCTGTGTAAAATATTTTATCATATCCCTTTGTATCAAAAGTGAAAAAGTCAGTGTTTGTTAAAGTTTTTATATTTGGATTATTCAATAAATTTTCAAACATTTTTGTATATCCATCAAGTGGTAAAAGTTGATACTTATCCGTAAAATAAGTTTCACTAAAATCCTCGCGTACAGGTATTCTTGCAAGAACACTTGCATCTAATTCATCAGGGTATTTGTCCCATTGTTTTTTTGTATACTCTTTGAATATCTTTTCGTACAAAAATTTTCCAACTCTAGATTGTGCAGCTTGTTCACCATTTTTAATTTCCTTAAATTTTTCCTGATTTTCAGATAGCCATTTTCTCATTTCATATGAACTCTTGATATTTTCATCACATACTTTGTTCACTGTTTCTATATTAACTGGTATAGGTACATATTTATCATCCACAATACCTAATACCTTATGTTCCCAATAAACCCAGTCGGAATATTTGTGTATATATTTATACACTCTTTCGTTACTTGTATGAAATAAATGTGCTCCGTATTTATTAATTCTAATACCGTTGTCATCAATGTAATCATAACAGTTTCCTCCAACATGATCTCTTTTATCAATTATAGTAATTTTTGCGTTTAATAATCTTGCATAGAGGTCTGCGATTACACATCCTGACAAACCAGCACCAACTATGAGTATTTTCATTACAATTCAAGAAGAAGTTTAAAATAAAATATATGCGCATATTATGGACATCTCTACTATGCATCTGATTTCTACTTTAGAAATACCAGAAAGTTCGGATTTTGCAGCTGGTGTTAAATATACCACAAAAGACAAAAGCAATATAGTACATTTTGATCGCGTAGGTTATTATATTGAACTTGCAAGTGTTCATTATGGGCATCAGCAATTGTGGATCACATTTAATCCATTTAGTGAATTTTTATTTGATCATGGAATACCATCAATGACGACTACGTCTGGTAAAGTTTTTCAACAGGCCATATATAATGTCAATATTGTATCAAATCATGGTGATATAATATCCGGAAATTGTCTGAAAAATTGTAAAATCGAATATTCACCATTTAATTATGGACCATTATATAATGCTTCATTTGATGATACAGATCATATGTTTGTAAAAAACGGATCGTATGGATGTATGCAGATGTTTAATGGAGAAAACTGTATTTTTGCCTATAACAATTTCAATAATATAACCATTAAATCAGATTTGGGAATTGGTAATAATGCTGATGGACATAAGGATTGGACATTTACTCATAATTCCAGTATGTATAGCATTAAACAAATATTTATGTATGCAAGAAATACTTTCAGCAGTTTATTATCACAAGAAAGTTATTTTTACAAATTGTGTTATTCGTTAGATATACCAATATTTCCGAAGAAACATCAAATAATGTATAACGTTGACACGCATCTATTTAGATCATCTAATCTTCCATTTGAAAAAATTGGTTATTTCATGTATTTACAACTTATGGATAAATCGTATAAATATATATTTGTACAATGTTCTGCGTTTACAAACGTCTTAAGTAATATTACAATTCCAATTAAAAATGGTGTGAAAATGAGAAAGTTACTCACAAACGTCATTATAAATTCCAATGTGTTGTCAACAAATAGTTCCGAGTGCATTTTGGTATCAAGTCCCCATAATTATTTACCATCACCATGGGGATTCGGATCACAGAATCAATTACTTGATGAAGGAACATATGGATGTTTCCAGCTTTTTGACAAGGAAAACGTACTTTTTGCGTATAATAATTTTAATAACATCCCAGATGTTGGTATTGGGAATAATCCAATAGGACAGAAAGATTATACGTTTGCACAAAATGCTCATCTTTATAACGTAAGAAGATTGGAGATTCTCACTAAACCATGTAATGCGTGTGAATTTGTAGAAGAATCTACAAAGATGAGACTATTATATTCTGTAGATTTCGGGAAAATATATAATGTAGACAATAGATCATCAGTTTCCAAATCATCTTTCAACAGAATAGGATATTTTATACGATTGGAAAGTGAATTTTATGGTAATCAATGGCTATGGATTTCTTTTGAAACTCCAGATCCTAATCCTGATACATTCATGAATCCAACAACTTCCAAATTTTCATACAAAATAAATAATATATTAACATACGGAAGTCATACAAACACGCATGAAAATGCAACAGGTTACTTTGTATGTACGCCGTTTGATTTTACAGATGTATTACTTGATACCGGAATTTATGGTAAAATGCAATTTATTGTTAATGACAAAGTCTTATTTTCTTATTCTGGATTTCACAAAGCAAATTTTGATATAGGGTTTGGTAAAGATTTCACATTTGAAAGTAATTCCAATATTTATTCACGTGCGTACATGGAAGTTTTTGTAAATAATATGAATTTTGTACCTGACTTTGTAATACTTCTAACAGGTCAAAGTAATTCACAAGGTATTGGAGGATTATACGAACCATTCCATCCCGAAGACCAACCTAATAATCAATTATTTGCTTGGAATATTGAAGAAAACTGTTGGGATATTGCTGATTTAGAAAGTAATATGGGAACTAAACCTATTGGGTATCAATGTTTAGGATTTCACTTTGCAAAACAGATGTTAAAGGATTTTCCTGATCGTAAAATAGGAATAATTGTTTCAGGACTAGGCGGACAGTCTATATGTAGATGGACAATTCCTGAATTTGGATTTGAACAAAGTATTAACTTATGGAAAATAGATACAGCGGATTTATTTTTTGATTCGTGTGATAATATTACTGATGCGCTGCTGATGGCTTGTAAAGAAAAACTTGACTGCATTTTATGGCACCAAGGTGAAGCAGATTGGAATGAATCGCAGTTATATTATAAACAACGTTTACAATCTATTATTAAACATTATCGTTCACAAAGTTTTGGCTCGAATAATATGGCATTTATCGCAGGAGAATTATCGAAACATCATTCAGTTGCATTCAAGCAAAATACAGTACTTAAAGCTCTAAATATGGATTCAGATCGATATACTCGATGTGCATTTACAAAGAACCTTCAACATGCTCCTGGTGACCCAATTCATTTTGGTACACAAGGTCATAGAGATATGGGTAAGGCATATTATGAACAATATAAAATGATAACCTATTGGGAAAAACTAATTGCGGAAGAATCCACACAATAAATTCTGTTGCAATATTTATGTATATTTGGTTTCTTTGGGGTTTTAGTAATGGTCCAAATACAATAACCGGAAAATTATTCAGAAACACAATCACCATGCATAATTTTAATAACACAGAATCAATTTGCATTTTAAATAAAAATGAATGTGATTTAATCATTCATAAATATAAAGCAAATAAAATATATATCAACTATAAATTACCCATACAAAAATGTGACTATTTTAGATACTTTTTAATGTATACCAAAGGTGGATTTTATAGCGATTTTGATGTTGTATCAAATGTATGTTTCAAAAATCTGTGTTCCATGTATCCACATGGACAGATCTTCCTGTGCACTGAATGCGTTCTTACAGACGCCGAAGTTGAATCCACTAAAAACTATAAGATAAGAAACGGAGTTCCTGAACTTACAGTTCGCGTTGGAAGCTATTGGTTTGGTTCTTTGAATCCAAAACATAAATTTTGGAAATCAGTGTTGAAACTTTGTGACAAACGGTCGTCCTTAGAAATTCAAGATCCGTATGATGTAATTTACACAACAGGTCCTGATATGCTAACCACAGCGTATCACGACTATATACAAAAAAACGATCACACAGATATAATACTTCTTGACCATACATTTTCACAAAACTCATTACGTCATACTTGTAATTCTCTGTCCACAGATAATAGAGAATCGTGGAGATCCACATGCAAAAGTTAATTATCATCAAATAATTCAGAAATCCAATTTTCCTTTCAATTCTGTACATAGTCCTTAATCTCTTTTTCAATACACAGTTTTCACTTTGTAGATCACGAATAATTGATCTATAATTGTAATTTCCGTTGTTGTTTCGTAGATTATTCATAGTTATATTACTTGTTGAACTTTTAAATGTTTTATTAATATATATGTATATTGGTTACGTCAATTTTATATTAAATGCAAAAGAATCTAAAGAGAAAACAAATGTATATTCCTTGAAAAATGCATATACATATTTAGACACTTTATCTTTTCCAATAACACAAGGGAATTTAACAATAAATAAAATAGAAGTATGTTCTAATTCTAGAGGATGTTCCATTAAAACCCCTCATTCACAAACTAATTATCTTGTTCGTTTAAAAGATGAATCGACAAATGGCAAAAGTTATACAAACGTACACGATGGAAAATACGTTCTAATAAATATGAGAGGAGTATATAAATTGGGGTCTCACGAACTCACAGTATTTCTTAGAGTACCCAGAAGTGGAGTTATTGGTGTAAGAGTTGGTTTATCGAAACAGGATTCAATAAAGATTACAAATAATAATTCTTCATTAACTACATTAGGTAAGAGTTTGGAGAAAGATATATTCAAAATGTTTAATGGAAAAATCAATAAAACACGTCCATTTTCTCTGGCAAATATGGCAATATTTGGACTTAACGTATTTAATCCAACGACAGGAAATAGACCCCCACAACGTATTGATGATTTTGCCGACTTTGTAGAACTCTTGGAAATGAATCTTGAATCACATACCACATATTATTCTCCTTCTAATGGAAAAGCTGTTGTAAGAGCAAATTTCAAACCCAAATCGAAAAATGGTGTTTCTTTTGGTATTACTCAATGGGGAATGGTTGATATGACTGGTGTTAAATCCCTTAATTCAGCACGAAATTTGAAAAAAGATTTACTAAAAGCATTTGATTCTATTAAGGGCTCTATAGAATTCAATAATGAAACACCTCCACCAAAATCAAGCAAACAAACAGGTTGCACTACAAGAAACCCATCTCCACCATGTAATCCAAGCTATATTCCATTGCCAAATAAGAAAAAACAAATTTGTTGTTATAAAAAGAAAATGACTGATAAAAAAATCAAAGAACAGTACGCAAAATTTGGTGTCAATATTCCTCAATCTTTAATGACTTCTTTAAATTTATCCAAACCAATAAATAAAATCGAATTACCATATTATAATTCAAAAAGTAGAAAAATTATGTATAAAAAGAAACCGTTTCGTTCAGAAAAATGCAATACCTTGTCTAAACCTGAACTTATGGAAATGGCTAAAGCGATTGGAGCCAATCCTGGGAAATTCAAAAAAGATATTTGTTCCAGCATTTTTTCTAAATTGTCTCAAAATGCACAAAAGAAACGAAAATCCATTCGTAAAAAATTCGTATTGTTTTCAAACAAAATGCTATCTTAGATCTTGAAACAAAATGGTCGTAATTTCATTTGATTTCTTGCAATTTCAGGTTCACTCAATGGCAATGAATATAGAATTTTGTTAACGATTTCAATGTTAATATCTGGTAAAATTGGTTCACTATAAATATTTTTCTGGCCTTTGAGAACGTCTAATTGAAATTGTTTTGGAAAATATTCTGTATATTCGTCTCCGTTTTCACTCATAAATGCCATGAATGAAAAAGGCAACAACCCACAACATCGCAATGGTGTCACCATCAATAATTGGCAAAACGGCGTACATGGATCTCCCTTTTCAAATTTCGGATAAAACATTTCTGGCGTTAAATGTTCTAATATATCTGACGCACATGGAGCATTCCTATATGTATAATAATAATTCCATGATTCCACATTATTATTATAATATCTATATGACCATACTACTGATTTAATATATTCATTACAAACTTCTTGAATATCTTTTTTCCCAAAATAATTCGTATTGTACATTAATTTCCAATCATGATTCTTAAAATCTATTGACCTACAAATATCATTATACCGTTTATGAAATGGATTTGAAGGATCTATATACATTGTATGTTCATATCGTTTCATTTCATTTTCATATTGTTCCGTTTTAGTCTTTCCTTTTTGAACAGTTTGTGACTTATAAAAAAAACCCTTTTTCATCATAATTATTGATTCCTTTTCACTTAGTATCTGGAAGAATTTAATTATATTTTGATAAACAACATTCCCATCATAAATAAGATAACCATTATTTATAAGAACTTGTTTGTAAATACCCAAAAGAATAGAGAGTCCATTTTCTCTGATCTTTGTATGACACAACGCATCGCAAAAATCATTTCCTCCAAAATTTGTAATGAAGACAAAATCATCAATAACTCTATTATGATCATACGATTCTAATTCATATTCCTTCAATAATGCTTCTCTTGTTTTATCAATATCAAAATACAAAAATTGACTGTCATGATATTGCGCCAATTCCACAGAAGTATTTTGCACTTCACGTAGCAATTTAATCTTTGTTTGTTTGAGATTCATCGCCAAAATAATCAGATCTGCATCCAACCCATAAATAGCAATCGACGGATTCCCCTTACCAGCTCGAATAAAGTCCATTATTTTATGCTCACCTTCTCCAGGAACATTAGCATCTGATAGAAATACATTGAAATTGGATTTTTGATGTTTTGAAAATGCTCCCAGTTTGATATAATTTTTGATCCTATTACACAATTTACTCATAAATGGAGTACCAGGAGTTATTTTATTACTGTCAAAATAAGATGTTTTGTCCATTTTTAATTGTTTCTTGATTCTGTTTTCATATTCAGTATCCATAACTTTCTTATATCTACGTGCACGCTGTCGTACAATCTTCCCCATTGGCACTGGACCATCTACTGCAATATATACTAATTTTCTAGGCTTAACAAGACTTATAATTTTTGATGTATAGCCTACAACACTTGATATCATTTCCTCCTCAATATCACGCAAAGACATTTCAGGAGTTAAATTCATGAGAGACTTTGAATGATGAATTAAACAATTGAAATCAAAATACAAATGATCAATTACTTGAGATTCATCCCAATAATGTGTATCAGGATATGTTTCTGATAACGTTCTAAATAAACTTGGAACACCCATTATGTATTATTTTGATTGATTCCCTTAAATTCGTTTTCTTGAAAAAGGTAATGGATATTTAAAGTTGTATCTCGACCCGGTCTTTGGGCTCTCCCAATAACCTGTTGTTCCATATCGGGATTCATTTTATGGAAAAATATTAAATCAGTGGTCATTTCCAAATTTAAACCAGTCCCATAATGTGTAGAATTCAGCATCAACATCTTTATATTACCATTTTTATATTTATCTATCAATTTATTTATTCTGTAGATTGTCCCAACTAATTGAGCAAATGTAAAATTTCCATCACTTAATGTATTAGCAATATGTTTAAAACTTTCTTCGTATGCACTAAATATTAAAAATTTACCGTCAGGTTTATCATTCAATATCTTCATCAACGACTCTATTTTTGTTGGCTGTCTAACAGTTTCCGTTTCAGATATTAACACAAATCCTTGTGATTCATTTCTGCATAGAGGACACATTGAATTCATATTGAATGATCTTATTAGACATTCTGTACAAAATACATTATTGCAGCAATTTGTTACAGATGGATTTTTGAATGAATCGAAACATATTGGACATGTAGTATCTTTATGTCTTTGAATTCTCTCTTTAATATTTTCAATTTTTCCATTAACTGTGTTTTTCTCACCATTCAATGTTTCAATTTTCCGATCATTCTGCAACCTATCATTCAATGAAGTTGGGATCAAATTTTCCAAATATGATATTTGTCTATTAATATTTTCGATTCTTGTTTGAAACACGTCTGTTACTAGTTTTACTATATTTGTTTCTGTATTTGTTTCACAACCAATCTTTTCTATAGCTGTTTGAACATCTCCTGCATTCAATGCTTGTATAATATCATTAGTAACAAGATCGTGTATCAGATGAATATATAATGGGGATCTGCATTTTACAATATTTTTTATCGGTGAAGGCAGAGAAAACGAATTTTTTATTGAAATGTCATTATGTTTTAACACAATGTACTTTAATAACGGATTCGCAGAACTTTTTTCCAGATTTCTAAATGTTTCTCTTATAAAACCTGTATGTTTAATACCTTCTATAAATTTTCTCGTTAAGTTATTCAATCCTTGATGTTTGAATATTGTAAAATATTGCCCGCTTGGAAAAAGTAGATTTTGTAATGATGATGATACAAACCATACAAAATTCCCTGACGGTTGATGAACATTAGGTATATTCAAACTATCAGCTTCATCATATATAATTCTACTCCAATTCTCATTCTGAAAATGCTGTTCTGTAATAAATTTTACATACATTGTTGAACTCACCAATACAATATCAGGTTCAGTTTCAATTGTTTTAAATTTTTCAATATGTGATCTTCTACAAATAATGTTTACACTAAGGTCTGATATTTGATCTATATAATCATACCATTGTGTCACACATTGATGTGGGACAATTATCATATTTGTTTTTCGTGTATTTAACGGTTTACTTCGCAAATGCAATAGATTTCCGAATTGCTTTACAATTTGTGTATCACTTTCGAGCTTTACATTGTTTGCTATCAATGCAATGATTATATATGACTTACCTGATCCAGTACAATTTGCACAAATACCGAATCCTGTTTCAAGCTCTGTATTCTCATCAAATTTTAACCTTCGTTTTTCTAAATTTTGCATCGAAAGTAACATTTCCTTCTGATGTAGTTTGAGTTCCACTTTGAGAGATGGACATTCAACATACTTTTCCGATGTTATTGTACCTTCTTGAATAAGTCTTAATCTTTCATTACAAGCAACTATATCCATCATATTTAAAATGTGTAAATTTTTAAATTAATTGTGTATATTTCTTTTTGTGGAAATTGTATGCTTCGGTAATATAATTGTCGAGTATGTTATTTATATTATCTGTTGCTGTATCAAATTCATGTATAAGATTTGCATCATTATGAATTCTGAATTTCATATTATGGATATATTTCATTACTTTTTGTTTGTATACTACTAGTTTAGGTAGTTTTTCAGATTTTACATATACTTCCGATAATGTTATATAAAATTTCCTTACATAATATTGTATTTTATCGCCACCACGATTATCAAATTCAGAACATTTTTTTATTACAAGAAGATACTCTTTTATTGATGTATCTGTTGATACCTTACGATATTTTGTCATTCGGGGAGATACATACATCCTGTACATTCCAAATATACCCACTAGTAAGAAAATGACTATGATGAATTTCATTACTTAAACAAATAAAATATTATGTATTATAATGATTTCTCGTCAATCAATTATCTGCAATGCACAAAATAATAGGTCAAAAAAGCATTCCAATATTAGAAAAAAAGCTAATGAAAACAGAAGGATTTCCGATAAAAATGTAAGATCTACAATTGGCACCTTAGCCAAACAGGAAAGAACTCGGCTTGATTCTCTTTGGGAATCACACAAAGAGTTTTTCAGTGGTAATACTGAAACTGAAGAAAATAAAGTAACCGAAGCAGAACTTGTTGTTGACAATTCAGATCTTGAAAATTCAAATTCTTTTTTCGAAACAGATTAATTTCTTTTATTTTGAATTTTTATTACGTAATATAATGTTATTATTCCAAATATTATAGATGTAGTATCATTTCCATTTTGAATTGATTGTGATGCAAGAATTCCACTTAATGTTGATATTTGCAAATTTTGCACATCATTACGTGTAGATTTAATATTCCTTTTCATTTCTCCTTTCGACTTTTCCAATGCATTTACTGAACTATTTATCGCCTTTACTCTATTTGGCATCTCTATTGCACTTGACGCAATTTTTCGCAAATCTATCGCTTCCATCACATCATCCCGTACTATAGGCGTTACATTTGCCACAAAATTGAATTCAGGATCAAGTCTTCTACATATCCCATCAATAAGAATCAACGCCTTACCTAAAAATAGAAATTCAGGTGGTAACAAAAATGGTCTTTCTTTGACCAATGATTCATTTAATTCAGTCTGAATCACAGTCTGATTTAATGCTTCAGAATCATAACTTTCGAAAAATATTAATAAAGCATCTAAAAATGCAACAATATCATCCTGTTCAGCTGTAGGAATAATGAGTTTCAATTCAATTAACAATTGAACAAGTCTTCGTGTATCCCTTTGTATTATACATACTAATATTTCATCTATTCTATTCATAATATCATATGGTATTTGTACAACAAGTCCAAAATCATAGTATACAATCTTTCCTTCATTCGTAATCCCTACATTTCCTGGATGAGGATCACCATGAAAAAATCCATAATCCCTTACTTGAATTACGTAACTCATAACAAGACCTTTACATATTTTTGATAAGTTTGCCCTTTTATTTTCCAAATTCGTTACATCAGTAATCTTCGTACTCTCCACAAATTCCATAATAATTACCCTTGGTGTAAGTAATTTCATATACACTCGGGGCACTTGTATCCAATTTGTATTTTTAAACATTTTACGAAATTTTACCGCATTATGTCCTTCCTTTAAATAATCCACTTCATCCAATATGTAGGTCTTGGCATCTTCGAGAATTTTCTTTGTTGATGGACCAGTTGATATACCTACTACATTCAAAAAATTTAATATATCTGATATATTTTTCGTATCAGATTCAATAAGTTCTTTGATTCCTGGGCGTTTAACTTTAACAATAACCGACTTTCCATTTTTAAGCTTTGCCTTATGAACCTGACCCAAACTGGCAGCCTTATATGGCTCATGACTTACCCCTAAAAAATTTGTCATGCCTACTTCTTCATGAATTATTTTCATTACTACTTCTGAATCAAGAGGTGTGACATCATCTTGTAATGATTCTAATTGATTTGTAAATTCGCTTGGAAATATATCTTGACGAGTAGATAATAATTGTCCTAGTTTGACAAATGTCGGACCCAAATCAATTAACTCATCAGTTGTCCATTTTCCAAAATCTACCATTTTAGATTTATATTGAACCGGATTTGATATATATTCAATCTTTTTCTGACGGATCACAAATTTTGCCGCAAAATCCCAAGTTTTTAATTTTTGTCTATCAATTGGGTTCAACTTTTGAAATTGACGATTAATCTGGTTCATAATCTTAATTTAATTTATATTTTAAACTTTAAAATATTTTCTTCATTTATGTTAATGAATCTCTTGAATAATATGAATATGTATGATGTATTAATATACGTTGCTATCGGATATTTACTCTATCTCCTGATTACGAATAAAAATCCAGAAATCTCAAAAGAAATAAAGGAGGTACCCAAAATGCTTCCGGGAATTGAATGGTTCACTACAATTCAGAAAAAATCTGCACATCAACATAAAAATACACCAGATATACCACATATAAACACATCTGTAGTAGGTCATTCACATGATGAAACTTACGCAGTTTACTAGATGTCTTCTTCGAAATCTCCCTTCAATTTCAGTCCCTTCCATCCACTTTTCATTGGCCCAAATTTCTTCTCCATTGAATCCTTGAATACATTTCTGTTAGGGGCTTTTTCTCCCAAGAATTCAATATGCCACATTTTGTATATTGAGTATGTATTTGTTATCGTTAATATATCTTTTTTATTATTTGTAGTCTCTAATTTCTCTGTCACAAAATCCATAAAGATGTCTGATTTCTTCTGATATTCCCTTGTGAATTTTAAAACAGATTCTGGTTCTTCCATTTTTTCTTTTTTGTGTTTTTTATAAAATTCCAACAACATCCCCATGAATGTTTTTTTCCATCTGATTAATTTATCTGCCAATTCTACATCCTTCCTAAATTCATTCGGTTCATTTGGATTCGGATCATCCACAAATTTCGACGGAAAATCCACAACTCTGATTCGTCGCCAAGTACCATTATCATCCGACGGAATTGTTGGTAAATCGTTACAAGCTAATATCATTTTAAATTGAGGCTTGAATGTAATAGGAGGACTCCATAACGGCCGAGCCATAATTGTATCTCCTCCACTCAATTCCTTCATATGACCAACATGTATTTTGTCTTCTTTTTCAGGCTCTTGAAAACTCAAAAATCGTTTTCCTTTGCAAATAGCAATTTCAGGCGTACATGCACTAGAACTTGCACGTTTTCCTGTTAACAGTGTTACAGGAACTTTCATACTGTATTCTCCAAATGTCGATTCAATCAATTCAATAAGTTTACTTTTACCATTTCCTCCACTCCCAGTCCATATATGAAATTTCTGTTCTCCAGTTTTACCACTCAAAAAAGAAGATATAAGTTTCAATACATATTTCCTAACATCATCTTTTGGAATTACTTTTTTCAAAAAATCAATAAGTTCATCCGCATATTCACATTCATTAAAATCCACAAAATCCATCTGAGTTGTTAATGTTATAAGATCGTCTGGACATCCATCTCTAAATTCACATTTATCCAAATCATATACACCATTTTCAAACCCAATCAATTCAGTATATTTGTCCAATTTACTTTCAAAATCGTTTTCTTGAAATAAATCAGCAGCCTCTTTGATCACATTGTCTTTGAATCCTCTATTTTGAGTTTGAGAAACACATTTATTAGCTTTTTTATGCAATTCCATATATTCTGCTGAATCAGCTGGATTTGCCAATGCCCGTCGTTTATACAAATTTGACAACTGCATATAATCTGCCGCAATCTCTGTACTGATCTTTTTTCTTAGTGTTGATGCCTTATCCATACGTCTCCATCTGTGGTTACTAAATTCCCACCATGTATCATGTTTCAAACTAGAACATACAAATGAAAATTTATATTTTACGTATAATACTTGAGCAACACTATAATGAGTACATTCCAGACTCTTTGATAAAATATTTGTAGATTCTTCTCGTTTGTAATGCATATACCGTTGAGGATTATCTATTTTAGCCCACATATTTAAACTAGCAATTGTCAATTTTCTCCCATTATTATCTTTTCCGAATGTCTTCCACGTCTTTTCACATTCTCCATTTTTAAATTTCTCCGACTTTGTACTGAATTCAATCCAAGCATCTAAAAGTGATGTACTAATATTATACATACATATACCAACATCTATCCATGACGCTCTATTATCACTTCTGTCTGCATTCAACATACTTGATAATTTCTTAGCTGTTTCCATTTCGTCAATGTTTCCTTGACTATCCGAAAACTCTTTATTTTCTTCATTTACTAGTTTAATTTTTGTTTCAACATTTTCTGTTTTGTATTGAATACTCAATAATTTTACGAGTTCTTCATCTGTAAAATCAAATTCCATTTCTTCTTCTAGATTAATTATCTTTGTTAAAATGTAGGGTTCCATATTGTTTTTCGCAGATTTATATAAAAACCACCCACTCTGATGTATAACCGCTTTGTCAACAATTTCTTGTACTGAATTCATAACCGGAATATCAGAAAACAACCTAGAATCCACTATTTTATTTATGAACAATTCTCTCATATGATATTGAATATCTTTACCAGTTATAATGTATGGATATACAATATGAATCCCATCTTTAATATATCCACAATTATTCACCGGACTTGACTTTTCAAAAAGAAAACAATGAATATCGCAAAGTTCCACATTCAAACACATTGTAATCACATCATTCATCATTTTAACTAATTTCATTAAATGATTGTTATTATAAATTCTTTCACATCCATTATCAATTGGAAATTTAAAATCAATATCAATCAATATTGGACTTGCGCGTGAATGTAACTCTGTTAACTGAGGATGTTCATCAATACATTGAGAATAATCTTCTAAGAATTTCTGATATTTCTCCTCGGGTATATACCATTTCCCACAATGTGGCGGCAGACTTACCACATTTGCGTTTGTTTCAGTTTTGTATTCATTCAAAATATCTGCCAAAATTACCATAATATCACATAAAAAATAATTTTTAAATTATTGAAATTCTATTTACAATAAGTAAATATTTCATCACTTTTTGTCTATAAAATGAATATCCCAATTCTTGTCCACAATTTTTACATTTCATTTTTCGTGAAATTGATCCTCTATGAACAGCTTCAGGATCAAATAAATATACTGACCTTGATTTGATTAATGTAGAATTTAAAGTTTGATTTTCAAAGTATACATTTAATATTTCGTTTGTTGCAATCAGTATTCCTTCATTACTTTCTATTTGAGATGAACTTGTATTTTCTATGGATGATAAATGTACACCACATTTGCAAATAATAGGATTTTCTGTATATTCCAAAAACAAATTACCCATCTCGATTATATTATTAAATATAAAGAGTATTCACTTTTTACTGTTTAAATTTATTATTCTTTTTTGAATAACTTATTTCATTAAGAATCGTCAATTATATCATTAATGTGATCTGTAGCAGTTTCAATCAATACAATTTCATCCTTTGCGCTCTGCAATTTATCTACCTTCATTTGCACATCCGAATTATACATAAATCCACATACTATAGTACTTGTAGTACTTAGCTGCAAAATTGAAAACAACATTGGTGCATTTTGATTATAAAAAAAAGAAATCATCGAGAACCCTAAACTGAAGATATGAATGAATATAATATATCCAAACAAAAGCCTATTAGTAAATCGAAATGTATCAATTATTGTTGATTGGTTCTTCTTTATAATATTTGTGTTTTTACAAAGTCCTTGTAGAAATATTTTAGATTTCTCCATCCTTTCAAGATCTTCTTCCAATTCATTATATTGAACCTTTAGTTTTTCATTATCTCCCTTGATTTCTTCATATTTTTCAATAAGTTTATTGTTTTGATATATGATATATGCAATTGAAGAATCCTCTTTTTTAATAACATTTTCCTCAATTTCATTTGGTTTTAGAACTAGATTGTATTGTTTATCCATATCTATATGTATAACTTAAATTTTATCTTTAAATATTATAATAATGGCATTGAATGTTTCAGTTCAATTCAGAAACGGTGGAAATAAATATATTGTGACAGACGACATTGGAGAATTTAATGTAAATCGCCCATTAATATTTAATGCAGGTGACAGTTATACATTCAATCATCCTACTGACCAACATCATCCCATGTTTTTAAGCACAAGTTTAGATAGAAATAATAGTAACGCTATTGTATACAGATATTCAAATGGTACTGTATTTAATCCAGGATTTGGATTGTTTGAAAATGATACATCGAATAAGGTATTATATATGCATTGTGTATTTCATGCAAACATGCATACAGAATTATTAAGTGCTGTTAGAATACAAGTTTGTTTTGCTCCAGGAACTCAAATAGAAACATCATCTGGGTTGCAAAATATAGAAACATTAACAAGAGGAACTATGATTAAGACACTCAGTGGATTCAAACCTCTTGCTAGATTGATGATATCAGAACCATCTACAAAGCAAGAGTTTGTGAAATTCACAAAAGGTTGTACACAGTCAGGTGCTCCTTTGGAAGACCTGTACTGCACACGCCCACATCCACTTGTATTGAATTTTAAATTAGTTGCTGCAGAACTGTTTGTGGGTAAAGTGGATGGAGTTGAAATAGTCGTCTCAGAACAAAATCAATATAATTTGCTTTTTGAAACACAAGAATATTTATACATTCACGGATTGTTGTTTGTAAGTCATCATCCAAACCATCCTGTAAATGCACTATCAATTGATGAGTATTTTGATCAATTGAAGTATCGTCCAGGAGTTTTCTTCGAACAATTATGGAAATACGAAGACGTTTTCAATTAAATGTATAATTTATAATATGCTTTCGACATTACTTCGTACAAACCGATTAAAAACTTTTACAGTCTACTTACATCAAACATATAATTCTAAAGTTATTGATCATTATGAAAATCCACGCAATATTGGTTCTTTTAACAAAAACGATCCAAATGTGGGAACAGGTATTGTTGGGTCCCCTGCATGTGGAGATGTCCTTAAAATTCAAATAAAAGTTAAAAACGGAAAGGTTGTAGATTCATGTTTTAAAGCATTTGGATGTGGAAGTGCTATAGCATCATCTAGTTTTGCTTCAGATGTTATCAAAGGAAAGACTACTTATGAAGCGTCAACTATTTCAAACTCAGAAATTGCTAGAGAATTAAATTTACCTCCTGTAAAATTGCATTGCAGCATGTTAGCCGAAGATGCAATCAAATCTGCTCTACGCGATTATCACACAAAGCATAAAAATTAATCTTTATTTGAAAAACAAGAAAAAAAGGAATTGTTTTGTTCAGTTCTCGGTATTGGATGTATTCGTCCATTGTGTACATTCAACATTTTTAAGCACTTCTTATTAAAATTAAAAATACATTTTTTCACTATTGAATCTTCTATCATTGAATTACAGACATCACAACATGCATACCAGTTTGTACTCCAATTTGCATTATTTTCTATCAAGTATCCTTTTGATATTCCTTTTACTTTCGGTGTAAACCATTTTAATGCACATTCTTCATGATAATATACGTTTTTGCATTTACATATATTTCCCACTACATCTTCAAAAACAAGTTCTTCCATACAAATTCTACAATTCATCAATAATAATAAAATCCAACAATCTGATTTCCAATATTTGACACATCAAAAGTCGATTACAACATCTTGAATGTTTTATTATTTTTACTCTGTTTTGTTATACAAAATACTAAATATAACGCAAAAACCATATTTATAACTCTCACAACAAAACGAGTCAAAAAGAAATCCACGCCAAACACTTTTACAGGATTTCTTACATCCCCTGGTAATATTTTATTTAATATTGGAGCAATTATGTCAACATTAGCCCCTCGTATGAATTCGTTAAATACACTAAATAGTAATGCTGACAAAAAAATCTGCAGAAAATTAAAGTCTTTCATATATATAATATTTACATAATTTTGTTTATTTCTTTCTTATGTTATATTATTTTATTTCGTCTGTTATATAATCACCTAATTTATTAAGTAAAATTTGATTTTTCCCATATAACCAAGGTCTGTGTATTCCCAATGCATATTCGTTGAAAATATGTTCAACACAAAAATATTTTGCAACTTCGTAAGTTGCCACATTTTCGCAATATTTACTGAAAAATACATCTTCAGGTGTATTGTCCTCGCGTTTATTATTCTTAATTACTTTTATCATTGATTTTACTTTTCTTAAACTGAAACCACCACAACCTACTTTTATTTCCTTATCTGATCCCACTACTGGACGATTCCATGGTGCTCCAATGTAGTCATAATCAAACTTAAGAAAAGGTTCTATATTTTTATCAATCATTAATGTATCACATTGAATACATAATGCATATTTGTGTTTTTTCAATCTATTCCAAAAATCAACTGACTTATAAAGATTATCCAATGAATTCCCAATTGGTAATGGTAACAAATTGTCTACTTTCAAATTGTGGAAATGTATTCTTCCCCAGTTTTTTACAATTTCTTTTATATAGGTTTCATTCTTATTTCCATGAAAAATATGTAAAGCCCAATTCCCATCACACATATGCATGACATTTCTTAAAACATATTTCATATCTTCGTGTTTGCGTGGTTCCACCATCACAACAGTATATTCGGATTCATATGGAATATTTTTTATATTCAATTTGCTAATTTTTTCAAAATAATTTTCTTTAAAAACTTTCCATATGTATCTTCCCTTAATGAGATTTTTATATTCTGCTGATTCCAATAGAACTGTTTCGATATATTTTTCACCAGAATATTTTATTCTTTCACTATGTTCTTGAATGAACATTTTAATTTCGTCATTGTGTGGGTATCTTAATAAAATATTTTTATATGCATTTTGAACATGCAGTTCCATTCTAATTCAATAAAACAAAAAATATTTGTTTATATTACATGGCAAACGAGTCCGAAAATATTCTTTTGTTTATTGCTTCAGCAGATGATACTATACAGTTTTGTGGTATCAATGAAGACCTCGCTATCAAATTCAAAAATATGTTTGGAAAAGACAGAAAGGTAACTTTTGATCCATATATATCTCTTGCATCAAATAAAGATTTAATCAGTGAAAATGATTTTTTCTCCAAAAAAGGAAAATCCTTCAAACGTCAATTTGGAACATTTGATGTTGCGAAGTATTGCAAATTTTTCATAGAAAAGAAAAATGCCTTTTTAGAAGACAGTGATAATCCTGACATTCATCGTACAGGATTTGATGCCTATAGCTACTACATGGCAAACGAGGACGATATCAATACTATGTATGCTAAATCAGAAGGGTTGTCTAAACTTCAAAAGGCAGCTTTACATTTTATTGAAATAGGTTCAGAAGAGCCTGAATTGGATTATATAAAATATGTTGCATCTCATGATGACATTTTAGTTGGTGCTGTAGAATCAAAACCAGATGATAAAACTTGGGAAGAATGGGTTCCAGCAGTTGGAAAACTTCATTATGAAAGTACAGGTAAGTTAGAAATTCATGAAGGAACACGTCCTGTTACTGAATTCTTCAATGCAACAAAATATATAGCCACATATCCTGCTGCTGCAGATGCTTTCAAAGACGAAAGTGGAATCTTAGACGACAGAAAAGCAGCTCTAGGATATATAACAGTCGGTGCATTCAACGGATTTATTCGAAATGGATTTAATCCTTATGTATATCTTGCAAATTATCCACAACTTATCAAAGAAGACATTTATGTCAACGATCAGATAAATATTGGAAAAGTTGCAAGATTGTGGTTAGACAATTTCAAAAACGGAATTAAATTAGATAAATTTGATCCCAAAGATTTCATTGAAAGTATGAATCTTGAATCCTCTGCAGATGCTTATAAGACATACGTAGAGTCAAAGGTCGCTGATTACAAACATTTCCTCAAAAAACAAAAATCTTTGTTTAACAAATTTTATAGATTTTTTACATGCCGTTCAAAATCAGAATTCAGCGTTATTTGATTTATACAATTCTAATCATAACATTTTGATCTGTTATCCTAAAATTTCGTAGACTTTGATTTAAGTGATCAAATGATTCAATTGTTGAAAATGTAATATTATCAAAATATAAATATATTTTTCGCGTTTCTTCAATCTGATGTCTCAGATGAATAAATATATCGATTATTGTATTTTCACTTGTCCATCTAGTTTCCATTGCTGAATTATTTGGATACATGAAATTCAATACAACTGTATAAGGAATTATGACATTTACTCTTCTTTGATTGTTATGTTGCGGAGCTGATGAGTAAGATCGTCTACATACAGGACAACTTACATGTTGACCCATCCATCTCTTGATACAAGTTCTATGAAATAAATGATTACATTCTAATCTACAAGCATCATTACGTTCAGAAAATCCATCAAGACATATGCTACATTGTTCTTCACCGGGATTGATTTCTGTTGTCAGCAAAGAGTCAATTTCATTTTCATCCAAACCGTGAGGTAAATCTTCATCAATTGCTGCAAAAATTGCATGTATGATATTATCTGATTCGTTACGCCGTTGGCTGAATATGTTGAACATAAGATATATTTATATTTATTTCTTTAACTCCTAATTTTTTTTATATTTTTATTGTATATGACAACATCTTTTTTAAAAGAAATTTCAAAAAAAAACCCTATACATTTCAATACAAATTCTGAAAAAATAATTTCAGTTGTAAACAAATTTCCCGGTAAGATTCCTGAAACAGAAAATATAAATAATACATCATTTCTAAATTTCGCGAAATCTGTTTTGAAAAAATTACGTCCATTACGGAGCACTGATAACAAATCAGAATATAATTCATTAATCAACAACAAACTTTCTAATTCTGAATTTAGAAAAAAATTAATGACCCTTAAAATCAATACATTCAAAAAACGTGTACCAGTGCGTCCTAAATCCCCTCCACGTCCTAAATCCCCTGTGCGCCCCAAATCCGCTGCAAAAAAACCAAATGTACGATCTCGTCTTATGAAAAAACTAAAAATGAAGAAATAAACCCATTTAAAGAATTCATATTTAAATATATTGGGACCCTATAGCTCATCTGGTTAGAGCGTACGGCTGTTAACCGTAAGGTGGCTGGTTCGAGTCCAGCTGGGGTCGCTTAGTGTAATTAATTATATTAAGCGATTTCAGTAATGAATGAATAAGTTTTTGTAATTTTTCCATTCTCCTTCTCTTTTATCATTTGCCAATTTTACAGCAATTTTATGCATGATTGTTTCTTCAAAAATAACATTCCATGCATTTGCTGAACAAAATACTTTAAATAATAAAGTGTCTTTTGCTACAATATTCAAAATATACTTAGTTTTCTTTCTGAAATATTCTCCACCGTGAAATCTATACAACGAACATGCATTCCCTTTTATATCGCCACAAAAATAGTTGCCGAACTTTTGAAACATATGAAATGAATCTATTAATGCACATATTGCTAATTCTTGGGGATCGTTACTGAGTTCATTATATGACTGTACAATACAATGTAAATGTCTCCAATCAAGCCATCTTAAAATCTCAATATTTTCATTCAAAAAATTCTTTAAATGATTTAATTTCATTGTTTTTCTTCTATTTCCTACAATAATCTCCATAAACATTGCAAATTTACAGCCAGAGTCTAAACTTTTGTCATATTTCTTTTCGGGTTTACTTTTCCAATGTGTCCTTAAACGATCTAAACAATCATAATGAGTTTTGTGATTTTCACATGTGCACAAATTAGTTTTAGTTATTGTTTCATGAAAATAAAACTTTTTTTCATTCAACATTTCCGGATGTGCATGCAAACATATATGCCATTCCTCTAATTTGATACCATCAATTTCAATATACATTATATTATTATGTATATTAATAACATGACTGTTTATGTATACCAGACAGACAATAGGCCTCAATTAGATTATCTGCAACGAACAATGAAAGTGAACAAATCTATGTGTGAACTGGGAGGATACATTTATAAATTTGAAGATCTTTCACTATATGTGAAACCAAAAATACATCCTGCAACATGTAAAATTTTTGCCGTTTACAGTTTTTTACAACAAATTGACGACAATGATATAGTTGTGTTTTTGGATTCAGACGCTTGGATTCAAAATCATCATAATTTATCAATCATCATTGAATATTTTAAACATATTCCACAAATAGTTTGTATATCAGATGATAATAAGGACCATTCATTAAATATGAATATATCTATTAATAGCGGTAGTTTTATAATAAAGAAAACCCAAAGAAGTTTACAAATGTATGAAGATCTCATAAAAATGTTACATGACGATCCAAAATTCCATAATATATGGGGATATGATCAACATTACATTACCGAATATGCAAAAAAATATCCAGAATTGTTTTACATATTTCATAAATATGTATTGAATTCACCTGACGGTAATACATTACGACACAATTGGAAAAAAAACAAGAAAATGTGGAAAGATATTAGACATCTTCTCCACAATTTTCCAATGTATTCTGATTTAATACCAAATGATATGAGAAATATAATATTAAATTAATATATGGAATTTAAAAATGTTCAATTACGTTTGGAACAAATTTTTGAAACAAAAGTTGTTCAAATCAAAGAAGATAATGCAGTTTTTATTATCAAACATCCGGACTTCCGTCAAAAATTAGTTGTGAAAGTTGGATATTCAGACATCATTCATGAAAAAAAAATAAATTTTTACGTTTATAAAAATATTTCATGTCATTTGAAAAAACATATTGTGAAACCATTAATATTCAATCATTTCGATACAATATTTCCCGAATTACGGTTTCATGTTATGGAACTTGTTGACGGAATCAGTCTTCGTCAATTCCTTAATACCTATACTTTATCAAATTCTCATATCCTTTACATAAGATCACAATTATTCAATATTATAAAAGGTATTTGGAAATTAGGGGTGACTCATAATGACCTTCATACAAATAATATCTTCATTAATCCAGAAAATCTTCATATTAAACTCATTGATTTTGATTTATCAAATAGAGTAAAACCTTACAAAAATTCAAATAACATTTTAACTTGGTTTTCACAAGAATATCCCAAATCTCTCATCAAGAGCAGAATTTCCAGTGGAAATCCTAATATATGGGTTACAGGCTCATTATATAATTTCAATATGTTTGCTAAACATAATGTTAATCTTCTGAGACGTCTACAGTTTATTTCCTAAACCTTTTGATTCTCCCTTTTTCAGACTTGGTTCGTTTAGCTTTTTTTATTTCAGATTTTGTTAATTCGTTAAAAGTTAATGGAGTTTTTTTACTTACTCTTTTTGTTGGTCTATACACTGAACTTTTACTTGTATATTTATATTTTCCAGTATCAGATTTCCAATCTTCTTCAAACCATCTTGATAAACCACCTTCTACTTTTTTTGGTTTCTTTCCAGTATAAGGCTCTTTATTAGGATATTTCTTTTTGAATTCTTCTTTATATTTTTTCACTAAATGACCGCTTCTATAAGCAGAATGTTTTGGATATTTTATGTATACCTGTTTTTTTACCCGTTCATACAATTTCGCATCAACAGGTTTAGGAGATTTATAACTCATACTATTATATAATATTATATGTATAGACAGGGAAAATGGCTGATACATCTCAGAAACAAGTATGGTTATCATTCTGTTTTCCGACAAAAGATATTTTCATCCCCTTGCGGACCATATGATCATCAAGATTTTTTTAAACTTGACGCACTTCGTGGTATTCATGACACTCGTTTTGACATACAAAATGTAGAACTTCATTTACCGTATAGTAAAAGGACACCAAATTTACGTTTCGGTATAAATCATCCAATCGCATGGATATATGATAACGAATTTAATATGATCACCAAAGATGCTACTTATTATACCCATCCATCATTATGGTCAGATGAATTATGTTATATTTTGTTTTTTCTATGTATTCAAGAATTATCTCGTAGAAATGAGAGTTTGCGTATTCACAAAAAAAGTAATAATAAATCACACCAAAAGGCAATCATAACAACCTTATTTGTATTACATACAATAGTAGCTGAAGCAAAACGTAGAAATCTGTATTTTTAATTATTTAAATAATCCATTTTTAAAATATGTATGAGTATTATTATTGCTGGTTCAATATTATTAGGAAGTTTTATCGTAGGATTTCCTCTACGTAAGATTCACAAAAGTCTAAAATCTATGGAAGATAATGTAAAAGAACTTAATCAATTTTTTAACCGAAAAACAACGTCGGACAATATACATAATACGCGTCTGTTTTAGTATTGGAGTATTGAAATTGAATAGTTATTTTATCATTTATGTTCACCTTTTCATTCGTTCCAATTCTATATTCAAAATCAATCGTCGTATAATTGCTGAGATTCTTTATGATTATTTCAGGCCAATATTTTTTATCTGTTATAATCAATTTCATTTTCTTAATATCTCCATCATTTCCAATGAAATTGAAATGCGTATCTCTGATCATCTGACCCATTTTACCCGTACATAAAAACGGATGACTCGATATGCCACCATTACACCAAATATAGTAATACATAGCTACTTTCATTTTAATATATTGTTATTGAAGTCAATAAAAAATAATTTTAACGTAAAACGCCAAATTAACAAGTTCTAACACAATCAAATCATTAATATAAAAATTCGAATTCAAAATTCATTATGAATAGTGTTTTCATAAAACCAAAAATCAATTCAAATGTTTCTTTTATAAAAACTCGCAACGCAAGATATATTCAGACAAAAAAAGAAATTATTTATGTATCGCAAGTTTCATATGATGTTTTATCTTTATGTAATGGGTCTCATTCAGTATGCGACATTTCATATCAATTGACTTGTGATTATAAAGCAAATGTAACATTACAACAGATTAACGAAGTATTAATGTTATATGAATATTTATTTTAATTGTTAATATAAATATGTTTCTTACAAACGGTTTAAAATTTCAGAAATATACATTCACATTAACTGTATTGATTACAGTAGTTGCAGTTGCGATCTTTTCACGAAATATTGACAAGAATGACATCTTCAATGACCCCAAAAATAAAATCAGTATTGCGTTTCTTGTCATATCAGTGTTTGCATTATATTACATTCTCGCACGTGGTGGAACAGAAAAAGCAATTACAAATAGATTCAAACTGAAATAATTTCACTTAAAGAACGAAGAATGATATATTAAAATATGGATGCGATCATGAATCTCATCAATGCTTACATCAGCCATCACAACAGCATTCCGGATATCGAAAAAGGAATCTTGAACAATTATACCGAAGAAGACTACATCAACGACTTCTTTCCGGGATATATCCAAAACAATTATACCGAAGAAGACTACATCAACGACTTCTTTCCGGGATATATCCAAAACAATTATACCGAAGAAGACTACATCAACGACTTCTTTCCGGGATATATCCAAAACAATTATACCGAAGTATTTCCTTCTCCAGCGCCTGCTTACCTTGAAATTATTGTTGAATAGATATTATGAACATCCGAGTATTTGAACTCAGCTGTAAGAACTTTTCCGGATTCTCACATAGAGTGGATTTAGACGAACACGATTCACTCGATTCAATAATAATTGAAATTTTAGAAAATTTAAAAAATATCCTAAAATCACATGGTCTTCATTTTTTAAGTAATAAAATACAAAATTCAGATTATCATGTACACGATTACACATTTGCAGATGTGTTAATGAATGATAAACGATTCTACATATGTAACCATTGCGAAACGATCCATTTAAAAATTTAACAAAATTAATTTAATAAATGGATTCTACTGAAGCCATGGAAGATATTTGTCTATACATTACTCAATTTGCAATGTTCGTTATTTCTCTTAATATTGTTAACAAGGGTTTATCCATAGAACATTTTTTCACAATTCCAGCACTATGTCTAGGGTGGACAAATGCATTGGCAGTCAAAGCAATCTCAGAAACGTTGGGTATTTACACTACCAATGGAGCCATATTTGGTAACAATACCTGTATTTGCAATGAGTTCTAAATTATATATGTAATAATCCATTATTGAATCAATGTCATTTAAATTTATGTATTCATTTGGATACACATTCACAATTTCATTCATCAACAAAATCCTGCCTTTATTTTTTTTTGAAATATAGTCAACTATAGCATTCGCTTCGTTATATGTTAAATTTGCCTTTGGAAATTCAAAATTAAAGTATCCGTTTTTGTAACAATGAACAAGTACTTGGATATCATTTGTAAGAATTGTTTTCCAATCCTTAGAAATTGAAATTTTATTTAGCGAATCAATTAATGATTCCATACATTATATTAAAATTTATTCTTTAATTGAAATTTGGAAATCCTCAAATTTGCAAATATTTTCATCATTACATTGCATATATAAATACTTACACAATTTAGGTTCTACAACAGTTCTTTTTATTTCTTTTTTCCTTACTATTATAGGAACTGGTTTACATACATATACAAACGCTTTGTAATCTCCAAATATTGGAATCATTAATATTTCTCCCTTTATTTTTGAGAATTTTCCACGCATGAATTTACCACTTAAAAATCTAAAGTAATATATAATAAACATCAAAATGCAAAGTGCAATAAAAACAGGAATCAAGTTGTATTACAACAAACAAATAAAGGTTGTTAAATACACATTACCTGTTTTTGTTGCAACAGCTCAATATACACATAACAGTACTATTGAACTACCATCAGAAGCTGTTTTATGCATTTTCGATTATTCATTATACATCATAGAGGACTATATAATGAAACTTGATGATTGGAGAACTAAGGAGGCAGAATATGAAGAAAAAACAGATCCGCCACAATGGAATCTGAATTTCCACAATCAATACATTCATATTGCAGTACTTTTTGCACTTCTCGCAACAGTCTTGCACAATATTGAGATTCAAATACCTTCTGAATGTGCACTTATGTGGCTTTACAAATTCAAAAAAGAAAAACTGTTTGAAAGTGTTTATAATATTGTTCTTGCCAGTGTATGTACAAATTTCACCTAAACATTCAAAATTATACAATAAAAACAAATGATAAAAAAAAATAAAATTGATCTTTTATTTAAATCCTTTTTATCATTTATTCTTTATCATTTGCTCCGATGGATTATTGATATTATTTATATAACGAATTGCCGCCCAATTTCTATTGCTGGGCTTTATACTCGCATTTTCACATGGAATAGCCAAGTTTGCATTTTCCTTGAAAGAATTGTGTAATACCTTCATTGGAAATATTTTCCCTTTACATTTCGTCGTAGTAATGTTCATACTTCAGTTTCGTCGATTGAACAATCGTAATATATTCATAAATACATTGATAAAATCAACGTACAATGACAATGTAGCAATGATGAATTCATCTGGTGTATACCTTTGCAGGATCAAATAAGTATCCCATACCAAATATCCAGTAAATAGTAGAGATCCAAATGTTCCCATGAGTATATTCAATATGTAATCCAATCCAAATATAGCAGTATATATTCCCATAATAACGAAACTGAATCCTCCACCAATTATCATTGGCGCAAGCCAACTAAAATCCTTTTCTTTATTGATATGAACATATAATGTTGCACATGATGTTATCACTGTTGTTGAACTTAACGCAGTCATCAATGCAATTGGTTGATAAGCTGTACATACAACTCCTATTATATAACTTTCTGATAATGTGAATAGAATCAAAGGAATAATACTTCGGGTATATGCACAAAATGAATATATCAATGTAGATATACTCAGTCCTAATGCAATATACATATACTCTGGATTTCTAATTACCCAATCACGAATTATGTTTACATTATAGACAATAATACTCCACAATGATGTAAATAACAATTGTAAACTAAGTGTAAAATACACATTGATTACAAATCTATTTTGTACTGGATTTTCAAATGACTCAAGTTTTGTATAATAATTTCCCACCATAGGATCCATTTTGTTTTTTAAACATTTAAATTTTTAAATCTTATTTTTATTATCATGTTTGTTATTTTACCAGATGAAATTAACAGAAATATTATGTGTCGTTTACCTCTCATAGATCAAATTAATTGTTCATTGAGCAGTAAGTATTTATACTCATTAAATAGATTGAAAAATGGATTGTATAAACAAGAATACTTTAGACTCGTTGAATACATACAGAAAATGGGTCGGAGATTTAACCCCCGTCATCTTGAAACTGCTATGTGTATTGTATTCAAACAAGGTAATTTCAAAATTAAAATCACAATACATGAATATTATAAATTAAAATTTATGTATAAAATGGAAAATGATAATGGGGTCACAGAAACAATTTCAAATTCATTCTATTTCGAAAGAATTATAGAACTCAAAATGTTTTTAAAAAGCCGCATTTTGAGATGTAATATGTATTCAAATACTATGCTCTTTACTCCAAGATATCATTTTACAAAAGTATACTAACAAATTCCTCATTTTAGAGTAAACAAACTTGAATTTTGAAAATTTCTTATAATCCAATTTTGTTTCTACTTTTTTATTCACCATTATAAATTTTTCGATGAAATCATCAATAGTTTCTTGTGCATACCAAGATGTTGCCGTAATTCTAAATCTCGGACTATATACAGAACATGCTGGCGGTAGCACTGGAGCAATTGCATATCCCAATTTCTTCATTTCATGAGATATATCTATAATTCGTAAAACATCATATTTATAAATTATGGGAATCACTACAGATTCTTCTGCTCCTCCTACTATAAAACCCAAATCCTTCGATATTTCCTTCAATTTGGATCTCATATATATCCTGTTTTGTTTCAATTTTTCTAAAACCATGGTGTCTTCTAAAACAGAAATTGCTTGAATAGTTCCTGCAATATGATATGCACTTAAACCAGCTGTAAATACATTTGACTGCGAATAATATTCACACTTTTCAATAAATCTTTTGTTTCCTGCAATGAATCCTCCAAGGTTGCTTAGACTCTTTGAAAATGTCCCAACGATTACGTCACTTACTGATACATTGCACATTTTTTCGAGTCCTGATGAACTTAATGTCCCGAATCCATGTGATTCATCAATAATAACTGTTAAATTGTATTTTTCCTTCAGTTTTTTTATTTCTACTAAATCTGGAATTGTGCCATCCATACTGTACAATGATTCAATGATCAATATTTTGTTTTTTGATCGCCACCAATTGTATTTTAATTTGCTACACAGGTCATTCATATTGTTGTGTTTGAACTTGATTGCAATTGAATTTGACAATTTTATACCAGATAATAGACTACTATGACAACGTGCATCATAAAATATTAATGAGTTTTTATCGGCTATTACTGGAATGGCTCCTAAACATGCCATATAGCCACTATTTGTAACTATACTTGCATCTTTGTCAAATAATGATGCAAGTTTGGATTCTAAGACGGGAAAAAGATCTGTATTTCCTAAAAGCATCCGGGGTCCATGCGAACCTGTGGAATATGACATTGCCGCAAGTAAAGCTGCATTTTGGGTTTCTTCATTTGCATGGTTACCTAAGTAACTGTAACTGGACATTATTTTGCATTTGGTTTCGTCTACGGAAACGTAGTCGCTTTTTATGTTTGACATCAGGTTCATATAGGGCCATTTTGAATTGAGATATGATTTAAAACTTGTATACGAAGGTTCGATTTCTAAATCATATAAATAATTCAATAAATCAAATATATTCGGCATATAAATACAGAGTAAAAGAATTCAACACAAATATACGAAACTAATTTGTTTTTTATTATATGCAAAATCTAATATATTTTATCATATTGCTGGTAATAGTTGTTTATCTCATAATGAAAAAAAAGAATCCTATCCGAAAATTAACCAAGTTCGATGGATATAAAGTTAACACAGAAGTACACTTTATATGTTTGTGGGAAAAACAAAATACACATACAAAAAAATTATTATACGAAAAAATTGAAGAATATGGCAAAGATGTCAGAATAATAAAAACAGACAAAATTGAACAAAGAAATATGAAACAATTATTCAAAGATGTAGAATCTGGTGGTAAACATAATTTACATGATATTGAAATATTTTTTATAGAAGTCCCTTCTGTTTACAAAATGAGAAATACATATTCGCATCCAAATGGAGAATCTGTTAATAATTTCATGTATGAAATAAAGAGTTATATACGTAATGGTTATACAAACTACAAAAAAGCGCATGGATCATTTAATTTGAAAGAATCAAATGATTTTTTTTCACAATATTTTAAGTTTCTGGGTAATTTTAAAAATTTTCTAGAGTTTAAAAAAGTTTTGTACAATAGCAATATATTCTGGGTTTTCGATAGATTAACCATAGATCTGACTCATGATCAAGATATAGACATGGTTGTAGATTCAATACCTTCCATTTGCTTTATTTTGAGGTCTGTACAAATTCATCATAAAATATATATAAATTTAAACAATCGAAAAATTTTAATTGATTTAAGGAGTTTTCTTAGCAATTATTATCCGAGCGAATGGCTTGAGGATATTAAGAATAAAAATATGATACGTATAAATAACTTTGCTATACATCCTGATCTAAAAAATCATTATATGATGGGATTATATCATAAATTTATACACAAGAATGGTGTTCAAAATGAATCAAGAACACGTAAATTAGAAAAGATGAGAAAACATCTTGGTTATAAGACAAATGACATTACTACTCTGTTAAGTTTTCTGAATACTAAAAATTATGTAATACCAACCCCAAATGATAAAAACGTTGGATTTCATGTTTCCAATTTAACTCAAGGAAATGAAATAGGGAAGAAAGTTTATAAATATAAAAAACGGTTTTTTTATTTGTATAATGATAGATTAATTTATGAAAAAAATATTAGTACTCTTCAGATACTACAAAAATATAAAATTGTACCAATGATAATTTTCAAGGACAATGTATCTTTATTAATAGAAGTTGAAAACACTGGTGAAAAATTATCAAACTCAAGTATTATTCATGATTTAGTTTCTCAAATTAAGTTTATAAATTCTGTACTTGATTCCGAAAAAATTATACATAATGATTTAACATCAAATAATATAACTGTAAAAAATGAAAAATTGTATCTTATTGATTTCGATTGGTCCGTAAGTAAATTCGATAAAATTGTAAAAAGGAATAATAATTATTGTAGTAAATTACCAATTCCAACAAATAATGATATTATTCGATATATAAATGATAACGAATGTTTGCAGTAATATTATACATCATAAAAAGATTCTAAAGTCTTAGCAAATGCATTCGATATACCTTTAATATCATTAAAAATTTCAACATTCTTCAAATTATAAATGTCCTGTAAATCCTTATCAATCAAACATTTCAAATTGTATCCCTGTGCATAGTTAATGGTTGAAGTTAATTTTGTTGTATAATAATGGTTATGTGATTTTTTTGTAACCAGTGGTAAAATACAATATGCGTCCAAGAATTCTCGATGATAGTCAACAAAATTTAAATTATTTTTCAGAATTAATCTATTTTTGTATTTGATTAACTCATGTGGCAAATTCCCTTTTTTTTTTGAGTTTTACATGTGTAAATTATTAATAAAAAGAATAAGAATATTACAAGGAATTTCAATACTATCATAATTAACTTTTTTAAAAAATTCAATTTAGTAATAGATATCCTTGTTTTTCCACATTTTACCATAATGCGCATTTTGATTTTTTTTATGTTTTTCATAGTATGAATTTGGTTTCCAACATGATATAATTTCATTCTTATTGTTAACTATAGACGTTCTGTAATCATCACATACATTTTTTTTATTCTCATTTTTATGGGAAGTAAACTTTCCTATGATCACAACCGGATATTCTTCATTTTTATATTTTAAGTATTCATTGTATGCCATTAATGGACCTGTAATATGTAATGAAGTTTTTCCATAAAAGTTATTTTGTATATTTTCCACACATTTATCAATGAGAATTTTTAGAAATGGATGACGTCTTATTGTTGCACACATTAATGCAATCTGTAATCCATCATATCCTTTAAATTTAGCATCGTTGATAATATACAATGTATTACAACCATGTGGATATATCTCATTAAATGATTTTGTATATTTAACTCCATTGTCCGTGTATATACCACCGTTTACATATAATACACAATACCTAAATAGATCTGCTCTGTAACTGGTTGCTTTCAATTTATTGTACGCGTTGTATACATCTACATGAAAATTTTTCTTGATCAATGATTCGCACATAGAATCATTGAAAAAATGAAAATGACTTTTAGGATTGTTTTTCTTTAATTCATCTATGTATACACTTGGGTATTCCTTGGCTGTTATGTATATCGGTAAGTTATTCATGTGAATTCTTTTCTTTTCTTTACGACATATACACAGTAATAAAACTATAAGAACTAAAACTAAGACTACAACAATCATAATATAATATATAATATATTTGATTAGTAATAGATATCTTTATTTTTCCACATTTTACTATAATGCGCATTTTGATTTTTTTTATGTTTTTCATAGTATGAATTTGGTTTCCAACATGATATAATTTCATTCTTATTGTTAACTATAGGCCTTCTGTAATTTTCATCACATACATTTTTTTGATTCTTATTTTTGTGGGAAGTAAACTTTCCTATGATCACAACCGGATATTCTTCATTTTTATATTTTAAGTATTCATTGTATGCCATTGATGGACCTGTTATACTCACTGGAGTATTGCCATAAAATTCATTTTGTATATTTTCCACACATTTATCAATGAGAATTTTTAGAAATGGATGACGTCTTATTGTTGCACACATTAATGCAATCTGTAATCCTATTTCAGATCCAGTTTCTTCTTTATTTTTATATTTTCTCGGAAAAGTCGTGAACATATACAATGTATTACAACCATGTGGATATATCTCATTAAATGATTTTGTATATTTGACTCCATTGTCCGTGTATATACCACCGTTTACATATAATACACAATACCTAAATAGATCTGCTCTGTAACTGGTTGCTTTCAATTTATTGTACGCGTTGTATACATCTACATGAAAATTTTTCTTGATCAATGATTCGCACATAGAATCATTGAAAAAATGAAAATGACTTTTAGGATTGTTTTTCTTTAATTCATCTATGTATACACTTGGGTATTCCTTGGCTGTTATGTATATCGGTAAGTTATTCATGTGAATTCTTTTCTTTTCTTTACGACATATACACAGTAATAAAACTATAAGAACTAAAACTAAGACTACAACAATCATAATATAATATAATATGATTTTAATTCCATATTTGTATGTATTAAAATCATATTATATTATATTATGAATATTTCATGGTTAGTTGTTGCTCTTGCTTTTTGCATGATTATGTATAAAATAAATCAATCTAAAGATAAACGAAAATCTTGTATCATCATTGCGGGAAGTCCGACAATAAAAAACAAGGAAAGAGATTTATCTAAATATGATATTGTAATTAAAATGAATGACTTTCCTATAGATGAAAGTTTGAATAAATATGTATCTGATAGGATTGATATATGGAGTGTCAATGGATGGACAGGATTGCGAAAAGTTACAACAGATGAAAGATTGAAATACATGTGCAATAACAGTCAAGAAATTTGGATAAAGAATTCTGGAACAAAATTGAAAAAATGGATACAAAGAATTCCCTGCAAAAAATATATTGTTATCGATGAAACAGAGAAAATAAAAAAGAGATATAACATGGAAAAAAATCCATCATTGGGTTTTGTTACAATTGTTAAAGCTCTACAACGATTCAAAAATGTAACTCTTTTGGGATTTACATTTTCAAATGATGATAAACCACATTTTTACAATGACGACAAAAGAATGAATAATTCACATAACCATGCACAAGAAGGAATTATAATCAAAGAATTAGCATTATCTTCCAAAAGAATATTTTTCCTATCATAATGATTCAATAAATTTTTGTGATTTCCAATTTGCAAAAAGGGTTTTTTCAAAGTTATGATCATGATGTGCATTTGCAAGTGATCGCTTAATATTATCGTTATTGTAATGTAATTGTTTCCCATTTTCCTCAAAATGATCAAATCCGTGAACGAAAACTTTTTTATATTTCGATATGAAAAAACGTGTTGCTATTGCACCCGTTGAAAGCCATTTTTTTCGCGGTTGATTTACATTTACGTATTTATTCGGGATTATATAAAACTTGAAATTATTTTCCTCCATTTTTAATTTTATTTCATTAGCAACTTTATTATACCTACCGACCCATGGGATAACGACATAAATTTTTTCGTTTTTAAAATTTTTTAGTTTTGACATTTCATTACGTACAATTGTATCTGATACACATCTTATTGTTGTTTTATTCCCTAAATATTCTTCATATCCATCAATTGATAATAAATTAAACCGTACAACAATATCCATTTTATTTATTTTTCCTCCATACTTGTAAGATTTAATATTCGAGCTATTACCAATTATAACAACTGTATCAGATTTTTTGTTTAAATTTATATTACTTTTTTTCTTACTAAAAATATATATCAAACAAAATACCAATATTATTAGTAAAATGTTATAATTCATTAATATAAATAATTTTTTTAATTGTGTTTTTTTAATAAACCTTGTGATATTAATAAATTAATAATTACCTTTTCTTTTTCAAAGTTATGAACTCTTCTTGTTTGGTTATCATAAAAATGTGCTTTATTTGATCCTAGTTGATGCGTGAATCCAAGAATTGTTACATCACTATAAAAAAACATTGCAGTAATAATTGTAGCCAATCCTGTTGATGGAATATCGACGAATTTGTTGTTTGCACAAAACTTACGAATCTCTTCATTTGGCATGATTTTTATTTTAGTTTTGCAAAATCCACTTTTTTTCAATTTTTCGAAATATTTATGCTGTTTGTTTGTGTAATTGTAAACCCAAATTTCATTTGCAATTTCACAATATTTTTTATTTGTCTTCATAATAGGAGGTAATTCTGGAGCTACACTCCATATATCACATCTTTGACTTATGCAATCATCATATTTGTTGTCTAATGGTGTTCTATTCATTTTTATTATTAAGTCATAATGACTTAGATCTCTTTTCCTTGAAATTGCATCTGGAGATCCTGCTATAATTAGAACTTTTTTATTAATTTTCCCTTTATATTCTTTCAAACGAAAGTTCTTGTAAAAGAATAAAATAAATGAAATTAGTATCAATAAATATAATAGATACATTATAATGTATTTGATATATTTATTTTACCTTTTGGTATTCATAATACTTTTCAAGTCTTTTATGCAAATTCAATAAATGTTCAAACTCAAAACAACAGACCTTGAAAAACGGAAAAATATTGAAATATCAGAAATTAGCGATTAAATTTTCCAAAATCTATTTCTGATTTGAACATTCCACTTTCAACTACTTTATGTACACTATACTTCACATTATATTTGTCGAGGTATTCCCACAATTTCCAATCCCATAAATTAGTTCTACCTCTATTATTTTCAGTCTCATTATTTATTGAAAATCTTGATAATGGATGTAAATCTTTCATAACGTTGTCTATAATTCGTCTACTATATAATATTGCACAAGCCCCTTTTTTACCTCGTTTATCTAGAGCGATAACATCGTCAGTATCGTTATTTTTCAGTACATCTTTTATTTTTAAATATGTATCCTCATTCATCACTGCATCATCTTCAAGTATACAATACCAGTTATAACCCGGATGTTTACTTTTTATACATTCAAAACATTTCATGTTTGATAAGGTAAGCCCTTTTGTTCCATGATGCTCTCTCAAATGTAAACCTGGAAAACTTTTATCTATGGTTCCATCATAAATCCACTCATCCTGACTCTCAATACACTTCATTTTTGTATTCAACAACTCATAGCGTGGACTTAAAATATTTTGGGCATCTTCATTCAAATTCATATTACGCCCATCAATACCTTCAACTCGAATATAATTAACATTATATTTATTCTTTAATTGATCCATATCATGGTTTATTTTTTCCCATCTATCATGATTCTTCTTCAAATTTATAATCAAATATAAAACCCTTTTCCTTTTTTTCAGAAATAGTCTAAAAAATATAATAAATAAAATTGGTATCAATAAATATAATAGATACATTATAAATGTATTTGATATATTTATTTTACCTATTAGTATTCATAATACTTTTCAAAGTTACTCTTAATTACTGTTTGAGAAAAAAATCATTTTGTCTTATTGTAGGTAATGGTGAATCTGCAAAAGATTTCGATATAAAAAAATATGATCATCTTGATATTGATTGTATAATTGGAATTAACACTGTTGATGGACATTCAAAAGTTCTTAGAAACAGATATCCAAATTATGTAATTGTTGGAAACGGAAAACGTTCACTGGAGATACGTAAAATTGGAAGCACGAAACAAACGAAACTAATACATATTCGTAATATTCAAATGAAGTTTCCTTTTGTTTTCAAGACACATTTAGAAAAACCATTCAAAGGCATATATTGTGTACAACTTGGAATAGATTTAGGATATCGAAATATTATCATTACTGGTTTCGATTTCGATTATCATAAACCACGATATGATGGTACCATAATCAAAGCGATTCCTCCCAACGAAAAAGAAATAAGAAAAAATTTAAACACATATAAAAATATTTTTACAGATTTGAATAAAAATTTTAATATAATTTATGCTCAACCAAGAAATTATGTGACAAATAAATAGCTAAATTTCCACGAAAAATTTAGTACTATTTTTATTCCCATACACTTTCAACTTGTCATATTGTGTATTCATGTATTTATCTACTTGCATTTTTATTGGTCGAGCTCCATTAAGCAATACTTGTGCAGCATGTGGTTTTATGATATATCCATGTGTTCCGTTTATTCCTCCTTTCATTTTACACACATTTATATTGACATCTATTACATCATTATTTTTTCTATTATGATAAGCTAAGTATATAATGTCCCAGTCTTCAGGAACATATTTTACAAAATTATTAATGTTTTTGTAAAAATCGTCCACTTTTCCAACAATTTTAATATCATCTTCAAGAATTATAATTGGTTTATTTAATTTTACACAATATTCCCATAATCCTACATGTGACATATAACATCCTAGTGCACCAGGTGTAAATTGTTTTGGATTTTGTGGTCCCATTGTAACACCACGTAACGTATTTGATATCAAAAATCCTTCGTCATAGAGTTCATCTAGGTCTGCTTCTTTGCCGTCAATTGCCGGCCACCGTTTAAAATCAAATGGCAAATTGCGTTTCATTGAACCCAGTCTGTCAGGTGAACGATCTAAATTTATCAAAAATGTTTGATACCGTTGAAATATTGTATCAACGAATGTTTCTGGCACGTGTTTAATACTGATTCTACATGCCATTAGTATTAAAATAATTAATAAAACTATTTTATTTTGTTATTTACCAACAAAAAGTTTTATAGCATTAATGGGTTTCAATGTGAACGATCACCTTATGGTATTATCAAACAGAGAACAAAGGTTTAATCAATTTGTCGATTATATTCGTAAAGATGGATATAAACGTTGTATGGATGGTATTGGAAAAGACTACATACTTGAATCACTGGACAACGCATCACATATTGCAATTGTAGGCACTGCGGTAAACCGTGAATTAAGATCAGGAAGACAAAGTATGAATTTCTCAAAAATACGTGGGTTTGCCTTATTACAAAACAAGCCAAAATATTTATACCTCGACCTCATTTGTGGCCCAGGTACTGGAGCAGTCATTTTCAAACACATAGACATCATTGCAAAAACTTTAAAACATAAAATGGTTCGACTCAGTGCTGTACCGGAAGCTATGTTGCAATATTATAAAAACCAATACGGTTTTGTATTTAGCGAATCATGCACAATGAATAAGAATGTAAAACAAATTGCCGATGAAGTATTTAAAGAGGTTATTTCATTAAAGAAAACTCAGAAAAATTTGAAAGGTGAATTAAATAAAACGAAATCTATGAAAAATAAGAGGATAATAAAAAGGGCGACTCAAGGAATAGAAACTCTTGTACAAAAACAACTCGAAAAACTGGAATCACTATTAGGAAATAAAAATATTGTTGCGAAAAAAGGATGTGCAAAAACCAAAAATTGTGGCGTTAATGGATACACAATGACAAAATGCTTGTAAGTCATTTAAACATTTCATAAGTTATTAGTTTAATGTATACACTAAAAGTAAATCCCGTATGTTCACTGCGTGTTCGCAAAACTTCAAAACTCAACGTATTCAAAGGTAATGGAGAAGTAGTACTTACCAACGCTTATGACTCATTTTCCAACCGCCTTGACTCTATTGATGCCAAACTTCTTAAGATTGAATCATTCCTAAATATCGAACATACACCTGAACCAATTTTCAAGGAAATTACAGAAGATTCTACGTTTATTACCCCATCTACAGAAGATTCTACTTTTATTCATCAATATACTAAAAATGTCAAGAAGAATCCACAGATTGTAGACCTTGAAGCTCAACTTGCGGAAGCTACATCAGAAGCACGTCGTAATGCGCTTCAACAGAGAATTAAACAACTATCCTAAATATTATAATGATTAAATCAAAATTCAATTTCGTTTTTAATAAGAGATCAAAATCAAAGATCCGATCCTTTAAGTATAATAATGCGGTTAATGATGTAGCTTTAAGAAATGTGAGTGAGGTATTTAGGAAAAGACTTGAACGGATTGACAACAGATTGATGAACATTGAATCAAATGTTGGAAAAAGCGAATGGATTGAAGTCTATGATAAAGGTTTGAAAAAATCATATTATTATCACAATAAAACAAAAGAAATCAAATGGAAAACAGAAGACCCGCAATTGTTGATAATTAAAAATGAACCTGAATTAAAAGAATATTTTGAAGCTCTCGAACCAAATGATATAGATGATATGAATGAACCTATAAGAAATGTTGAATCTAATGAACTTATAAGAAATGTTGAATCTAATGATATAAATAAACCTATAAGAAATGTTGAATCTAATGATATGAATGAACCTATAAGAAATGTTGAATCTAATGAACCTATCAAAACTATTGAACCAATTATAAATCCAGGACGTCGATCATTATTTGGCATTGGTGCAGCAGCATGTGCTATTTGTGCTGCATTTGCGAAAAACGAATCAAACAAACCTTTAAAATCAGGAACTTGGAATTATGAAAATGAAGGACCATTAGTTTGGAATAAAAATGGAGTATGTATTCCAAATTCAATACAAAGTCCTATTAATATTATAACAAATGATACAACAAAATCAATTACAGAGGAAATTGTATTTAATTTTGGAGAAGGTGATCGTGGGGGGTCAAGTGTTGTAAATACAGGGCACGGAACAATGCAAGTTAATTTTGAAGAAGGAAAATACACTACAATAATAAACAATCGAGTTTTGGATTTAGTACAATTTCATTTTCATACTCCATCTGAACATGCAATTGATGGTAAACACACCTCAATGGAAGTTCACCTTGTACACAAAGATAGTGAAACTGGGCAGTTAAATGTATTTGGTTCAATGATGGATGGATCAGGACAACCAAATGCGGCTCTGCAGGCTTGTCTTGATGATGCTCCTGAAATGCAAGGAGAAATTCCAATTGTTGTAGATCCTAATACACTACTTCCGCATCCTAATAAACGATCGTATTTTAATTATACCGGATCTCTTACAACTCCTCCTTGTAGTGAAGATGTAAATTGGTATGTATTTGAAAATAATATTCAATGTTCTCCAAAACAGGTGATTGGATTTCAGAGGTATCTTCAACGGGGAAATTCTTTATCAATGAATGCTCGACCTATACAACCATTAAATAATAGAGAAATAAAATATGGGTCTAGTTGACCTGAGAAATTACGTTTAAGTTAAAATATAAAAAGTCAATTGAACCAGGATTTTCTTCATTTGCAAAAAATAATGGAACATCTCTTTGGGTGTTTTGTTCAAATACGAGTTTCTCATTTTGTTCATTTCTCAGTAAATAATAATCGGATGTCATCGACTTTATGAAACTTATATTGTGGAAAATTACATGTGGTGCACCACTCATATTGAACCAACGTATGGTTATTGTATATTTATTTGGAGATGATAAAGATGCTTGAAAATTATTTAAAGTACCAACCATATTTCCACCTTCATGTTTGTGTAAAATATAATATTTGATTTGATCAAGATCAAGATCAAGATCAAGATCAACTACGTCACTAGTATTAATGAATAAGATATTTTCCATATTTGGAGAAGTTTCAAAAATTTTAGTTAACGTTAAAATACCTCCACTTGTGTCCGACATAAATGCATAATCATTTAATAAAGGTATACGTTTGAATGTTATTTCATCAAATTCAAGTGAGTTTCCATTGTTCAATGTTATTTTGTATTTACCATCAGTTTTGGAGAAATTCACATATATGGTTGTATTATCGACAAGTGTTGATACATCATTTATAAATTGATATACTTTATACGGTTCTGCTCCAGATATTGTAATTCCTCCTTGTGCTAACATTGTTGAATCTTCTTCAATAATGGTCGGTTGTATTGATATACCAGTGAAGGTAATCGAATCTAAGGATGTTATATTGATTGTATGTGGATTATTAGAATTAGAAAGAAACGTCAGTTCAAATCCATAATTTCCATAAAAGTAATCTAATGAGTTTTTGACATCATTCGCTAATATATCCAACCAAGGAGAATCACCGTTTAATGTGTAAGGAGTATTTAAAGCCAACAATTCGTTGTCTGGAGGTGGTGAATCTGGAATATCACCAGATACTTGTGAGTAAACAGTTGATTTTGAAATATTGACTGAAGTGATTAAAGGTTTTATAACTGCATAATTGGAAATACTGATGGAAAATTTTAGAGCGTTATTGAGTGTTGTAAGATCATCTTCAGAGAAATTTTCTACATTTTCATTTTTGTAAAAAGAAAGTTGAATTTTGGAAGCTTTCAATGCAGTCTGTAATTGAGTATCAATATCTTCAGACTTTGTGGAAATGGATTTGTTACTTTTTTTGCTATTTGGCCTCAGGTCAAAAAGAAAAATCAAAAGCAAAAATAGCGAAATTGCAAGTGTGGGGATAATCATTTATTATATACAATTATTTTATGATATTTATAATTATACCTATTTTGATTTTTTTGATATTTGCATTTATGACTTATAAACCAGGGAGAAACCCAGACTTTCAATCCATTAAATTATCAGTAAAAATCAATGAAAAATTCACAAGTTATGAAGCTATTCAGAATATATTAAAATTTACACTAACGTTGTCAAATGTTTCATCACATACTTATTCTGCAATAAATGATATTAATTTGAAATCTGTAAAAATTTTTGATACAAACACAGAATTATATAAAACAAAAACAATAAATAAATATATTCCGAAAGATGATTCAAATTACAAGAATTATACATATATAATCACATTAGAATATGATGATTTTGCTTTAATAAATAATGAAGAAATATTTCATGAAGAAATAGGATTTGTAATAGTAATTAATGATAAATATATTCTCACTTATAATTCCATATTTGATATAACGAATTTGAATATAAATCCCGATAATGAAAACTACGAAATTCAAGGAACTGCTGCATTTAAAATTGGTCCAATAATAAAAGAGTTTCCAATATTTGTTAATTATGGAAATATACAAACCAATAGAAAGCTTTCAATAAAGAATCAACAAATTTTTTCGGATAATACGTTGTTGTACCAAGATGTGAAATTTGTTAATCACGAGTTTTCTCCAAACAGTTATTATTTAAAAAAGAATAATCAATATATTGGTTTTACAAACTCATTTATTTTGGAAGAATCAATAACAGATAAATCAATTTTAATAAAAAATGATAATGTGTTGATTATTAATGAAAATAAACCTTTGATTGTTCCTTCATTGAGAATAAATGAAATTGTAGATCTAATAGATTCACTGACAATACATTGGGTTAATGAAAATAATAAAACATTAATAGAATCCAATGTAGTGAGAACTGAAGCAATGGCATATCACGGAGATCAACTAATAGAATATACATATGACAATCGTATAAAAGGGTATTTAAAGATAAACATAGATTACAATCAAAAAAGAACACCTGATACCGTATTCAAGACACACGATGGAAATGTTTCATACGGGTTATTAATGTACGGCATTGATTGTGAAAAACTGAGAAATTATGTCAACGCGACAAATTTTACAATTTCTGCTTGGCAATTTACAATATATTTACATGGATTAGTAATGGAAGAAACGCAATTTGCAGATCACGGAATGTTAAGTGATTATAATGCGGGAGATCCGTCATCTGAAATATTATACTTAGCATCAAGTGCAAATCCAATAAACTCTAAAATCACAGATGAGACTACATTGTATACGATGACATATACTATGTTAAGAAATGAAGAAACTAATTGGTCGAAAGTTCATAATAATGAACACAAAGCGTATGCAATATTACAAGTCTTAGTATTGACTGATGAAGACAATAATCATATAACATTTGATTTAAAGAATATGCCTGATGATATTTTTAAAAGTTTGGACGAAAATTATTTGAATAGTGATAAAAGTCAAATATTAAGAAATTGGAATTTATTAAAGAATGTATATCCATCAATACACCCGATGCCAATGAGCGATTTGTATACATATGAAAACGAAAGCTATTGTTTAGATTCAAATGAATACTTAAATTCAGTAAGAAAGGATACAGGAAATTGTGTGCAAAGAAGTAATGAAACATGGGGTCAGTTTTTCGAGAATTCTACATTAATAATTGCGAATGAATCATATTCAGAAATAAATCAAGAAACAGATAAAATAGAAATAAATGGTAGTTACTTGGCATCTGTAGGTGGAAACTTAGGATTGCGATCCAAAAATAACGGCAATGTACTAAAGAAAACAGAAGCTTAATACGAAAATAATCCATATAACTCCGGGTGTGATTGATCCAAACCGTTTAGTCAAAAAATTGGGAATGGTGTTACTTGGAGAACTAAAAAAATAATGTGAATACCAATTAGGTACAAACAAGAAATAAATTCCAAGTAAAGATATCAATGAAATTTCGAATTTAAGGTGAATCAAAGGAACATAATGTAATAAAATCATAAATACTATTCTGTAAAGGTGGACAGGTTTTAGGCTATTTGACATAATAGAATTTCTAAATTGTAAAGTAAATAAATCGAAAATCAAGATTAATAAAAATGCAGGGAAAGGATTTACACTTAATATTTGAGTTCTGTACAAAGCAAACCATAAAAATATCTAATAAGAAAAAAGATTATTCCATTTAGATTCCATAAATTATCCCAATTTTTTTATGGACAAAGTTTGTTTTTTTGAAGCTTGGCTGGGTTCAAGCTTTTTATAATCTTCTTCATCATGTTTTGGATTATATTTCTTTTTATGCATATTCCAAAACTGAGGTGCACCTATTTTGAAGGTACCAGGTGGATGTAGTTTTGCTTTATACCAAAAGACAACATCTTCTATTTTATTGCTTCGCGCTGTATTATCAAGGACGATACATTCAAAATTTTCTGTACAAGCATTTAATACTTGATTGAACATGTCAAAATTGGGAAAAATTCCAAAGAAATTCTTATAAATTTTTTCACGATTTTGGATAATATTTTCTCGGAGTACAAATACATAATCGATATTTGCGCGGAGATCTGGACTAAGATCCATACAATATTGCATTGTAAGCATGAAGAAAATATTCCAATGTCTTCCATTCATGAAAATACCTCGCATAACTTTATCTCTTATCATCTTTTTATCATACATGCAGTCGTCAATTAAAAGAAAGGCATTACTATTTGGTGTTTTTGCTTTACACATTTTTTTTTGACGGGCTACAATCTTTTCTGTCACTTCAGTGCTATAATCACTATAAATAAATAGTCCAGGCATATATTGTTCATAATAACCATTACCATCTTCTGTTCCACTCATAACAACTCCAACTGGTATATGACGTTTGTGGTACATTATGTCAGTTACAAGAACTGATTTTCCTGTATTCCTTTTACCTATAAAAACAATTACACGATTATCAGCAATTGTTTTAGGGTCAAATTTTTTTAATTTTAAATCCATTCTATCTAATATATATATTGATATTTTCAAAAATTGAAACACATCATTTTTAGCGTTTGTTCCAAATTTTTTTTCTTTGTATATATTACAAAATGGGTGGAGGTCTTATGCAACTAGTAGCTTATGGTGCTCAAGATGTATACTTAACAGGTAATCCTCAAATTACTTTTTTCAAAGTAGTATATCGTAGACATACTAACTTTGCTTGTGAATCTATTGAACAAACATTCAATGGATCTGTCGACTTCGGTCGTAAAGTAACTGCCACTATCAGCCGTAATGGTGATCTCATCACCAACTGCTGGGTAGAAGCGACACTCCCTGATCTTTACGCTGCTGGCACTGGTGCCGCAACTGGTACTCCCGATGGTACTCCCTACAAAAACTCCGTAGGTCATGCTCTCCTCAAAGAAGTCGAACTTGAAATCGGTGGTCAACGCATTGACAAACATTATGCTGATTGGCTCGAAATTTGGTCCGAACTTACAATCCCTGAAGAAAAACGCACCGGTTACAAAAACATGGTTGGCAAATTCGATGCCGCCGCCAATGCCGACAAATTAGGTGGTAAACTTTACGTTCCTCTTGTATTCTTTTTCAACCGCAATCCTGGTTTAGCACTTCCTTTGATTGCACTTCAATACCATGAAGTAAAGATCAACTTTACATTTGAAGCACTTCCCAATCTTGTATCTGGTACTGATAAAACAGCTGCTGGCGATCTTGAAGCTTCACTCTACGTTGACTACGTATACCTTGACACTGATGAACGCAGACGTTTTGCTCAAGTGTCACATGAAATGCTCATTGAACAGCTCCAATTCACTGGCAAAGAAACAATTTCCCCAGGTGGTTCCAACCGTGTTCGCCTCAACTTCAATCACCCAGTAAAAGAATTGATCTGGGTAGTCAAAGAAGATGCTTCTACATCTGATCCATTTAATTATTCAAATAATGACACTGGTGATGAAAATGAAACCGAATCTTTTGATGGCAGCGACCCCGTTGTGACTGCCAAAATCCAGCTCAATGGCCACGACCGTTTCTCTGAACGCTCTGGAAAATACTTCAGACTTGTACAGCCTTACCAGCACCACACCAATGTGCCAAGACGTGCAATCTACTCCTACTCTTTTGCGCTCAAACCTGAAGAACATCAACCATCAGGTACATGCAACTTTTCACGCATTGACAATGCAACATTGGCGCTTCAAACTGCAGCATCATCCGGAGACACTCTCCACGTGTACGCAGTTAACTACAATGTATTGAGAATCATGTCTGGTATGGGTGGTTTGGCATACTCCAATTAAATTTTCATTAGTTTTTTTATAATTATAATCTAAATCATATATAAGCACGATATTTATATCGAAACTATATATGAAAAAAAAATCTTAAGTTATATTACAAATATGGCAAATGTCAAGAAACCTAAAACAAGTAAAGTTCAAAAGCCAAAGATTACAAAGAAGACACCTGCTATGGTTCCAATGGGTCGTACAATGATGCGCTCAGTTCCTTCTAAATGTGAAAAGGCACTTTTGAATGGCACTTTAACAAAAACTGCACAAGGCAAATTAGTACGTACGTATCGTGGAAAAGATGGTAAGATGAAGAAAACATACTGTGCGTCAAATCTTCAACGCAGAGGTGCTATGGGAGCTATTAACGCAAACCGTCTTCGTCCATACACAAAAGGTGGTGCTCCCAAAGTATCCAAGAAAGTTATGGGTATGCGCAAAGCGTCTTCAGTATGTGAAAAGAAATACAAAAATGCATCATTATCTGTAGCAAAATCTGGAAAACTCTTCAGAATGGTCAAAGGTAAAGACGGTAAAATGAGAAAAACATATTGTGACAAAAATTTACTCCGTCGTGGAATCAACCCAAAAGTATATCCTCCGTCATCAGCTGTTCCAAATCTTACAAATAGATTAAGAATTATTTCAAACCCAATGAATTCAATGTCATCTACGACATCAAGCAATATTGCATTATTGAATTCTCTTCACAGAGCCCTCAATCTAGTCCCAGTCTCTCCTGCAAGACAGTCTCCACCAAAGAAGTCTCCACCAAAAAAGTCTCCAGCAAAAAAGTCTCCACCAAAGGTAAATAGCGATGGACTTGTAACACGTCTAAAAAATCAAGGATTTGGTAAACATGCAAAGAAAATAGCAGCAATGATGAGAGCATCAGGTCGCCCCGCATCAAATTATTCTAGACAAACAGGCAAACTTAAAGTATCTGCTAAAAAAATGGTGAAGAAAACGTCACCATCTTATCATCACTCAAAAAAACATTAGATAAGTTTATTATTTATTATAAAAATATTTGCAAGAAATAATGAGCGATAAAGAATTAGTAGAAATCAAAAAACGATTGTCTGAACTGGAAAGTAAAATAGGTAAATCAAAACCTAAAACGGTTGAAAAAAAGAAACGAAAACCTTCTGCATATATACTGTTTGTACAAGAGAATCTTCCAAAAATAAGAGAAGAATTTCCGGGACTTGCTCAAACAGAATATATGAAAATGTGTGGAAATATGTGGAAAGAAAGCAAAGATAATTAAAAAATAAATGAATATATATGGAACAACGTACAAAGATATTTTTGACTGGAATAATGCTTATGCTAGTTGTACTCAAATTGCAAAATTCATCATTGGTATTACGATCAAACAACGAAGATTCACCAGATATATCTATGGCATTATTTGATTGTTCAAATAATTTTAAGTTCAAGAATTTTTCAGAAAAAATGAAAAAATTACAAGAGAAAAAATTAGAATCTGGGTCTGTATATTTTGGATCATTAATGTTACTCATACTTTCTGTATTTGGATATTTCATTTATGTATACTACAATAATAAACACAAATTTGGAACAGTAAGTGGAATGGTATTCAGCATTTTATTATTTGTTGTATTATTTAGCGAATACTTTTCATTAAATGCAATCAAATCAGGTAACAAAGATATAAATATTAAACCTGGTCGTGGATTTATATTGGACGTTACATTTATAGCAACATTAGCAGGAATGTATTTATCAAGGAAGAAACCAATTAAAATGCCTCCAATGCCTATGGGTATGCCTTATGGATACAGACCGTATTAAATGTATTTAAATTTTTTAATGTGTATATATTTTAATATAATGCAAATTTTCGTAAAAACACTGACAGGAAAGACGATAACATTGGAAGTAGAATCTAGTGATACAATTGATAATGTTAAAGCGAAAATTCAAGATAAGGAAGGTATTCCTCCAGACCAGCAGCGATTGATTTTTGCTGGTAAACAGCTCGAAGATGGCCGTACTTTGGCCGATTACAACATCCAAAAAGAAAGTACACTCCATTTAGTTCTCAGACTAAGAGGAGGTGATATATCATACAATTGATTTATTTTCGAGAACAACAATAAATAATATAAAAAATGAATGCTATGAAATTGATAGCATTCATTATTGAATTGACAATATATATCACCAAACTGTGGAAATTAATTCGAATATTTCGAGAACAACAATAAAAATGAATTGAATTGAACAATATATATCACCAAACTGTGGAAATTAATTCGAATATTTCGAGAACAGTGTAGATCGAAAATTGTATTATCTTTTTTTTCTTGTCCTGAGTATTCAAAAGTTTCTCATTGTATTGATTTCGTCAATTTTAGATT